TATACTAGCATTTTCCGCTAGAAAATTCCCGTTGATTGTAAGAAGATTTCCTGAGCCTCCAGATATAGTGTTGACATTTATAGAACTAAAAGTCCCTTGTTTAGAATTTATAATTGAAGTGCTTAGAGTATTTACATTCAAAGAACTTATACTAGCATTTTCCGCTAGAAAATTCCCGTTGATTGTAAGAAGATTTCCTGAGCCTCCAGATATAGTGTTGACATTTATAGAACTAAAAAATCCTTGTTGAACATTTATAATTGAAGTGCTAAAAGTATTTACATTCAAAGAACTTATACTAGCATTGCGTGCTACTAGATCTCCTTGAATCGTGACTTTACCATTCGCATTCAAAGTAGAAGAAAATGTAAACAACGAATTTCCAGTTATGCCCACGTTAGCATCATAATAAAGAACAGCGCCTTGTGTAGCAATAGTGCTAAATGTAACTGCCGGTCCTATAGGACCCACAGGGCCTACAGGTCCTTGTGGTCCCAAAAAACATTGTGGATTTATTGTAGCCCCAGCTCCAGCGACCATCGCCTTGACCCGCCGAATTTCAATTAGTTCACTGGGTGTCGGGGTCTGCGACATCTATAATCAGATTTGAAACTTACAAAGGGAAACAAAACCTCAAACCTAAAAGATTAAAAAGTTCAAAGGCTACGTGTTAATTCTTTATAACGACGTAGTAAGAAAACAGATTTATCTAAAACATCTTCCTGAATTGTAATAATTTTATGGGGAAATTTACTATGAATATAAGTTGCTTCATAATATCGTATGCACAGATTCGCCCATTGTTTTAGTAAACGATGATTCGGAATTTTCAATATGGCATCGGTAAATATAATTCTCGGAAATTGAACATCTTCTTGTTCATAACAGAAATTGATAAAATCTCCCAACCTATCTCTATAATCCATATGTGCAGGGTTTCGCATAGTTGTGCGAAATGCGTGAAGTTGTAATTGAAGTGAATATTCTGTCATAAATTTATACAAAATCCACCGAACTTGACGTAACCCTGTAAAGACAGAACTTGCGGTTGCTTTGGATCGGGCGAGTTGAATCCATACAGAAATCATTTGAGCTTGTGTTAAAGGGGAGTTTGTGTAAGGGTTGCGAGGTTCTTGGGGACACTCGAAAAATCCATCGTGGTGGAGAAGGCGCAGGGTAATGTCACGCATGAGTGTGGAAGACTCAAAGGCCGACTTACTTTTGGTGGCCCAGTCAACTATGTAGACGGGGTCTTTCGGAGGTTCCATAGTGACAATGTCTTCCGTATTAATGGGGCGGAGGCGAGACGTGCGCCAGATATGGAGAAATCTGCGAAAACGGGCGCGAAGGATGCGGATCTTCTTTATATAACTTAAAAGGACTGTTTCAATGCTTTCGCCAGAATTAGAATCTGTCCAGAATTGATTAAAAGACTTATCATAAATCTCCCTGTCTGTTTTATTCGTGTAAGAATTTTTCACAAAATTCTTAATATATTCCCTTTGTTCTGCCAAGTTGATACCATTCATAAAAGCCAAGATCGCCCAGATTTTCTTTGGGAGTGCACGAAAGGGTAAGATATTGAAACAGATATTGTGAGGGGCATAGACAGTCGTAGGCTTTTGTTCCTGCAAATTATGTAAAAAAGGTTTTTGGTTTTTTGCCTTTGCTTTTGCTTTTGCTTTTGGTCTCTTCTTCGTTTTTTTTGCGGGTTTTGTAATTGGAAATTTGAACCCTAGAATAAGCCAATCCATATTCTCCATCTTACTAGGTAATCACGATTCACGTTTAGATGTTTCGGGCTTTTCACCGGGTTCAAAGAGGGTAATGACAGAATCTGTCACATATCCACGAGGTTTCCCATTCTTATCATGAGCGATTCCCTTCTTATCTACGAAATAAGCCTGGCCTGAAGAATCTAGGACACGGTCTACAACCGGAAGCGAATAATTGCCGGAAGAAGTTGGTTTCGGAATGCCGACATGACGAGGACATGCATCAAATCCTAGAGAACATGGGGCTCTACACCGTAGACGAATGGCCCCGCCTTCACAGGTTCCTGAAGGATGAGAGCAAGTAGTGGGAAGTGGATCTGGAAGTTCTGTATCAATAAGGCCAATCCGAATTTGAGGTTTGATCTTTTTCCACAATTCTTTTGGATCCGAATTCTGGTGTTTGGCAATGTCTTCCACTAAGCGCTTTGCCTGGATTTGGAGAGTTGATTCAAACAAAGTCCATATTTCTGCAACAACTGGATACGTGGCCATGTTTGTAAAGTGCTGGTGTTAAAGGTGTTTGTTTGGAAGGTTTCGGGCTTCAATTTTACTGGGCAAGATTCTTATGTGCGTAGAGGCAGTTCTACAGAAATTGTGGCGAATCTAAAGAATGCAGAGTCCTTCCATTTGGGGGCCGAAACTCTGGGCGGTCTTACATGCCGTGGGTAGCCGGTGTGGACGCAGCCCCGCACGAATTCGTTTAGATGAATTACGAGAATTACAATGGATGGTGGCGAATCTGGAAACCATAGTGCCGTGTCAAGAATGCCGCAATCATATTCAAGAATATCGGAGACATGTGCCTCTTCCTGATCAAGATATTGGTCACTATAATTTCTGGTTTTGGAACTTTCACGAGGCTGTGAATCAAAGACTCGGGAAAGTAGGAGTTCCGCATGACGTGTTTATGAATACCAAACAGAAGGGTGTAATAGAAGCGTGGAAGGAATTTGCGGCAATTGTTCGTATTCCTGCATTAGCTTTGAAAACGTTTGAACGTCATCTTAGGTTGTGGGCCGGTTTTGCGGGAATTTAGAGCAACGTGGCATTTTAATTGCTCATATTTAGACCGCCGCTCATTTAAAATCAGCGGCAGTCGGCGACTCGTGCGCAATTTGTAAATAGATTACTCGCATATTTTACTTTCAGTGTATGATGCGAGTGTCAATTTAAATTGCGCACGGGTCTAAAATAAATAATGACCATATTTCATTAACATCAATCTCTGTTTTTTATCAGCTGTTTTTATAATTTCAAGCGACAAATTCATTATATGAAACCATTTATTATTATGTAATTCATAGAATCTAAACACTCTATTTTCCATATATTCTTATATAAAATCCCCCTTTAAAATGCCCGCAGGTCTAAGATGCAGTTGCAGTTGCACAAGAGGCTGTAGGAGGCGGCTTTTTATCTTCAGAACCTAGGCACACAATAGGTTTATCCACCATATTCGGAGACAGATAACCTTGCACAATTCCCAGAATATCTGCCGGCTTTACTCCACACGTATTATATATGATCTCAAACCACGATGCACCCGTTAGACCAATTATTATGAGAGGAATCATGCTATAGATAAACCGTGCTTCACAAGGAGTCTTCCAATACCGGAATAGTAAGAAAGTTGCAAAAACAACTATACCCATCCCTATAGCACCCATCGCCATCCATTTCCTATGCGCCACCCGAGCATCCAAACCTGCACGCTGTGTTGGCGTTGCGTTCGGATCTGTGAGAGTAGGTGCCGGTTCATTGTATAGGGTATACGCATTTGTAAAAAAGAAGCCAAAGAAGAAGACCAGATGTGCTAGCCAATATGAAGGAGTGCGGAATAAACGATCTTCATCGCCCGAAATCGGAACCATGGAACACGTTGAAGCCGCCCGTCCTTCAGATCCAGTATTCGGTGTTAAGAACCAAGCAAACGGATTGAAGAAATATAGAGGAGATACATGTCTATCGGACTTATTCAAGACAAATTGACCTACAAAAGGAATTATGGATAAAAAGAATAAGAAGTAATAATTACCACCACCCAATGCATTTGCGTTTACACCAAGAACTAAGAATACGCTGAATATCCAGTTCACCAACTTTTGGATACTAAACACAGATCCATTGAAAAACGCAGGCCCTGGTTCATTTGCTATAAATTCAAGGGAAGGGACTACAAACAAATGGCCTAAAAATAGAAATAAAAGTCCAGAGTTTGATGTTAGAACTCCAAGAAGAAATATAAAACCAATCATAATCAATGGAAATGTAAGAAAAGTATCTGATACGAAGGTTCGTATGGCTTCTATATACCCTCCTAACATTCCTGACGCCATATCTACCCATAGTTAGGAACTAAGATGCAGAAGATACACATATATAATCCATACCAGAACGTTTTACAATCGTCGGAATGAATAGAATATTTACAGAGTCCTTGCCGAGCAGAGTTGCATTTTGATAACATAAGAGATATCCAACTAAGAGACCCAGGACGGCTGAGCAAAATAGGTTGATAAGAGAGTCGCATCCATAGACGAGTAAATACAAAGAATAGAGGATAATTAACATAGCAGCGCTCATATATGCGAGATAGGGGCGATTGCTATATTGGGATCCTAGAGCAGTGCACTCATCCTTAAAATAACTCATACTTTCAATGCAGTAGGCACTTATAAATGTGATAAAATACAGAGCATAGTTGGGAAAACTTCCTTTTAATCCCTCACCCACAAGAAATCTGAATCGGGAAGCACTCAACGTTTGGAAATAACTTGAACAGTTGGGGGCATTTTCTTTTGATTCAGCTGTTAAAGGGGTGCCAGAATAGGTAGAAACGACGTTCACAAGTTTATATATACCTCCTGCTTCAATGGCACTGAGACCAATCATGGCGAGCGGATAATTCAGTGAAACAGCACCAAAGAATAGAGATCCTGCCGTAAGAATGATTGGAGCTAAGTGGCCAATTTCGGGCATGGTGAGAAGTAATGACTTATCCAAAAACATGCTTACAAGATTCACGAACATTCCTGTAACTGAAGGGACGGGTGAAGTGGAATTGCTCAGAGATTTGGTATTTGTGTTTATGTTTGAACTAGGAGGCAAAGGGTCTGTTGCTGCTGCCGCTGCCGCTGCCGCTGCCGCCATTCTAAAGCCATCTCACAAGTTCTATGTAAGAAAATGGGTATACCCTCGTATTTCAGAAAAATCATACAAAGATATCCTGGAATTCTGTGTCAAAGGGTGAGTGATTGTAGTCTCTTATGTTTTGACTTTAATTGTCTCGTATATCGTTGTATTCGTGCACCTTCTATGCTCGCCCTGGAAGTGCCTGAAGTGGGGCACGGGGAGGCAATGGATGCATGGGAGGCAGGACTCTTGCGTGAAGTGTGTCGGACTGTAAAAGAAGTATGGGCGGAGGCTGGGAGACCTCGGCAAGTCTATATTGCCGTAGACGGAGTTGTGCCCATGGCCAAGATTCGCCAACAGAGAGTTCGCCGATTCAAGTCCGCCTATTTGCGAAGAATGGGCACAAATTCCGAAAGTAGCCACCGTAGCTGGGACACAAATTCCATCACGCCTGGAACGGCCTTTATGGACAAACTCGGAAGAGAGTTGCACCGTTTAGCAAAAGAACAGGGGCGGGGATGGATTGTCAGCGCAAGTGACGAGCCCGGTGAAGGAGAACACAAAATTATGTCACGTTTACGTGATAACCGTGCATCAGGGACAATATGTATTTATGGCCTAGATGCTGACTTGATTTTGCTCAGTATGCTCACCGGTGAGATGATTTCCAATGAGAATCTTTGGCTCCTTCGTGAAAAACAGGAATTCGGGGCGCCTGTTGCGCCGAGACCGGATGAAAAACAAGAATATACATTTATGAACTTGGAAGAGTTCAAACTGCGAGTTGGTGTTAAAGGGGTGAATGAAGTCCTGAACTATGTTGGCCTTATGAGTTTGATGGGTAATGACTTTTTACCGCATAGTATGACCCATAAATTGAATGATGATGGTCACGAATGTGTTTTGAGCGAGTTGCGAGCAATGAAGGGATCGGGGCGCTGGCTCGTTGATGCCGGGGGACAATTGCAGACGAATGTATTACTGACGATTTGCGCATCATGGGCGAGAGAAGAAGAGGGTCGGATGATGCATATGATTCGTAAGAAGCGGGAACAAGCGGGGCGTGGAGTGGGGAAAGGCATGGATGCGTCGGAAGGTTTGCCGCTGCAGTGGAATGTGGAGAAGGTTATGGTGGAGGTTGGGACAAGCAGCAATAGCGAGAACTTTATACAATTAAAAGAAGGATGGCGAACGGAATATTGGAATTGGATTCATCCTTTTGCTGATCGGGTCCATCTTTGTTCCGAGTATGTGTATGGTCTTCAATGGATTCTGGATTATTATACAGGCCAAGCGCCGATCAATACTTCTTGGATGTTCCCTTCCTGGATTCCGCCTTTGTGGAGTGATCTGGCGCTTTTTTTGAAAAAGGCCGAGGGCGGTAACAGTGGCAAAGAGGGTGTAAGAGGGGTTGGTGCGGTCATTCAGCCAGCCGAACAATTGGCGATGGTATTGCCTTTGGAAAGTTGGGGCTTAATTCGTGACAAGAATCTGCGTCGTCTCCCTGCTCTTGCCCCGCAGATGTGGCCTTTGAACTACAGTTTTTTCTCTGCTGGCAGGAAATGGTTATGGGAGTGTGAAGCAAGAATCCCTGTGCTTACTGCGGAAAGAGCACGTGAGATTTTGAAAGGGGCTGAATAGAAGATGGGGAATACCCAGAGCTTACGACAAATCCCAGAACCTCATGTTCGCATGTATAGAAATTTACTCAGTATTCAAAATGTAAGTGTCTGTATGGAAATGATACAGACGATTCTAAGTTCTCCCGATCACCGTGAATCGGCAAGAATCGCTGGGATCTATGGAAATTTACTACACTATGTGCAAGTGGTGCAGGCGGGTGGGGGTCCTCCACCACTGCCGGGACAAACAACACGATCCAAGGGATTCATGGCCATTCAGAATTCCGTAGGGGCAGGATCAGGGCCAGGACCAGGACCAGGTCAAGGTGGAAACCAACAACTCGCTCTTCGCACAACGGAGACTTCCTCCTCGATGCAAACAAGGGGTGGGCAGGGATCCGCCTCCGCTTCCGAAAAAGGGAATGAACGAGCCATGAACTATTTTTCCGCCTGTCTCCGCATTTTGGAGTTAGAGGAGGAAGTTGCGCTAACCGAAGAAGGTCTCAAAAAGGCGTATAAGAAAGCAGTTATCCGTGCCCATCCAGACAAGGGCGGTTCCGAAAAAGAGTTCGAAGCCGTCACTCGTGCCTACGCCTATCTCGGCGAAATCCTCCGCAGAATCCACGGAGGTCGTAGCAAAGAAGGGAAGGTGGAAGCACCTACAGCCTTAAAAGGCACTCGCACAAATGAAGCCGATGCCTGGAAAATGGTAGAGCCCGTTCGCCTAAATCCCAATAAACTCGATATGAACTCCTTTAACACCATGTTTGAACAAACTCGTATACCCGATCCGGAAGAATCAGGATACGGAGATTGGTTAAAGGGAGGCGAGGAAGGTCAAGGCAACCAGGGTCAAAAGTTCAGTGGAAAGTTCAATCGTGAAGTCTTCCATAAAGCGTTTGAAGACGAGCAGCGGGGGCGAATGAGCTCTCAAAGCCAACCACAAGGGGCGATTATAGCGAAAGAACAGACTCTGGCCGGACGTTATGCAACAGAGATTGGTCGCACAGCTCGTGATGATTATACGGTAGCGGCAAACGACACGGGACTCAAATACACAGATTTGAAGAAAGCATATACAGAATACAATACCTTTAGTCAAGATACAGCGGGTGTAAAAGTGGAGAATAGAACCTTGGACAAGTATTCCAAAGAAAGGGACAAGGCACCGGCACCTCTTGCCGACTATGAGTTAACGGCTTTACAGGCTGCAGAAAGAGCCGCTTCTCAGGCAGAAGAACAACGCAAACTCCGTCTTGCACAAGAATCCGTTGCCGAGAATGAATATTTTGAGCGTATGAAACGCCTTGTCATAAGAAATTCATAGAGTCAGGATAGAGGATGAAGGCCGAGCATATTATGCTTATATCAGTCTTGGTTGGCACGGTCGCCGTCGCAGCCTTATGGAAAGGTCTTCCTAAGCGCAATGGCACAGAAATCACGCCTGAAATGCTCACAATTGGAATGGACCGTCCCGTGATCTGGCTGTTTTACAACGACAGCGACGTGAATTCTCGGAATTGGTCAGACTTTATGTCTCGTAGTAGTCGGGTCATCAATATCCCTTTGTTGAATTTATGTTACGAGACGATTACAAAGATGAACGGTCACAGATATCGTATTGAAGTTGTGGGTGGTCTTCAAGGAGTGGCCGAGCGTCTAGGCGGATGGGCTTCTTTACCCTTTTTGCTCCGTAATCCGAAAGGCCGTGTAGGATTGGCGGAAGAGGATTGGATTCGCACGGCGTTACTGGCGAAATTCGGAGGGCTCTGGCTTTCACCTTCCGTTATCTGCTTGAAAGAATTCGGCGCCCTCCCCTCAGACAAAGTCGTAGCCTTCGGCCAGGATGAAGAACCCTTATATGGTTCGGATGTTCCCGGATTTCGTGCTCTTTGGTCGCCGATGCCGAATCACCCTATAATGACGGAGTGGGAACACCGTATTCGTGCACGTCTGGACAATCAGCTCGGTGGCAGACAAATCCGTGGAGATTGCAAGTCCGATTGGGCAGAGTTTACAGAAAACGGTGCGGCGTGCGAGCTTCGCATCAAAGAAGAACTTGGACGTGATCCTCGCACAAATAAAAGTCTAGATTTGGAAAATATCTTGGCAAGTGGAACGAGTGGTCGCTTACCCTTCCAAATTCCCGATACTGCTGTATATATACCGATCCCTTATAACGATTTACTGAATCGTCGCAACTTCGGCTGGATTCTGCGCAGCTCAGAAGAACAGATTCTGGAATCCGACTTAGCGATTCGTTATATACTCGATGGGACTTATGTAAAGTCCACGTGAATCTCGCCTTCAAGAAAAGAAGAATTGGGATTTTGTAATTGATACCAAACCCCTCTTATACCAGCCACAGTTCTTTCCATAGAATGTAATTCTATGGAATGTGCTTGAAGAACATGACGAAGTATGGTAATTGCCTTTATAGGTGTAAAAGGGGTTGTGTGCAGATATTTAGGAACAAGGCAGGGAAGATAGTAGGGTTCAAGTTGAGGCAGGAGTTCTTCTACGGCTTTTATGGATATTGCAGATTTTGCGAATGACTTTGTGTCTTGCGCACCTTTTTCAAGGCCACAGGCTATGAGGAGATGATTAAGAAGTTCGGGTGGTGGAGGTTTTCGGAAAATCTTTTTTGGCATACTAGTGCCTTTATACATTCTTTTACAAAAATCGTTTAGCTTGTTGAAGATCGCATAACTTCTTCTACAATATCCATTGTATCAAGCCAGTGTTCCTTACCTTGTTGTATAGAGATCCATCCCAGCATTGTAAATTGCAGAATTCGGAATCGTATTGATGGGTCTGTGCTCGGGAAAATAGATATACTCTTTTCAAGGGATAATAATATATCATCCAGGAGATAGCCGTTTAGGAATAACTGTGTAATAGAGGAACGTATTTCTTCAGCATTTTTCTTAGAAAGACCTTCGATTAACTTGCCTGTGAGGGGCTTTGAAGAAGGAAGAAGAATCTTGAGTTTTTCAAGAACGGCAGTGGAGGTATGTCCTTCTTTTAATAATGATTTGTATAAGACAAGAATATTCTTTAATTCGTGAATGGATATGAAATTCATTATACAGAAATCTAGAAGTTGGGGTGAATTGGGAATTTCATAAAGTTCTGTGTATTTGGGAAAGGCTTCTAGAGGACTTATGGGTTCTAATTCAATTGTAAGACAACGGCTTCTTAGAGGTTCAATCAAATTAGACGCATACCGACTCGCAAAGAGAAATCGGGTTAAATGGGAAAATGTTTCCATAGGACGACGCAAGGCTTGTTGGCTAATGAGAGGTAAAGTATCGGCATCATCAATGATAATCCATCTGAGAGAATTCGGTTTGGAATGAGTTCTTTTACAGAAATCATTGACTTTATCACGAATGGTGTGAATTCCACGATCTTTTTCGCTGCTGAGCCAGAGGACGGATTCTACGTGAAAGGGTGCTTCTTTCTTAATCATTTCCATCACATCTTCTAGGAATGTGGTCTTGCCGGAACCGGGTGGACCGGTAATAAACATATGAGGAAGCTCATTGAAAGAGTCACGCACCGATTGAAATACGAAATCTTGGCCAAAGAGACGGGTTTTTGCCTTTGCTTTTGCTTTTGTTTTTGCCTCTGCATTCGGAAGCGCCATTATAGGAAAGGGTTGAATTGTGCTTAGACCATCGTTCGCACGGGTCTAAACCTTGCTTTCCATACTCAAAAAGAATGGATCCTTACGCAACTTTGGGTGTAGGACGCAGTGCTGATACAAATGAAATTAAAAAGAGTTATCGTGATTTAGCAAAAGAACATCATCCAGATAAGGGCGGAGACCCTGAAAAGTTCAAGAAGATCCAGGCAGCGTATGAAGTTCTTTCGGACGACGATCGGAGACGTATGTATGATATGACAGGACAGGTGGATGGGCAGCAGCAAGCGCAACAACAGAATCCTTTCGGATTTGGATTTGGTGGAATGCCTGGAATGCCTTTTGGGTTTGGCGGTGGCGGTGGACCTTTTGGTCAACCAGGTGGAGTTCATGTCGACATGGCGAATCTTTTTGGAGGAATGTTTGGTGGAGGTGGACCAATGAAGAGAAAGCATACGAAACAGCCAAAGGGGTCAAATAAGATGCATGAACTTCATTTAACTCTGGCTGATTTCTATAATGGTAAGAAGTTGCGGTTTGATCTGGAGCGTCAAGTATTCTGCGACGACTGTGAAGGTCGGGGTTGTTCAAACTATCAAACATGTGCCGAGTGTCGTGGAACAGGTGTAAAAGAGACTATGATCCAGTTGGGACCAGGTATGATGGCAATGAATCGGGGTCCTTGCGGGGCGTGTAATGCTGAGGGACGTTTGCGGGGTTCTGCTTGCGGAGGATGTTCGGGTAGGGGGCTGGTAACTCGTTCTAAAGTTTTGGAAGTGAATACGAAGCCTGGAGCTTCTGTGGGAGATATATTGACGTTTGAAGGAATGTGTAGTGATCATCCTGATTTTGAGAAGGCTGGGGATGTATTGATTCGTTTGGCGACGGCGGATGAGACCCTGGACTTGGTGCGTGAAGGAACGGCTTTACGTTTTCAGTGTGAGATTGGGTTGAAGGAGAGTTTATTGGGTTGCCAGAGAACCATTGGCTCGCACCCTGCACATTTGGAAGGATTGGTGGTGGATATTCCTGCAGGGACTCAGAGCCATGAAGTAATTTGTGTAAAAGGGAAGGGTATGCCGGCTGAAGGGGGGGCGTTTGGGGATTTGTTTGTCAAGTGTATTGTTGTTGTGAGTGAGGCAGAGAAGAAGATTTTGGAGTCGGGCAAGGCCATTCTTCAAAGTCTTTTTTAGTGATTTTGCACTTAGTTTCTCATGAGGGGATTGCTGAAATCTCCGGTTCCTGCCTTAGCGGCCTCGGAAGGTGAGAGGAGCATGTTGGGAGAGTCGTAGGGGGCACCGCCCATTTCGGTGCGAGCGCCACCGCGCTGATTGCGGCGGTTCTTGCGGCTTTTGCGGCTTTTGCGACTAGCCTTGCGATTCTTACGACTGGCCTTGCGGTTCTTACGGCTGCTCTTGCGGCGGCGTCCACCGCTCATAGTATTCGTGCCGCCCATCTGGTCGGGATCGTGCATTCCGATGATTTCGGCATTCTTCATGTCAACAGGGCTTACACGTGCCATGTCCCGGAGTTCCTGTGGCAGAAGTCCTTGATCGCCGACGGGGGCACCTCCGAGAGGCGCATAGGCACCACCATGTTGATTGGTGTGTTGGGCATTGAAGTCCTGGCCTTGGGCGAGAGAGAGCGCGGCAGGATTGTAGGCTCCGCCCCACATTCCGCAGCGTCTGCTCTTACGCATGTAGGTCTTGCGGCTAGCGGAGCGACTGGCCTTGCGGCTAGCGAAGCGGTTCTTGCGCATGTAGGTCTTGCGACTAGCGGAGCGATTGGCCTTACGACTAGCGGAGCGATTGGCCTTGCGGCTAGCGGAGCGATTGGCCTTGCGGCTTCCCTTGCGACTGCCTTTACGGTTTTTCTTGTAAGCGAGCATTCTACTTATTCTATGAGTAAAAAATTCGGCAGGCCCAAGTAGAAACAAATGGAGCCTGAGTGGACGAAAAAAATCCAGAGTTCTACGATCTGCAACTTCTTTTACGTATTTTACGTGGTTTACTTGATCCTCTTTATCTTATCTGTCGTCTCAACGGTCGGCATCTTCGTATACAGCAAGAAGCTGGGTGCGGCTGGCATTGCGATGGCGATCCAGAGTCTATTAATCACCGGGTTTGGTGCGACCCTCACCCTCTTTTATTATTTAATCTGTGACCGCGCCCTCCTCGGAGCGGCCGTAAAGGACATCCAGGAGAACTTCTCAGTGCCTCCTCTCCCCAGATCTACGCACTAAACCCATTCCTCTAAGGTTCCTGTCTTAGGATCAACCGCAAAGACTTTTCTACCTTTTTTCACCTCTCGGATTGCTATTTTTTCATAGTAATCCGAGCGACTTCCAAGAAAGAATACTAGGTGTGTAGATTCTTTCAAAATTCTTCCATCCCGAAGAGCCCGTGCTCTGCGTCCTAACCGAGTCCAATCAGAATCTATTGCTTGATATTCAATGTTCATACGTTCTGCCCAAATTTGTAAAAGGGTGCTTGTATTTCCTTCCGTAGGAATCATCAGTGTGTTTGGAAGTGTATTGATTTCGCCGATTAATGGATTCAAAATCAAATCAGCCATAGAATTGCGAGTCCATTTTGCAGCACTAGAATGACCTAAGAATCCGAGAATAATTGCTTGCCCTTTATCACCCTTTGTCACAGGTGTAGGAAGATCTCCTAAAAGTTCAAGAGTGGATGAGTTTGGATTCGGGCTTTGACTCGGACTCGGCCTTGGACTCAGATTCGGGTTCGGATTCAGATTCATGGTCGGAATGATTGGTGGATGTATGGGACTGTTGTATTTGTGATTTCGGCTCAGCAATTTTTATTTCTTTCTGCTCACGTATAATTTTCAGATCATTCTCCGCAATTTCAATGGAAAGTTCAATGGCCCGTTTCATTCCTTCTTTAATATCAGGTCGCATCATAGAATGCCAGTGATCCAGAACTTGCTGTGTCATAGATTCAAGTTGATGTAATTCTTTTAGAGAATATTCACGAATATCGTCTAAAAGAGTTTGTTCTTCCATACTGGGTTTTATATCTTATTATCTTTGAGCCAAACATTTTGAAATCCACCAACTTCTTCACGAAATCCATATTCAGAAAGATTTTTGCGTATTTTATCATAATTACATCTATGAGGTGCATCTGCTTCAAAAATAACTACTCGTAAATCAATATATAAATTCGGATGTTCATCAAAAAAAGTCTCTAAGAAGCCTTCGCAGTCCGCAACAAGAGTGTCAATCTTAGGAATATTATACTTTTTAAGTAAATATTCCAACGATATTGAGATAATTTTAGTATTAGGGTTATGCTTTTGTTCGTCGTATTCTTCGGAATAAGTTGCGTAACCTTCACACATTCCATTATCAAGTAGAGTATGTATCTTTTTTGAAATAATACAGGGAGAAATATATGCAATTGCATTATTTCTTTCAATATTTTTATATAATGTATCAAAAACTCTTGGATCCGGTTCTACAGATATTAAAACAGGACGACGATTTAATTTATGACTTATACAACAAGTTACACTTCCATATCTAGCACCTAGTTCTAGAACCCCGCATGAATCTTCTGGAACATATTTTAAACATAAGCGCTGTTCATCCGCTTCATAATAAGAATGATTTATTTTAGATCCTCGTTCATTATAAAATTCAAATGACTCAACATTTGTTGTAGATTCTTTACAATCCATCTTATATTAATCATTGCGCAAAGAGTTCGCCTGAATCTTACGCTTCTGTAACTTACCGCTCACCACGTAGATAGAGTTCTCAGTTAATACAATGTAATCTTCACCTACCTTGTAAGTCTTCTGGATGAGGCTCGTGAATTCCTCCGCAGACTTTACCAGCATCTTATCCTTCGTCTCCGCATCCTCGCCCATAAAGGCTGAGCCATTCGCCGTCTCCACGTAGTAGTCTAGGCGAATAGGGTTATCTTGGGCGAGTGCCAATTTAGCAGCCTGCAGTAGGACAGCAGCACTCGGTAAAGGAGTTGCTTGCTGCGGTAATGCGGCGGCAGTAGCAGTAGCCGAAGCATCTGTGGGCGCAGGTGCAGACATTTCTGTCGGGGACTTTTTGGGAAAAAGTCACCAAAAACCCGCAGAACAATCTTGAAAGTCTACGCCGAAACCTTGGCGACCTTCGTTTCAGGGAATGGCTTGATAATTTCACGAGAATGTGCTTTCAGGATCTTATTAATAAACACATATGCCTTATAGATTTGTTCAAAGCGGCGAGCCCCTGTGATAATGATAGAACCGGTGTGAAAGGGGCTAATGGTAATCTCCTTGCACTGACCTAGCGTGGTTCCATCGCCATTTCCTACACACAGAGTTTCACCGCAGGGACAAATTCCTTCTACAGCATCGGGAGGTGCAGCCTCATTGTAATAATATTTCGTATCACACCCTTGATAAATTGTGGCTTCAAAAGAGCTAAAGAGATTATAGGTATTGATCAAAATCTCGTGCAGCTTTTCACGGTTAATATTCCCATTCACTTGGTAATCACTGTTGATGAGCTGAATGCTGTAGCGATTTGGCTTCGCCTCACCCTCTAGCACCGGACTTGAGTAGAGAGTAAGTTGTTTGGCGAGCCATTGTAGCGTTTCCTGGGCAAAGGTGTCAGAGGGAATACCTGTCATTTGAATACCGCCGTTCTTGAAGAGTTTGATATTGACTTCCTTGTAAATTGGCGAGCCGTCTTTTGCCGTATCATATTGACGACGAACTACCAGTGTAGACTGATTGAAGAAGATGTTCTTGGACTTCTTGCGTTTCGTGAGTTCATCACGAGAACAGGTGCCAATAATAATTTTTTCCTGGGCTTTTGCTTTGGCTTTGGCTTTTTGAAGTTCTGCAGGCGTGGCATCAGGCTTTGCATGAAGAATGGGTTTGTATTCCACTTTCAAGAATCCTTCACCAGGCCATGTAAGAGGAATGGCACGTTCGTGAAAGAGTTCTAGAAGTTTATGCAGATTGATAGTTGTTCCAAGATGGGCGGTGACGACCATTGTGGAAATACGCAGAGGGCTTATGGTAAGATTGGCGGGATCCATAGTGTTTGATTCGGGACTGGGTGTTAAAGGGTGGTTTAGGTATCAATTTTATTAGGGACCTATGCCTACGGACCTATGCCTACGGACCTATGCCTACGGACCTATGCCTACGGACCTATGCCTACGGACCTATGCCTACGGACCAAGAAACTTAGACATTCTTGAAGACCAGAGTTTATATAAAAGATTTTTCGTTGTTTCTTCTTCTAGGTAAGGCTGTGTTTCTGATGCGGTGAGAGAAGACCATAGTGAAAGTTCACGAATACTAATTTCTGAAAAGTTTTGTTGAAAGAATAAGAACCAGGTTATGCGTTCACGAAAAGGAGTGCCAGGTTCTGTAGCAAGATCGTAGACTTCTTTCGGTGAAGAAGCATGTAGGAATTTATATAGAAACTGCGTGACTTGGCGTTTTTGTTGAGGACATTGTTTGAAAAAGCGGATATCTCCACGGCGATACAGGCTATCGAGTTTCGGAATTTTGACATTGAGAATACTCTGAAGTTTTTCACTAGGTGTAGGATTAAAAGGAATAATGAGAAATTTGTTCAAAATTTGTTGGTGAATGTGTGAGAGGGAGTTACATATGAAAATAATTATCACATCTTTTGTGGATCTTTGTAAAAGGGGTCTGAGTGCGCACTGGGCCTGGTCTGTGAGAGTCTCGGCTTCGTCGAAAATGATTACTTTCGGGGGTGCTTCACCTTCTGAGAAAAAGAGGCTCTGCATACGACTTTCCACGAATGGATAGATCTTTTGGCGCATCGTTTCCAGACTTCGTTCGTCACTGCTATTAAGAAAGAGCAAGCTGGCGAACTTATTATATTGTTTGCCGTGTAAGGCTATAGCGAAACTCTGGGCGGCGGTAGTTTTGCCGGACCCAGGAGGACCTAGGAAAAGCATGTGAGATCTGGATTCTGGGTATTTGATCATTATTTGAAGTAATTCAGGCAGACCATTGGAATCCAAAATGACCGCCATCTCTTTTATAGGAGTTGAGCGAAGTGCTTATGCCTTCCTATGCCTTCCTATGGCCCCCTATGTCCCCCTAGGGCCCCCTATGTCCCCCTATGTCCCCCTATGGCCCCCTATGTCCCCCTATGTCCCCCTATGTCCCCCTATGTCCCCCTATGTCCCCCTATGGCCCCCTATGTCCCCCTATGCCACATGACCCATACCTTACACTATAATTCTTTATACCATTTCTCTATATATGAGTTAAAGGTAGATTATAATCATGAAATAGTAATGACAGAGACTAAGAAGAAGGTAGGTGGAGGCAGAAAGAAGAAGGAGGCTGTAGCTGCGCCTCTGCAAGAGGTGCAAGCAAAACCGGGTCGTAAGGCGGCAGCAAAGGCGCCCAAGAAGGAAAAGAAGCCGATCCATGTAGTTGCGGTCGTAACTCCTGATGGAATTGACGGGACATTTACACCAGAAACTCGTCGCCCTTTAATTGTTCACCTACCTTTTCGCAATAATGAGGTGTCCTTCAACGATTCAGGAATTCATTATGATCCGAGTCCGCCTCCACAAGTTCAGCCCTATGACACCGATGGCCAGGCATATTTCCAGGTAAATACTGAATCGAGTTCCGATGAGATTCAGATCGGTGTTGAGAAAGAAGGATGGAAGATGAATTTAGAAGATGTTCTCAAGATGGGTGACAAGAAGGTAGAACAAAAAGCTTTGGTTTTGGCTTCTGCATCTGCATCTGCATCTGCATCTGCACCGGTGCCCTCAGTGCAGATACGGCAAGAAAAGCCAGATCCTATGACATATGAGAACTTTCAGCGCACCCAGCTCTTGGCTTGCTATGCAACGAAGCCCGATGAGACGTTTCATATTCCAGACAAGACTGAAGTTGCATGTTTCTGGTGTGCTCATAATTTCGAGGGGCAGCCCTGTTTTTTGCCGGTCAAAGAAGAGTCTGGAACATACCATGTATATGGAAACTTCTGCACTCCTCAATGTTCTTTGAGTTATCTCTTGAATGAACACCTGGATTCACATGTTCGTTGGGAGCGTATGGCCCTTTTACACCGTATATATCGGCCTTCAGGAAAGGCAGGAGGTCGTTTGTATCCTGCGCCTCCTCGTGAGAGTCTTCAGAAGTTTGGAGGCGTGTATACGTATATGCAATTCCGTGAATTAATTGCAGATTCTAAAGTGCGCATTGATATCCAGATTCCGCCGATGGTAAGTATTCTAGGAACTCTTGATACGAAACCGATTGATTTCTATGATTCTTCTTTACAGAATACATTTACGGGTGGTTTCAGTATGGATCGGTTCAAGTCGTGGAGCGAACAGGGTGGGGCGCTGCGGTTGAAGCGTAGCAAGCCTTTGAAAGATAAAGAAAGCACTTTGGATGCTTGTATTAAAATAAGTGTAAAACGGGGTATAGAAGCTTAGATGGATCTAAAAAATTGATACGGGACTGGCCAGGTAAAGCCAAGTCCCATAGCAAAATGAGTGTTAAGTCTGTAAGTCTTACGGAAGTGGCGGTAGGTGATGTGCCGACCCATATTGTAATTTACCGTGAAGGTTCAAAGGCAGATGCAAAGGCAGATGCAAATTCTGTAAATCTGCAGAAGAAGGTAGATGATCTTATGACTCAGGTAGAACGGCTGTCAAAGAGAATTCTTCATCTGGAACTCGATGCTGAGAGTCGTGCGCTAGAAGTAAAGACAACTCCGTTCTTTGGTTCAAGTATTGTTCCAGAGCCTACGGGTATGCATGTTCGCCGCCTTTCAGATGTATGTGATGATTCCAAGACTACATTGAAGGCTATTGTGAATGGTCTGACGCCTCCTCCTGCTGCTACGAAGATTGTGACGATCGCAAGTCATGTTGAGGAAGTTCATCAAGAAGAGGCTGAGGAAGAAGAGGCTGAGGCTGAGGCTGAGGAAGAAGAGGAAGAGGCAGAGGGAGAAGAACTTACAGAGTTTGAATACAAGGGCACCACTTACTACAGAGACTCTGAGAAACTCGTATATGGTGTTGACGACGACGGTGATCTTGACGATACCCCTATAGGTGTATGGAGCGAAGAGAAGCAGAAAGTCCTGAGGTATAAGCAGTGATTCCAAATTCAAATAAAATTAAAATCAAAAACAAAATAGAATGTTCTCAGCATGTTGGCCTGCAAATGTAGTTGGTGCATTTTTCATTGCAATTCTGATAATTGACACAGTGTGTGGTTATTTCCTAGACCTTCCTTACCACGGAATTGTGGGAATTGTTCTAACATGTATTTTTTGGTTAGTCTGTTCTACGTTCGGCGAAGCTATTAGTGGCGCAATTCTCCTTGTTCCCGCTATCTTCCTACTCGCTGTCCTTTTTAACACCATAATAAACAAGGATGTAGATGATTGCGGTTGTAGTGAAAAGAAGTTTGTCATTCATTTTCGTAAGAAGCCCGAGGAGTGTATACAGAAGCCGAAACCAAAATGTGTCAATGGATAAATGCATAAATGGGTTAAACCAATGAGAATACTATGAAATAGCTTAAAAATGTCCCTTTACTCACAACTCGTAACATTCGGCCTTGTTGCATTTCATTGGGTGTCCCTGTATATCGAAATCCTAATGGATCTTACAAAGAAGACTGCCTATGGTATCCTGGATGCCCACAGACCTTCTACATGGTTATTTGCTGAGAGAAATACTGTCCCTTGGATAAAGAAGATGAGTGGAGAAGTGAAGAACTCTTCTTATCCTATGGTATACTCTCCTGAAACAAATTCATTTATTCTTAATGCAAGGGGTGCAAAGGGGACAAAGGGGACAAAGGGTGCAAATGGTGCAAATGGTGTAAAAGGGGTATTTGGGGATGTGGTGACGGTGGAGTTGGTCAATTCCGATCGCATTATTTCTTTTGACATGAGCTCTTTCTTCCATGAAGTTTCTTGGTCTGGGGATGCGGATCTAGCCCCGAGTTTGTATGAGATTGTTCTTCTATTTTTATTGACCAACGACATACTATTTACGGTGGAATCTATGAAGGGATTTTCTCTAGAAGTGTTGACGGCCGATTCTAAGGAGTATACGGTTCTACTGAACTCTCCAGCGGCCCTAGAGAATTTTAAGAGTTGGACCATTTTCGGTGAAGTCCCTTCAGAGGAAGACGAGACGCCCGTGGCCTAAAATTGAACACCTTTTACATAAATAGAACGGGTCCTCCAATGGCTGCTATAACGAAGACCCATCCGCTTGATACTCCCTTACCCTCTGGTGCATGGATATTGTATTTCCATCCAGCAAAGGAAACTCGTTGGCATCTGGATACCTTCAAGGTGGTTACGAAAGTTACTACATTTCGTGATCTTGCAGGTATATTTGCTGCTATAAAAGCGGCAGATTGGATTCGTGGTAAGTTCTTCTTTACTCCTGAAAGTGTGCCACCTCTTATGGAAAATGCTCGTAATATTCGCGGCGGTTCGTATAGTCTGCGTGTAGACCGTGGTATTGCGAATGAAATTATGCAGCGGTATATGATTGCCGCTGTTCTCGGAAAATGTGTAAAAGATCCGGCAGATGGTATCTCCTGTGTTCGTATTACTCCTCGTCGTGATTTCAATATCCTCCAGATTTGGAATCGCGATTGTCAGAAATTTAATAATCCTCTTGGCCTTAATATTATCGATGCCAGGATCCCTAGTGATGAAGTAAAATATGTGCCGCACGTGGAAAAGAAGATTTAGAACTTATGCTTGCCTTTATATGTTTTAGAATAAAGAGGATTCTTTGACTTCTTTTTATTTTTACTTTTTTGCTTGTTGGCGCTCCGCCGAAGACCTCCTTGTAAGTTTAGTTTTCTTGAGGAAGGACCTCGCTGTTGAGGAGGTGCTTCAGAATCAGAACTAGATTGATTTTCTTTCTTTTCACCCCTTCTACCTATTGGAGAACCAAATGGACTTACAACTGCACTTACAGAAGCACTACCTTCACCAGATGGTTGAGAACCTGTTGCTAAAGAAAGGGGTTGTTGAAAAGAACCTAGAGGACTTCCCAATGGAAGTTGGGCAGTAGATGCTTGTGAATTCCCTGATTTTGGTAATTGGACCTGCGATCCTATTCCTTGATTTACAGGTGTTCTTTCACCAGAATCAGGGGCAGACTCAGGGACTCCAAGAGCTTCATCTAGAATACGATCAACTCCTTGATTATCTTCGACTCTTCTCCTTTTTACTTCGCCTACATCTTCTAAATATTCGATATCATAATGATCTTTTAAGAATTCGTTTTGTTTTACTTTCAGGGCAGAAATATCTTTTACACCTGAAATATCAAGATCTCTATAAAAACTTAATAACATATATTGAATATCAAATAAAATCCTGGAAATCTCTTCTTTCCTTTCTGAAGAATTATAAAGAGATAGTAAAATTGTGATCATAGTTTGAATTTCATTTACAGAATACGAACATGATTTTTCTTTTGGCGTATCATTAAAGTTAATAAGTCCTTTTACATTAGTATTTGAATTATTTTCTGAAGTTCCCTCTGTATCAGAATTACTAGAAACTTCAATATCACCCCACCATTTATTCAAAATATCCTTTGTCATATTCTTTTCCAACTTTGTTGCATAAGTAATATTTATAAGAAAATCTACTTGTTCTCGTATTTCCGTAATAAGAGTATTTACGAATTCTTCTGGAAGTTCTACATAGGTACCTCCTTTTTGTTTATAAGTAATTCTTTTCTTATTAATTCTCCGCTTGAAAGTTTTGTTTGAATACTTTGACCCACCTTTGGAAGGTTCCCTTTTTCTTTTACTTCCAGCAGGTGAAAAAATTGTCGGCGAGGGAATAGAAAAATTTGTAAATAATTTTCCTATATATAATTTTATATTATTATAATATCTTGAAAAAAATCCGGCGATTCTTTGAGGTGCAGGTGCAGGGACTTGTGCAACAGGGATTTGGACATGTATAGAATTCAAATTTTGCCTTATATCAATATTATCAACATCAAGAATCTCTATAGTTGAAAGAAGATCCTTAAATTTCTTCTTTTTATTAGCATCGGTGCCTAATGTATTATATAGTAATCTTATAAAAATATCAGAAATAGCTTTATTCAAATGATATCCAAAATATAAATCATGAATAATACTAATACCCCAACTTTGTAAACTCTTTGTTTCAGATGCTCTTACACTTCTAGCCCCTCCATCATCTAAATCAATACAATCAAACAAGTTTACCGTTTCATAAACTTTATTTTTCCAGAAAGTTTTTTCACCTGATTGAAGTAGCACACCTCCTACATCTTCCATTTTAAATGAATTAAAATTTTCTTCCGATAAATCAATATCAACTATATCGTGTAATGTATATAATTGATTGGATAAAGATTGCAGGTCTCTTTCAAGACCCGCCTTATTTATATCTGCTTCAAGTAAAGGTGTAATAGAATCAAATAAACTCTTCCCCTCTTTAACATAGTTTTCCATATCACGAATCGATCCAGAAATAATTGAAAGCCAAGCAAATCGTTTTAGAATAGATTTATAATTAGTATCAGTTGGCCTTAGCGAATATTCTATAATATAATTATAAAAAGCATTTAGTTTCGCATTTGCAGAATTTAATTTATCAAGTAAATTTCCACTGAGATCTAAAATATTATTTTTCAAACTTGTAATTCTTGATGCTAGTCTCGCTTCATCATATGCTATTTTTTCTTCTGCAGTTCCAAAATTTTGTTTCTTAAATATAATAAGTTTTTTATTCTCATCATGGCCTAGCACGTGCATCCATATACAATCTATACCAAGTGTAAAAGCCTTTGTTATAGGGTTTGTATCATGTGACTCAAATACTTTCAAACCTGTGAATGTATTTACTTCTTGACTATACTTTGGATTATTGTCAGCTCCTTTTACAGGATATTTCATAAGATCCATGTCTCTGAAAAGACCTAGAACTTGGCCTATATCACCATGTGCTTTTGCTAAAATTTGTCCTTCAATTAATTCTTTTTCTAATTCTCTTTGAGAATTTTCTAGAGCCGCAAAATACAAATCGGTTTTCACATTCGCTGTATTTCTATCACCACCTACAACAATTTTCCTAGATCCCTTTTTATAAGAAAATTGGGTTTTCAGATTATATCCATTTTGCTCATATCCTCTATGATCTAGAAAAACAGGATACTTGGAATAGAAATAAGAAGCAGGATCGCCTCTCGTGTATCTAGGATATTCTATAGAAAGCGAATTTGCATCAGGTTTCTTTTCTAAATAATACATATTTGGGTCGCCACATGAAGAAGGTATAATCTTACTAGCAGGATCCATTTGTATTTCACGAGAACGAACTTGATAAATCTTATGCTGATTATCTTCTATTTGACTCCATGTTGTATGAAGATCATCTATATGAGCATGCGTATCTGTGAATTTTACAATATCTGACCCAAGAAATGTTTGTAGATTTGAAATTGTAGTAGGGTTATTGAATGAATTTCTATGTATACAAACATATTCATAAATAATATTATTTTGATTAAAATCAGTGACTTGTATATTTGGTATAGGATTCTCAATAGGATCGTTAAAATTTTCAGTAATAGGAACATGATTCTTAAAAAAATCAAAAGGTCTTGTTAAAGTATTAGCTCCTCGTAGGCTTACTACATGATTAAATAAGTTGTGAAAACAGGTTCCTCTAAATAATTCCTCATTTATATCCCCTCCTTGGGGTAAAATATCTTGTAAAACAACTGGAGCAATTTCTTTAGTGTATGCTTCTGGGTGATCTTTTTTTACATCACAGTGCCAAAATGTTGTATAGAAATCTGGCAAAGTTATTTGATTTCCAGCCGCCATACTAATTTACTCTAATAATTATTATTCAACATAGAATCCTCATACACTGTATGAAAATTCTATGTAAAAAATTGGAAGAATACACAATTACTTACTATCCTTGTTCTTGATCGGGGCTAATACGAGCTTGACAGAGCCCAGATTGGCCACTGTGTAATTCAAGATGAGCGGGTAGTCATTCTTCAGATACATCTCAATGGACGGGCACAGGCTTGTGCACTTGGTAAATAAGACCATATGCTTGAGCTGGAAGATACCCTGCACCACTTCCGTGGCGCTTCCAGACTTCTGCACCTTCATCGTAGTATTGTTTTCGGACATGATGGTCTCCTGCTCAGCAAAGTCACCCTCACAACGGAAAACCAGGTCAGAACCGCTACTAGTTATCTCCACATCCAGCTTCTCACCGAGAGCATTCATATCACGGCAGATCTTCTGCAAGTCCATAGACGGCATGTGAATGATGTTAGAGAAGTTCAAGTTAGGGATCTGGATCTCGTCCACATTCGTGTCAAAGAGTTTGAGGAAGTAGTTCGTCACCGTGGACTTTTCAGAGTTCTCCATGCGAATTCCCAGCTTATTGGGATTGGACGCAGGCAGATAGAGCGTGAGCGAATCATTGTTGCCCATTGTCTTGATCAACTTGAAGAAGTAGATCATATTCACGCCCAGAATGTGCTTCGCAGGGCAATAGAAGTTCTCAAAACGGTCGTGGTGCAAACGCAGATATACGAGAACCGTGTGAGTCTCATCCACCGACATCACCTTAATTCCATTCTGGTCAAACTCCAAATTCGCCTCCGTCAAGATCTCCTTGAGTGCTTCAATGAGTGTGCGGAATGCGCCAGCTTGAACTGTGCGGATTTCAAAGAGGTTTCCATTTGCGTTGGCTTTGGCTGCGCTCATCTAATGGCCGGAGTTACTCCAGCTTTAAGCAAATAGCCGCGTATTTTTCGCTTTTCTTTTTTTGACAGTCCTTCTTTTCCTGGTCTTTTTCCAAAGATTGTAAGCCTGTCTTGCTACAGCAGGGAGTAAGATAGTTGCGTTTCGTATTCCTTCATAGACTGATGGATAGTAGCCGCCTGTTTGGCTTTTGAGTTTTCGTGTCGTGTTAGATTTACTTCTGACCATTTACTAGATGCCGAGAGGAAAAACTCGTCGTTTACGGCGTTCTATAGAAAAACCTGCTAAACAAGAAATCCAGCATCATCACCTATTACTGCGGTGTGAACTCGGTTCATGCCCTTCCAAGGACGAAAAAGACAAGGCTATCAAAATGATTCAAGACATTGTTCGTGATATTGACATGAAATTACTAGCCACTCCGCATGTTTACTATGTGGAGACTCCCCGATACAATGAAGGATTAACAGCTATTGCGCCCATTGAAACGAGCCATATAGCCTTTCATTTCTGGTCTCGTCCCGATACGAAAATATTTCATAGTCCGCACGCCAAAGCCCTTTTACAATTTGATGTATATACGTGTGGAACTCTGAATATTCCGCAAGTGAAACGCATTCTCCACCATTTAACACAATTCTCTCCCTATCATGTAAATATTACGCTCTTGAATCGTAATTGGGGTTTGACAATTGACAGACATTTGAAATGGGATTCTGCAGATGGAGCAACGTGGAACGAGTGGTTGGAGTCAGAGAGATTCAATAAGTATTAATGAATATCTAAAGGTATTTTTCCATGAAAATATAGTTCTTGATGAAAATGCGTATGGGATTCGGTCAAATTTTCAAGGAGCAAGAAGTGCCTTTTGTATGTATTGAAAATCCTGAGCTTCTAAGTCACAAGATTTCTGATGATACTTGGATTCTGGTGTTAAAGGAAAGTGTGCGTAGTTATTTGAAGGATGGTTCGAATGCACAAGCGATCGGTATAAATTGTATGAATTCTAGACATTATTCTTATATTGAACATTTTATTAATGCTGTTTCAACGAATATGAACGTAAAAGTCCACCCCGATTGGATTCTTTATAAAGACTAAGTATAGAATGGAGAATAAAGAAGAAAATACGAGTTGGATGACAAATACACCGTTGGCGCGGAAATTGGCGTTATCTGTAAATCTGCCTGGAAAGGGTAAGTCAAAGGCGACTGCAGCAAGAGAAAATACATCACGCCCTGCTTCTCCGAATATGGAATCAGGAACTCCTTCCGTTGACCCTTCTACTGTTGGAGCAACTCCTAAGGGTGGGCGGCGTCTGCGGCGCAAGACTCGTAAGAGTCGCAAGACTCGTAAGGCTCGTAAGAATCGCAAGAGTCGCAAGAATCGCAAATACTAAAAAGCTAAAATGCATAAAAGCACAAAGTGCGGCTATATACAATATGCGTATAGCCATACTTTATATATCAGGTCGTTCGTGGGGTTAAAAATTGATTCAAGGCTCCCCCCTTACACCCTAGTCCCGATTTACGACCATGGCGGCTGCAGAGGATTATAAGAAGCTTTCGCATCGTGAGCATATTCTTGAGCTGCCTGATACCTATGTCGGCAGTGTAGAGACTCATGAAGAATGGCGGTGGGTTCTTGATTCAACAACTTCCAAAATGGTGCATCGCAAGGTCCCTTTCAATCCTGGCTTCTACAAACTCTTTGACGAGCTTGTAGTGAATGCTCGGGATGCTCGTGTTCGTAGTCTAACAACAGCAGGAGCCACGCCAATCAAACATATTTCTGTAAAAGTGGAAACGGGTGTAAAAGGGGGTTTGGTGATCAGTGTGGAGAATGACGGCGATGGTATTCCCATTGCGCAGCACCCTGAACACAAGATCTGGGTTCCTGAACTGATTTTCGGGCATCTTCTCACGAGCGGAAATTACAACAAAGAGGAGGAGAAGACTGTGGGTGGTAAGAATGGTTATGGAGCCAAGCTCGTAAATGTCTTCTCGCACGAGTTCAAGCTGGAAGTGCGGACTCCTGCAGCCGGCCAGAAGTATACACAGGTATGGCGGGATCACATGTCCGTGTGCGAGAAGCCGTCTGTGCGTAAGGATGCCGGGAAGGGCTTTGTGCGCATCACGTATACGCCGGATCTTAGTCGCTTTATCGGATTTGACAAGGACGAGATGATTGCGGTTCTCAAGACTCGCACATATGAACTTGCGGCCCTGTGTGGAAAGGATGTCAAAGTGACGTGGCAAGGCGAGCTCGTGCCGACGAATACGTTTGAAAAGTTCGTGCGCCTCTTCTTGCGGGCTGAGACTGGGGGCATGGTCGTTGAATCGTGTGGTCCTCGTTGGGAAGTGGCATGTATTCTCACTCGGGCCCTTTACGACGAGGAGAGCGCAGGGGGCGGAGGTGCCGATGAGACCGGGCGGGCCATCAGTTTCGTAAATGGTATTAATACTCGTAAGGGTGGTAAGCATGTGGATACAGTGGTTCGTTCAGTGCTAGGCGATTTCTGTGAGGCGGCGGCTAAGAAGAAGGTGCCTGTGAAACCGGGCCAGATCCGTGATTGCGTGGTGTTCTTTGTGAATTCAACCATTGTCAACCCTTCCTTTGACTCCCAGACGAAGGAAACTCTGACAACCCCTGCCAACAAATTCGGCAGCAACTTCAAGACTGAAGGAAAGTTGGTAGATGGCCTAATGAAACTTGGACTTCTGGAAGATGCACAGGCAGCTCTGGAGGCGAAGTCGGCCAAGGATGCCAAGAAGACGGATGGAACGAAGCGCAAGACTCTGCGTGGATTTCCTAAGCTGGAAGATGCTCTTTGGGCAGGCGCAGCTCGTTCTGGCGAATGCACCCTGATTCTGACCGAGGGTGATTCGGCCGCCACTTCCGCAATTACGGGCCTGAATGTAGTAGGTCGTGAGCGATTCGGCGTCTTTCCTCTGCGAGGCAAGCTCTTGAACGTCAAGGACATTTCGCAGGAAAAGTTTAACAAGAATGAAGAACTTACGGCAATTAAGGCAATTCTTGGTCTTCGCCAAGGCCAGAAGTATAAGGACAAGAGCTCACTTCGTTATGGTCGTGTAATGGTAATGGCGGATCAAGATCATGACGGCTCACATATCAAGGGACTTTTGATGAATCTCTTTCACACCGAATGGCCTGAGTTAATGAAGATGGGGTTTCTGTGTTCTCTGGCCACACCGTTGCTAAAAGCTTCACGGCGCAGTGAAGTGCTAAGTTTCTATAGTATGGGTGAGTATGAGCGGTGGTTGGCTCTACCTGCCCAGGGAGGAAGTAGCCACGGCTGGACTATCAAATATTACAAGGGTCTGGGCACGAGCACAAAGCAAGAAGCTCGTGAATGGTTTGAGCGTCTCGCTGAGATTTACTATGATTGGGACGAACAGACAGATAATTCGCTCTCGCTCGCCTTTCACAAGAAGCGGTCTGATGATCGCAAGGAATGGCTAGCAGGTTATGATGCAAAGCGTATTCTGGATATCGGTGCTGGAGGACGAGTTCCTTATACTCGTTTCATTAATGATGAACTCATTCATTTCAGCAATGCAGACAATCTGCGTTCTCTGCCGCACATTATGGATGGCCTCAAGCCTTCACAGCGCAAGATTCTCTTCGGTTGTTTCAAGCGTGGCCTGCGAGCCGAGGTGAAAGTGGCGCAGCTGGCGGGTTATGTCTCAGAGCATGCGGCCTATCACCACGGTGAAGCCAGTCTGTGCGGCACCATTGTCGGTATGGCACAGAACTTTGTTGGCAGTAATAACGTGAATTTGCTCGTCCCCAATGGACAATTCGGATCTCGCCTAATGGGTGGAAAAGACTCGGCCTCACCTAGGTATATCTTCACCTATCTGGATCCTGTGACGGACAAAGTGTTCCGCAAGGAAGATGCTGGAATTCTGAAGCATCTGGATGACGACGGTATGACGATTGAGCCAGAGTTCTATCTGCCGTGTGTTCCTGTCCTCCTGATCAATGGTTGCGTCGGTATTGGCACAGGGTTTAGCACTGACATTCCACCTTACAATCCTGCAGATCTTGTGCGTGTCCTACGTGATCGTATTGCGGGCCGTCTGAGTAATCTGCGAGGTGTGACTCTCAAACCTTGGTGGCAGGGATTCAAGGGGAGTGTGACAGAGGCTGGGGCAGGGACCGGGTGTTGGGTAACGCATGGTATTTCCAAGTTTGACGATGATAAGAAGACAATTACGATTACGGAATTGCCCGTTGGTGTATGGACAAAAGACTATAAGGGATTTCTGGACGAGGTTGCATCCGTGCAGCCTATGCAGAAAGTGCCGAAAGCTATGGAGTATGCATACACAGATGATGGCAAACCGGTGTTAAAGGGGTTTGATGACCTGTATACGGACGAGGAGGTGAAGTTCGTCCTATACTTTGACGAGGACACGTATGAAGATATGAAGGCGCACCCTGAGGACTTTGAGAAGCGCTTTCGTCTCACTTCTTCATGGCGGACTACGAACATGGTGGCGTTTGATACGGAGATGAAGATCCAGCGCTATGAAACTGTGGGTCAGATCATGGAAGGGTTCTATGGGCCTCGTTTGGACTTTTATGAGAAGCGCCGTTTGTCCGAGATGGAGCGCCTGGAGGCTGAGGCTGTTGTTGCGGATGCAAAGGCGCGGTTCATTCGTGCTGTCCTTGAAGGTAGTCTGGATCTGCGCCGAGCCTCGGATGAGCAAATTGTTGCGGCAATGCGCAAACACGACTTGCCTGTGTCGGCAGAGGGCGTGAAAGGTAAAGAAGGTAAAGACGGAACCATAGATGGCTGGGACTATCTCCTACGTATGCGCATGGACCGTGTGAAGGCGACGGCGGTAGCGGATGCAGAGGAGACGGTAATGGTCGCTCGTAAGGCAGTAGCGGAGCTGCGAGAGACTACAGCAGGCCAACTCTGGCTCAAGGACTTGGCGGACTTTGAGACAGGGTTAGAATTGCAGGCGAAAGTGCGACTTGCAGCGGCTTCTACTACTGCTGCACCACGTAAGTATGTAAAGAAGCCTAGCACGAAATGATAGACTATAGGCGGCCTAGTAAACGGGTAAGTTCATCCATTTCAGAGTCTTGTGGAACAAAATCTAAATGTTTATTCCATTCATCAAAAATACGATCAAACACAGTTAATAGCCCTTTTACATACAGATCAATATCTTTTTTCAATTCAGGTTTGCGTTTTGAAAGATCCTGTAGCCATTCTATGAAGAATATACATCGTTCCATATATTCTTTGAGATCTTCATCTTCTTTATTAAGATTATGTTTTACTATATATTTGTCAAGTAGGATGTTAAAGGGGTCTGTTGTATTCTGAGGATAATTTCGCACATTTCTATGTATTTTTTGAAAATATTCTGTCATACGTTCTGCGAAAATTGAGAATAAAATCACATTTGTATCTTGAGATTCTGTGTAGATATCTGCAAATTCTTCAAGTATTTCTTTTTTCTTTTTGAGGCGATGAAGATATTTTCCCACATTATAATTAATTCTCCATTTTCTCCTAGTATTTGCATTGTGAAAAGATTTCCCTTTTAATGGTAATGAATATTTTGATATTTGTTTTATTTTTCTAGTGGTATTTACACGGGGATATGTATTTATATTCATCCTTCTAAATGATAAATATAAATTTTTATGATTTCGTATGAATTACATAAACGGATTCAAAGGCTTGCTGCGAGTTCCAGCGCGGCTCAAATGAACGGGCTGCTCCAAAGGCACCGGCAGAGTATCGATATCTTTCAAATAATATATGTAATGGTCTACGGCGGAAAGAATATGGGGAACAGACCACTCTACGACACGACCATTTAACTCTTCAATCTGTCCTTGTATATTATTTGGCTGATTCTTTGCGAATTGGTAAAAGAGTCCGCGCATAATCATTTTCAATTCATCTACGGATTGATCGTCGATCACATACCCCTTCGGCTGGCTACGTTCATAAACACTACGGCGGATTGCGGTTTGAATACGGAGAAGGTTTTCTTGGGAGAAGAAGCCAGTGCTTAAAGCATTCTGTTCCCAGTTTCCACGAAGCATATCACTTTGGAATTGCACTTCGGAGGAGGTTTGGTATCCAAATGCTTTTGCGGCGCCGGCCTTTAAAGCCGCCCCTTCACCACCGGCAGAAGGTGGGGCGAACAGATTTACACGACCGTTGTTCATTTCTACCAGATGCGCTTTTTTTCAAATTCTCTGAAATAATTTTCTCAAGAAAAGGTATAAAATGTCCTACCTCAATGCATTCGGTGGTAACAAGGCCTTTGCACAGAGCGGTGGTGGTTATTTCTACATCCTGGATGCTAACTTGCCCAGCAAGCTGCAGACCTGGGGCAGCCCTACTCTGCCTTCAGGCTCTGGCGGTGCGTGGAGCGTGGGCTCGTTTGCGCCGGCGCTGAACAACACGACGTCGCTGCCTGGCAACATCTCGTCTCTGTTCGGCTCGGGACGCTTAGTGCGTGATATGGGCAAGACGCTGGTGTCTGCCGGCCGCTCTTTCCGCAAGATCAAGGGTATCCTGCCTGTGGCATCCAACGCAACGCCCGACTTTGGCGTGCCCGAGTCCGACGCTGGCCCTCCTGCGGGCGCGGTGAACTCCGTCGACCAAGGCTACCTGACCTTCTACGTGGAGATGGGCCGCAATGGCATGAATATGGCCAACATCCCCCAGCTGGTGCGCTTCATGTAAACGGTCTAGATCGTATTTTTCTAATAATCCAAATATCTCAGAATTCGTAATTCTTGATATTTAGATTGTAAAAATTTCGGCATCTTACATAGAAATGGTGGCCGCAATTAATTATGTAAGTCTGGGCATGATTACGGTAGATAATAAGAAGAATTATAAAATTCACTGGTGGTTAATCATTTATTACGTTATTGCTCTTCTTACGATGACCAGTCTTGCAGGCTGGCTAATCCAGTCAGGTCGCCCCGTGGCCGCTGGATTAACGGTGGTTTTATTACTCGTGGTCTATACATTCTTTGGACTTCGTTGGTTTGCGAATAAACCTGCCGCAAAAAGCAACGCTGCAGCCGATACACGCTGTGCTGATCCTTCAAAAGACTCGTCATCTCCTACCAGTTCTATCCCGATCGTGAATATGTGCCCCGATTTCATGGTTGTTTGGACAGATTCTACAACCGGCAATGTCTATTGTTACGATGATAAGAATACGTATAACATGAAAACATATAATGGTGCTGGCTTGACTACAGGACTCTCTATTAACAATGTCCCTGGTCAATCCGCTTATTTGATGAAGAATAATGGCCAGAATACTTCTGCAACGAGTCTAAAATCAGATACAGGAGGTTTGCGCTGGCCTTTCTTATACATGTTGGGCAATAACATTGATACGATGACGAATGACCAATATGGCGCATTCTTACGTTGGGAAGGTGTATGGGATGGATCCACTCTCACTCTGGGAAGTGCCCCGTTGCCTTAGGCTTTTGCCTAAGGCTTTTGCCTCAGGCCATAGGGCCTCAGGCCATAGGGCCTCAGGCTTTTGCCTCAGACCTAAGCCTTTCTTATATCTTCTTAAAAGAATGGCGGTAAGCCTACATCCAACCATTGAAAACTCTATTCTTCAATGGTTTGATAATCGCACGACTCCTGCAGTATTCTTAGTCGGCCCTCCAGGTGTAGGAAAAACAACTCTTGCCTATCGGGTCATGCAACAACGGAATATGCGCATCAGTGAATTCAATGCTTCTCATACTCGTTCAGGAGCCTGTTTTCGCAAGATTATCCTGCCTCTTTTACAACGTGGCGGAGTCATTAATATGATGGAAAAAGGAAGTCAAGGAGGACTAGGAGTCATTCTTGACGAGATTGATGGCCTGAGCAGTGGTGAAAAAGGAGGTCTACAAAGTTTATTAGCGTATTTGCGAGAGTGGAAACCTACAAATCCAGGAATTCCTGTAATTTTTATCAGTAATACTATTCACCAACGAATTTTGCAAATGATTTCACGTTATTGCATGACATTCAAAGTGGGCATGGCAGATCAGAACCAGGTTTCCTCTTTACTTGGAAGTCAAGTCCCTCAACAGTGGATTTCTCAAGGTGGTGGTGATCTACGTCCTTTATTACGTGGAGAGTATAAGAACTTGAGTGAAACCTATAATGAAAATGAACCAAATATAGATATTCCCGATGGTGTTGTCCCTTTAGCAAAATGGTGTTTATATTCGGAAATGGATCCTTATATAACTCTGGAAATGGAAAACAATGACAGTAATTTAGCTGGTCTTGTGATTGCTGAGAATCTGCCCGATCGCCTAGAAGGTGTAAAAGGGAATACTCGTGAAGCTTGGGACTTGTATTTGAAATTGTTCAAGTGTATTCAGGAATCCGACTATGCTGATTATTGGGCTTTCTTTTACCAGACCTGGCGTTTATTGGCTTTGAGTCAGGATGTCAAATTAAATACGATTAATTTATTCTTGAGTCAAGAAGTTCCATGGAAAAAAGAAGAACCCCCTTTAACATCGATTCGGTATACGCCGGTTTTGACGAAACAATCTGCGCTCTTTAATGCATGGAAGTTACTGTGCGAGATTGCTGATTCACAAGGAGTTTCTATTCGTCTGACTCCTATGGCTTTGATGATGATGGCGAATGTGGAGGCTGCCAATGGAACTGGGGGTAAGAAACAGGATAAGAAGAAGAAAGTGGAAAGTATGGTTTTGATGCCTGCGGCTGTTGGAGAAATTGGGTGAAATTAGCCCCTATTTATTCTTTACACTGGGTTTTCCACCATTTCCTTGCGGTTTGTGACTTCTTTTTAGTATTCCTTACAATATTTGAGTCAGTAGTATGATACGTTTTTCCGCATGTTAATAGGCTATGGACCCGGGCATATCCCCATTGTTGTTGAGTCGCTCCAGGGCGATGTCCTGTGCGCCAGGCGGCCATGCCACGATTATAAGATTCTTGCAAGGCTTCTAAGGGGACACCTGTTGCCTCGGACTTTTGCTTGAGGCTCTTTGCATTCGGAAATAGGCGCTGAAATTTGCGAGTGTAGTTGGATGTCTTTGTTTTTCTGCCTATATCGGTTTTGAATCCAATATATGCAGAAGGATCTTTCGTAGATTTTGAGCCAAAACGCTTTATTTCTCGTTTCCTAGTTTCCTTATTTTTCTTGGACAACCCTGAAAAGTATTTTTTGGGGGTATACATTGCTATTTTACATTGATCTAAAAATGTTTCAGGACTTGCCCTAAGCCGGGCAATTTTACTCATGATTATGTAATAGTTTTATAAAATGTAGGGGTTGATTCCTTCCTAGACGGTAAGCACGACCCAGGATCTGTTTTTCTTCTTCTGTTCCCATTTTGTGTAAAAGGATAAGATGCGTGGCCGAAGGAATATTCAGACCAGCCGCAGAACTCTGGCTGTTCATTAATAGGATTCGGATACTCCCTTTTTCAAAGTCAGCCAAAGTTTTCGCTATACTGTCTTTATTCCCTTGTAAGGTGTGAGAGGGGTAGTCGCCGACAATTTGTTCTTGAATACTTTGTAAAGGTGAATCATAGCGACTGAAAATTAAAAAGCGTCCTGTCGGATTTTCTTGCAGGATTTGCAGGAGTGCTTCCATCTTTTGCGGAATAGCGGGAGTAGTTTTACTAGCTTGAGGCTGGTCAGTAGTTCCCAGGCCTTTCAGATTTCTCGGATCTAGTTGTTCACGGCAGAGAGGACATTGAGCACGGAAAGAAATCCAGTGTAATATACAATCGCCGCAAAAGAATTTCGCACAACAAGGAGTCACTAAAGAGTTTTTAGGAGAATCGAAACAAATGGCACATAAAGCTTGCGAAGCATCCAAGATTCTTTTACGAATACCTTCCATTTGTTGTTCCAAATTAGTGATTTTCTTTTGTAAATTCGTCAATGCTAGTTGTTTTGCTTGTTCAGATGCATATGTTTCTTCTTTCTTGAATTCTAAAAGTCTCTTGAGTCTCTGAAGTTCTTTATCACGAAATTCACTCACAGCTTCAACGATTGTGGCTCCTGTATGCATGGAAATCCCAAGACTCTGGAAAGCCCCTTGAATATCTCCTGCATGAAGTAGTGTCTCCGTTTCAGGAGGAATGGCAGTATCCAAAATTCTGTAAGAGGGAGGTGTTTGGCATCGTATAATTTGTTGATGTAATTGCGGTAATTGTATAGAAGTATTTAAAAATTCTTGTGAGCAACGAACCACGAGATGACCACGCAGAGGATGTTGATTCGCCAAATGATCACGAAATGTTGCTAAAGATATAGACTTGTAAAAAGTTACATTAGGATGACCAGTAATTGAAAGATTCGCATATTCTTGGACTTCTGGACACAGGTTGGCTATATAATCTTCTGGTAAAAGCCTTAGTAAATAAGAATGGATACTTGTATTTGCAAAAAGCAGATTTTTATAAGTTGCCGATATATACCATGACATATATGCCTTTGGCAGAGGGCAAGTAGAAGGTATTTTTATAGTATCCGCTTCATCATAAAAAACCCGCCGCCATGTAGGGACAATTTCTCGCACTTTACAAGAATTTAAAAAGGTTGGAAAAAGAGTATTGCTTACTAAAGTAACATGCGAAGAACGCAGATTTGTAAGAAAGTTGTCTTTATCCAAGTCCCTCTGCGATTTCAAAAAGTTTACGATCAATGTGGTTTGACTGTTCATAGAATCTTGCCACTGTCTATAAATTGTATGTGGCACAACAACCAGAGAATCAAATATAGAATCCGTTGCCCTTTGAACAGTTGGGGAAATAGAAAAACAAGAAGAAGTGCTTTCAGGATTTAAATTACTTAGAGGAACTTGATTGGGTCTGAGTGGATGTGTGGCCATTTGACTAATATGGCCGAGAACCATAAGAGTCTTGCCAACTCCTACACTATCACCTAAGAAGGCGTATTTACTAAAGAGTGTTTCTTGTGTATCTGTGGCTGAAGAATAAACTTTACAACCAATTTGTAAAGAAAGTTCTTTTTGACGCATGGCTTCTAAAGCGGCCAATTGGTGTATTCGTAGGGGTGGTGTAATATGGACAGGTTGGGGTGCTATAGGAGACTCGCTCGTAAGAGCATTTGTAAATGTTTGCTGAAACACTTCCAAATGCTTTTTTATTAATTTTAATCCACTCATTACAAGCGCCACTTCTAATAAGAAAATGCGGTTGTGTTTATGTGGTAGCTATGCAGAAGAAAAAAAGCTACGCAAGGGGGCGGATTTAATAAATGAATTGATCTTCATAGAAGTTTCTTTAATAAAAGGATTTGAGCCATCACGCAACTTCTTCTTGTCAAATGTGTTCTCACTATGACTAATGACTAGCATCACTTTGAAAGGATCAAGTTGAATCATGGGATGCTTATATTCATCCAGAAACGACTTTTCTTCTGCGTGCGTGACAGTTTCATCATATGTATGGGAATCTGCATAGGAACGTTTCCAGGCCATTGTTCCATTTGTAGCGTGATTCTTGTGAAAGGGACCCATCTTATAAATTTTCTTAATATCGCTGTAATACATATAGATTTCCGAACTACCTGCAAGTTGTATAGAAGGATTTGATTGCGAGAATTTCTGAACCACATGGGCAACACGTTCAGGGCAATAATAATCGTCGTCGTCCATAGCAACTATAATATCTCCCTTTGACTCCTTGTTTAGAATATTCCGTTTTGCACCAATTAAGAGTTTTTGTTCATGGCGAATATAGCGTATGTTAGGGATCTTCAATGCAGCGGCTTCAAACACATCTTTAACACAGTCAGTGCCGTCATCAAGAATGACCCATTCCATTTTAGATTTAAGATATGTCTGGGACATGTAGCATTCAATTAAAGATGGGAGAAATTTACGGCGATTGTAGGTTGGAGTAATGACAGAAACAAAGGGTTGCTGCATTCTCTTCTACTACATTTTATATATGAGATATTCTTTAAAATGGATTATAATTCGATAAGTGGGCAACACGAGAAGACGCTTCAACACGACTTCCTAATTCTTGTTCTTGCATAGTTCGTATCCAAGATCTCATAGCTGGAGTATCCGCATAACCAAATATACGTTTATGAAAATCAATAGGTTCTGAAGGATCGTAAGGATTCATAGGGAAAAGGGATTCAAAGTGGGGGGCTTGTATAGTTGGCCAAATAAAGTGGGCTAACTCACGGTATAAGTAATAGGGTATTAAAATAGGAGCAAATATAAATGCATATATGAATCCTAGAACACGATAGGGGACAGCTTTATATAAAAGATCATTGGCAACAAAGCCGGCAATACGAAGCGCAATACAAATATAAAAAATAATCCCTACAACCTGTAATGCTATTGTAAAAGCGGAAGCAATATCATCGCCCCAGCTTGTTTCTTTAGCAGGTTTTTCTTTCTGGGCAGCAGCTTCTGCAGAAGCACTTACAGTTTTTTGAATTCCTGATAAATCAATGGATGCTGTTGCCCCAGATAAATCAATTGTTGGTTCTGTGGCTTTTGCGGCTTTTGTGGCTTTTGCGGCTTCTGCGGCTTTTGCTTCTTCTGTAGGCTTTGCTGCTTTTGTAGGTTTTTTGTCAGTTGCTGCATCTGTTGAACTTGAAAGATCTATAAACTCTTCCTTTGTATTTCCTGAAAGTTTATCAATAATTGCTTGTGATTTTTCAGGTTTTAAAGCCGCAAGTGCAATTTTCAGATTGTTTGTAAGATCTTTATTTAAGGGTTGAAGTTGTTCAACATATGTTGTTTTTCTCGTATTGACTTGTTGAACTGTCAATTCTATATTTGCATTCCACCAGGCAATTTCGGAATCTAGAAAATTTTTCATGGGCCGTATTTGCCAATAAGTTAGACCTGCATCATAATATGTAGGAAGTTCTTTTTCAAAAATATCATATCTTTTTAAAACGGAGTCACGAACTTTCGCACGGAGAGGTGCGGCAGTAGCGACTTCTTCAGCTGTCGGTTTTGACGGTAGTATGGATGATAAAATCGCCGACATGCCTTCTGCTTTGCGCAAGGTAAGAAATTCTATATTCTTTACTAGAGGAGATGAAAGAGGACTGGGTTGTTGTAATCCCCTCTTACAACCGTGTGGAAACCTTGAAAGAAAAGACTTTGAAAGTGCTTCAAGACTATAAGATCCCTCCTTCGAAAATTTATGTATTTGTGGCGAATGAAGAACAAAAAGAATTATATGAAGCAGGTTTGGAAAAGGGATCCGTAGGGCATATTGTGGTGGGTGTAAAAGGATTAGCAGAAGTAAGAAACTTTATATTCAAATACTTCCCGAAAGGAAAACATATTGTGGAAATGGATGATGATATACGGGGATTTATTGAATATGACGAAAAAGCAAAACGTCATGAAAAACCATTAAAGAATTTTGTAGAAATTTGTAATCGTGGATTTGCTGAAGCTAAAAAAGCAGGTGCAAGGCTTTGGGGTGTATATTCAGTCCCGAATGGTTTTTTTATGAAACCTACAGTGACTACAGATTTGCGATTTATTATTGGAAGTTTCTGGGGATGTATAAATCCTGGAGAAGAAATACAAATTCCTTTAGGAAGTGAGAAAGAGGATTATCAACGCACAATATTATTTTGGGAAAAGGATGGAGCGGTAGTGCGTCTTAACTTTGTAGCACCTAAGACTGCATATTATAAAGAACCTGGTGGTATGCAAGAAGGAAATCGTATTGCAAAACAAAATAAGACTGTAAAATCTATGCTCAAACGTTGGCCTCAGTATATTCAGATGAATCCTAGGAGGAAATCTGGATATCCTGAAATACGGCTTACAAATACTACGAAAAAGGTGAAGAAGGTTACTGCGACTACAAAGCATACTTGACATCTCCCATACCCGATTCCACAATATAGAAGTTTATATTTTCAACATAGAAGTTCATGCTGTAAATATAGGAAGAATTCGGAGGAAGAGGATAGACTTGTAAATCAATTTGAAGTCTGCGAATTCTGCTACTGTTCAAAGATCCTGCCGGTTGTGGGGTAGGACTATGAAGTTCAAACGAATAAATCGGAAGTCTGCGATTGGCGCCTCCATCCAGATACTTCCACGGTGTTAAATTGGTGTAAAAGGTGGTTGGTTTAAGTTCTTGTATTTCATTACCATCGGCTAAGATACGCAGGGCTTGAATAATGTCCACTTGTCCTGCAGGCACTAAGAGTCCCGTTGCACTTTCCAATTCAATGAAAGGACTGTTAATTGCTACTGATGTGGGAATCTTAGGGCGTTGAGGCCAGTTCCACCAATTTGTGAAATTTACGGCGTTATTACGATATAAGAGAACATCCGAGCGACGTGGAACTGTGATAATTCTTGTAATCGGGTTATGAATGTCCAAATAAAGAAGACTATTGCTTACAATTTCTGGAAAACTGACAAGAGTCACTTGGCGTGTAAGATACATCAGTGGTGCTGTGGCGAACAAATTTCGTTCTTTTTCCGGAAGGAAGACATACGTGGTATGCAGAGTAGGGCTACATGCCCATGTATTTAACGGAGGAACGGTGGCATTCACATCGGTGAAAAAATTGCGAATTTGTTGATTAGTATTTTCAGTTGTAACGAAATCGGGTTTATTATTCTGTATATTGCTTAATGAACTCATAACACGATAGCCGGGTGCCATGCGAAAACCAGAAAGATCCATTACTGTATAGAGTTGTTGAGAGGGTGTTAAATTGATTGTGACGTCAATTGTATAATACTGTAGGCCGATCAAAGGAAGTGCTTGGCCTTCTTCCGTAAACCAGAATGGGAGAGGCACATAGACCGTAGAGGCTGGGATGGATGGTGTATTATTTTGAGCACCTGAAGGAGTAGAAATGTCATAAAATACTGTGGGATATTCGCCTCCTGTGGCAGTTGGGTTTCCGTAAAGTCCTAAGGCAGGATTGTAGTTTTCGGGAACATCGCCCACAAGTTGTTGCCATTTCTCAAACTTATCTTTCGGAAAGTCAATAAGGGCCTTAGACATCAAATACTCGCCGGTAAATTCCTGGACTTTGTTAGGGCCGGATGTTATATAGACTGATTGGATAGCAGCGGCACCTAGATAGCGAACCCATTGAAACTGATGTTGAGAAGCAGGGCCTGTCTCGGGGTTCATTTTATGCCATTTGCTGTATATGGCGGGGATGTCAAAGGAGAAATACATATCGGACAGTAAGTCACCAACACGATCAATACGGGCTCTGAGTTGCACGGTCTGGTCAAATGGATAGTCGGTAGGACCATCCATAAGTTTTGTCGTTGTTTCAAGAGAGAAATGAGTATATTTCTTAAAGGTTTTGTAAAAATAGGTCATATCGGGGTTGCCCGATAAGATCACATTTTGTGCTCCATAAGCGACTAAACTCACTAGCCCACCTCCAGGCATTCTTCTGATTGATTGGATTAGGTCTTAAGCCTTTTTAGCCTTTCGGTTTTAGGTTTTTAGGCTTAATGCTTTTGTTGCGTCCACCAACTGTCAATCAGGTAGGGAGGTTGATCCAGGCCGCCTGCATTCGCCGAGCAAGTCTTTGAGCTCGGGCCCATATTTAACATGGATTGTATCTCTGAGTAAGTAATTGCATATGAGAAATAATAAAAGTTGCTTATAAATCCAGAGAACTTGCCACTTACTGTCATGTTTTCTCCAGGAGGGATTCCCATGCTCGGTCTCGTAGGGTTATTCTGCGTATTGTCAAAGAGAGTATACGGTGTTGTCACCTTCGGGAATACGGTGAGGGTCTGGTAATTCTGGTAGGGTAGCGTGCCGTTAAACGACTTCTTATTGGCAAGATTGCCGTTTACATAGACTTCCAAAGAATTCTTACGTAGCACGATGGCAAGATGGAACCATTTGTTAAAGGGGATTTGTTCTACATCCACCGTATTGAACCAGCCATCATAGGTGTTCATCACGACACGCAGCACAGGTGATGTATTCTTGCCATTTGAACCACTTACGAATACGCCAGGGCCTAATAAAGGCATCGGGCTGGTCTCATAGCCCTTATAGAATATAGTCTTCCAACCATTTGAACCATCGTCCGTATCTGTGCTCACATAGACGAATGTAGTATAAGAAAACTCAATGCCGGTTAATTGGTTCTCAGAATAGTTCAAGATTGCAGTGTTTGAAGGGTTCGTCGGGTTTTGACGGAAATATTGAGGATTACCGGAGGGGCATGTGCTATCCAGTATGGGCACACGGGCCCCTGTATAACCCGTCCATGACCTTTTCATTTGTTCGGTCATCATATAGGCGAAAAATATTACAGTAACGATGACTAAGGAAATAACAATTTGAGGGAAAACTTCAGAACTGTTAAAGTCCATTCTACCAAGTAAGCGCAAAAATCAGGGATCATAGATATCCTGATTTTTGTTATGGTCCTTACAATTTATAGTTTATATGTGTATGAGCGTATCTATTTATTCTGTTGATCGCACGCCGTGCAGGGATTGAGTTCATTTAGAGTAGAATTGTTCAGATTTGCGTTAACACTGAAAATACTGGATAACCAATTCCAAGCGTTGAAAGGGCCCGCTGGACCATTCTGGTAAATCTTCCACACGGCATCAGGAGTGAGGGCATAATTATAGAAATTACCAGATGCAAAGTATCCTTTTAGATTACCGTTATTGTTCAGGCCAAAATAGGCCGTTCCAGCACCACTCTTTGAACCCAGTGAGAACCCGCTCTTGTATACGCACGACCGGGCAAGCTTTCCGTCAATATACACATCCAGAGTTCGGCTGTTGCCGACTACCGTAATGAGAACCCAGCGCTGGAATTCAATACCATTTACAATATCGCAGCGATCATTGGTGCTAAACGTGGTTCCAGAATTGTAATTATCAATCAAAGAGGACAACGGATAGCTTTCTCCATTTACAGCCGTTAGGCTATTATTGATCTGCTCTTTGGGATCCATGGTGCTCTGGCGGACGACTAAAGAAGCATTTACTGGGTTCAAGCCTACGTAAATGAGAGTATTTCCAGGCGCAGACTTAGAGAAACGATTATTACTGATTTCCATTAAATGTGCGAGTTGGGTGCTACCACCGGGTCCAAGGAAACCCTTCGTGTCGGCCACATAGACCCAGAAACTTGTAGAATACTGACCCGCATCATTTATACCAGTTAATTCTACAGCGGAGACAGCGCCGAGGCCCGAAGATTTATCAGAATTTGCAGAAGTCATTGACGGAGAACCCGTGAGGATCGGGGTTACCGTAGTAGTAGAAGCGGCATATAACCAGCTGTAAACATAATATAAAGATGCGAGCACAAGTATAACGACAATTAATCCTATAAACATCGTGTTCATAGCTCCTCCGCGCATGGTAGGGAATTTACTGTTATTTGAACTCATTCTGTAACAGGCTTCGGATTTTTCCCAAGTATATCACGATACATTCGTAGAATAGACTGTAAAAGGGGATCCTGGGGGAGGTGACACTGAAGGAAATGTATCACAGTTACCAAATAAACAAGAAGATGATCCTGCTGAAGAATACCATTTAGTCCAAGATAGAGGCGGCTGGTCGATGTAAAAGGGGATTCCACGTGTATTTAACAAGCTTTCCATATCTTTTTTCACATCAGGACCATAATAGGCACTTGTATATCCCGTAAAGAAACCGATCTGGCCTTTCCAGTCCGTAGACCCTGAAGGCATAGACATCCATTGAAGTATGGAGTCGGGTGGGATCGGGACATAGTCGGTAAGTTTGCTCACTTGTAACTTAGAGCCGTAATATACATCAAATCTGCGCCCATCTTTTACAATTGTAATTGCTGTCCACTTTTGCAGAGGAATCGCCGGAAGAGGTATACTTTCCATATAGTGCTGAGAACTGTCCGTGCCTGTGCGGACTTTGAGAAGTGCCGGAACATACGGCTTATCGTTTTGACTGGTATAGCCTGATGCCCAGAGTTGAACGTAGTCACCAATACTGAGTAGATTTGTCAGATATCCTGAAGCAGAACTGGTAAGTGAACAATTTGAACAATTTGTGGCCGTGCACATACAGGATTTGAACGAATAATCCCCACAATTCGGCGCAAAACTTGTTATAGGTTCGGTATCCTCGATACAATCCACCTTTGCCACTGTGCGCGGTGCATATTGGACATAGATCGCAAACCGAATTGTGCAAGGGGCATCGGTCCAAGCAAACGCTGTTCTCGGTAAAACAAGTTGATTGGGCACCGATAAGTCATACGTCGCTTGTGCACCTTGATACGGAGTTTTGTTCACGTTTATAAAATAAAGGACAAGTGTAACGACGGCTAATACAACGGCTACGAAGAGAATCAACTCCACGAGCATTCTACTAACGGGCTAGCATGTTGATTGTCGTTTGGAAGGTTCGGGGGGTAAATTGAAATCGGATTTTAGTGCCAAGGCGGGTTGTGCATTCAGCACTTCTGCATAAGTAATTGCACGAGGCCATACATGGAAATTCTGCACGAATACTGTCTGAGCCGGCAAGTTTGCCCAGATAGGTGCAGAGAAGAAGACCTGGTTTCCTGATGAAGCACCTTGGGCTCCGTTCACTTCCAGAGTTTTAGGGAGGACACGTTGAAAGGTTTGTTTTCCGTTCAAATACAAAGTAAACAAACTATCTTCCACAACAACACTGATTCTGAACGGTGTATAGAGAGGGACGTTCTTAATATAAGGACAACTGTAGTTTGTAGACGTAATTCCTGAAAAGAAAGTAAGGGCAAGATCGTTTGTTTCTGTTAAATATAGAATCATTGAAGATTTCTTGCTCATGTATGTTAAGAAATCGTCCATTGAAGGGGAAGTAGGGGGTGCTAAAGGGGGTTGGTTGGGTTGGGGAATACTGCTCTTGTATAAAATCAGACGGGTCGTAGGATTTGAATCAGTGATTCTGCGGACGAATAAATCTATACAAAATGAAAAATTCTTAATAAACTGATTTCCAGCTAAGGCATCACCTGTAACGGGGACTATAGAAGAAGGGACGGGCTGGATCTTTGTATTCCAGTAAATAATATCCGTTGTTTTGCCAGGAACAAGAATGATTCCTTTTCCACCAGGCATAAATGTGAAAATAGGTGTTACACGAAAGTGAACAAGGATTGCGATAAGAAATAGTAGAAACAAATACATAAATAAATAAAACATGACATTCAAGAAATAGGATCCACGTTCAGGTGTAATGCTATTTGCCACGCTAGTATAAGCATGGTAGGTAGTATTTTTTATAGCATTTGCTGTAGCATACCCAACAGCAGTTGCAGTTACAGTTGCAGATGCAGATGCAGATGCAGCAGAGGCAGGCTTCAGAATATTGGCAATAGTTGATTCTCTTGAATTGCTCATTCTGCTTCTGTTACTTGCGTCTTCTTTTTGTCTGTCTTTCGCAAAGTAGTATTTCTCGGATTGAATCCGATTTTCTTAAAATACTTGCGAGTCTCGTTATTCTTGCATGCTCTCAGTTTTTCACGTAAGTAGCAAACAAACGATACACGACTAAAGGGTTGTTCAGCGCCCAGAGTTCCTGTTTCCACGTCATCTTTATGAATTCTCGGCAGGTCCTTATTGGCCTTCTTATCTTCTTCCGTTTGATACAGTTTCGTATTACAGTGCCATTCGTGAACATCCATCGCCAAGAAATCGCCCGTTCGGACATTAAATCCGATTTTGAACTGCGGAAATAGGGTATATCCTCCGTGATAATGGCCACGCTCAATAACGGACAAGTTTCCATACCCTTCTCGGAAATCACCAGCATCTCGGTGCAAAGCCGTGCGGAAGTTGCGATTGATAGTTACCGATGAAAAGGCTGTATCTGAAATGTGTAAAAGAGGTTTCTCTTCAGCGGCCTTACGTTGTAGGGCGTATCTATCGGGGACAAGAGTCTTGAAACATTGGTCAATGGCTCGAATGAAAGGTAGGCCATGTTTATAATACTTCCAGTAACGCATTGTATAGGAAGTAAGACGGCAAGGAAGTTTCATGAAGGGAGTGGCGTCGAAATAACCGAGGACGGAACTGAATACATTGTTATTGACACGCATTTTACTTACCGTTTTTCCATCCAGCTTGTATTTAGCAGACCAGCCACTGATTTCGGTAGGATTCTTATCTTTCCAATACTTCCCTTTTACATCAATCGGGCCAGCAGCGGCTCCTCGGTTTCGTGAAGGCGAGGCTGTGATCCAGAATCCTTCCCAACCAGTTTTTATGATGGCGGGGTCAATTACTTGCTTTCTCAACTTAGCGAGGAGTTTTTTACCTTCCGAAGTTTCCACATAGATATCGACATCTTCATCGTAAATCTTGTCAATGTCTTCCTCATCAAAATAGTGACCTTCTTTTTTCTCAATTTCTTCATTTGTAAGAACGGGTTTCACAGTAATTTCTTTAACAGATTTTTGTATAGGTTTTGCAGATTTTGGAAGAGCAAGGCCTTCATAAATTTCTGGAGGGAATTTTGTAAGAGTGTCTTGTCCTTGCATCTGCACCATCTAAGGATTATCAAGAAAAGAAGATTTAGTAGATAAAAATGGAAGTTATAGATGCCATTATATATATTAATCTAGAGTATCGTAAAGATCGTAGATTTCAAATGGAACAAGAGTTTGCACGAATGGGTATTAAAGGTGTTAAAAGGTTTGAAGCGATTTCTCATAAAGAAGGACTCATTGGTTGTATGCAGAGTCATTTGGCAGTCTTAGAACTTGCTAAGAAAAATGGGTATAAAAATATACTGATTTTTGAAGATGACTTTGAGTTTCTAGTGTCAAAGGAAGAACTTGATTCGGATCTGAGATCTGTCCTGGGTTATGGCTTGGCGTATGATGTTTTGATGCTGGCATATAATATGAAAAAATCGGCACCTCTATCTTCTCAGAAGACTATATTCAAGGTTCTAGAAGCCCAGACAGCATCAGCTTATATTGTGCATGAATCCTTTTACAATACATTAATAAAGTGTTATAGGGATGCTTTACCTTTATTAAAAGAAACGAAACTCTGGGATATTTATGCAAATGATCAGGTCTGGAAGAAGCTACAGCCTGAGGCAAAATGGTATGCATTTACAAGACGCCTTGGAAAACAGAGAGAATCATATAGCGATACAACACGGCGAGTTGAGAATTACGGGGTCTAATATGTATGTCTTATGCCTTATGCCTTATCCAAGATACCAGAATAGGCCGATGGCAGAGCCTGTAACAAGAGCACCGAGCCCCAGGCCTTTCAGAAAGAATTTATAATCAGCTTCTACAAAATCATCATATTTCCAGACAGGTGAACGACCCCTATGACCCAGGCGACCGTAGTATTCAAGGACTTGAGATTCTGTAAATATAGGTTTATCAAGAATCTTATTCACTTCATTGTGAAGTAGTATTGTCCAGCGAAACAAATCTGACTTGCGATCTAAGTGTGGTGTTATAGGGTATTTCTCTAAGTGCATAATGTAGTGTTCTTTACAAATAGGGCAGGGTATAAGAATTTTCAGACTTTCATAAAATTCTTTTGCCGCCTTTTTATGTGCATGCGAAGGTTCTACAGGATATCCAAGGGCGACAATATGTATAGTATGCCAGAAAAAAGGCCCCCATGCTTCAGGCGGAATATGCATTCTAAATATGGCGTAGAATAAGGGCTAAACATATAAGCCGCATAACTACAAGGAATGGAACGGCATCATAGTAGTTATCGTAATAATCAGCCGACAATCTGCACAAACTGTGGTGGTCATGGGCACGTATTTCGTCAATGTATTGCACCCGTCACCAGTTATGGCGTGATTATGGTGCGGCCTCAAAAAGGATTTGATATTGCGAATTCGTTATCGAATAATCCGGGTCTTGTTACGGGGATGGAAGGCCAGAATCTTGAGTTTCTCCTGATTCAGCGCCGTGACAGCCTAGGATTTATTGAACTCATGCGTGGGCGTTATAAGATAACAGATATTGACTATATTCGTCTACATCTGGGTGCAATTACGGATGAGGAGCGCAATAAATATCGTGAGGGGCCTTTTGAAAAACTCTGGAGTGGAATGTGGGGTCTAGATCATTCACATTTATACAAGAATGAATACGAGATTGCAAAAGGTAAGTGGGAGCAGATTCATACAGGTGTGACCGATTTACAGGGGAAATTCTGGACGATCGAGGAAATTATTGCTTCTGCCCCTCCTGCTCCCGCAACACCTGAATGGGGATTTCCGAAGGGTCGCAGAGATGCGCAAGAGAGTGACTATGTATGTGCGATGCGTGAGATGTTTGAGGAGACTGGTGTAAAAGAGTCGCAGGTGATTCCCATTCAGAATTTGGAGCCTTTAGTGGAATCTTTTTTCGGAAGTAATCATGTCCATTATTGTCACAAATACTATATTGTGTGGGTGCCTGCAGAGATAAAGGTAGAATTCGACGACGCCAATGATACAATGCGCCGTGAGATTGGAAATCTGAAATGGTTTTCTTTGAGTGAGGCATTGAAGCATTTGCGTGAAGAGAATATTGAAAAGCGTGAAGTTTTGCTCAAAGCTGCATCCATGTTTCGCAATTTATGCCCGTTTCCTGTGCGGCCTAAGATTGGTTCAAAAGCGACCTAGATAATCTATTCTAAAAACTAGAGAATGGCGGCGAGTGCTCCTGAAAGTCAGGCCCTATTAGAAAGATGGAGACGTGAAAGGGATCCTGTCGTGAAAACGCAACTTGTGGATGAATTGATTGAAAATGGCATATTTGCAGGAAAAGATGAAGAAGAATATGAAATTGAGGGGGGTCTATATCCGGATGTAGATGATCCTCAGCTCTTACCGAAATTACTGAAAAAACTGGAATTCCAAGAATCTAAACAAAAGGCCATTACTTCCAAAGATATTGAGGAGGATAAAGATCGTTGCCGAAGTTCTGAAGATTTTGAAATCACTCCCGTTCAGCGATTTGTCCAAAGGCTCTTGTCTCCACGCACACCGTATCGTTCCGCTCTCCTATTTCACGGCGTGGGTGTCGGAAAAACGTGTGCAGCCATTACGTTGGCCGAATCTTATTTATACGAATATCCTGGAAGAAAGATCTATATTATTGCACCTCCCAATATTCAAGAAGGATTTAGGCGCACCATCTTTGATCGTGAAGGATTGACTGTCGCCACAAAAACAACGTCAGCGAGACATCGGGGTTGCACAGGGAATACCTATCTGGATTTAACAGGTTCTATGAAAGAGCCGAATCGTGGTATTATTGAAACACGAGTCGCCAAAGCGATAAAAGGGCGCTACGAATTTTTTGGCTATACTTCCTTTTACAATTATATCATAAGTCTTCTGAATAATGTTGAAAAATCCAAGTCTCTTACCGCATCTGCAAAGGAAACTGCAAAATACGAAATCCTTAGGGCGGAGTTCTCAAATCGTGTCATTATTATTGACGAAGCGCACAATTTACGTGACAATCCTTTGGAAGCAGAAGATGACACGGCAGATGATGCTACCGTTGCCGATACTGCAGAATCAAAAGCTGGAAAGAAACTTACGCCATATTTACGTGAAGTGCTTGAATCCGCCGAAGGGACTACCTTGTTATTAATGACTGCAACTCCTATGTATAATAGTTATGTTGAAATTGTATTTTTACTGAATCTTTTATTAACGAATGACAAGTTTCGTAATATGTATCCTGAAGAAATTTTCAATATGCGTCGTAAAGATCAAGGCATATTTACACCGAGTGGTAAGAAACTCCTTGGACGAGTGGCTTCCAAATACGTATCATTTATGCGTGGTGAAAATCCTCTTACATTTCCTGTTCGTCTAGAACCTCAGGCAACTACACGAATGACGATATGGCCGAAAGTATCTCCTAAAGGGGAATTTATTGATACAGAAGATCGTGAAAACTGTGTTCGCCTACCGTGTGTCCAAGGGTTTTTTTCACGTGAAAGCGAACTTATGTATAAGGAACAGACATCTGCAATTGTTCGCTCTTCAGAAGGTCTAGGAATTACGAATATGGACATCTTAATTCAAGCAGGAAATTGGATTTTCCCAGGAGATGAAGGTGATGAATTTCTGGAAAGAATCCGTCAACAAGGGTTTGAGTCAACGTTCAGTAAGGAAAGAAAAGGAAGTCTTATATATTTTAAAAACGTAAATGAGGAAAGAGGGGCTTCTTGGCTACTTGATACAAATCTTCCCGCGGCAAGTGGCAAATGTGCTATTCTATTACAACGTATAAATAACTGTCATGGGGTGGCCTTTGTCTATAGCCGTTTCGTTGCCTCTGGGGCTTTAACCATTGCTCTAGCTCTAGAAGCAAATGGTTATACATGCTGGAACCGTGAGATAGGATTTTTAGCAGAAGGAAATCAACATCCTCTTGGAAGACAGTGCGCACTTTGCCCACGTCATGAAAATAACCACGGATCTGTGTTAGAGGAAGGTGGAATCCCTGCGCACACATTCAAGCCGGCCAAGTATGTCTTACTTACAGGATCAGAAGAACTTTCTCCTAATAATGCCAAGTGTATTGATGCAGCACGTTCTGCGAAAAACAAGTTCGGCGAGGACGTCAAGGTTGTTATCGGTTCTCAGATTGCTGGTGAAGGCCTTGACTTGCGGTATATCCGTGAAGTCTTTGTCTATGATAGCTGGTATCACTTGAACAAACTGGAACAAGTCGTGGGCCGTGGTATTCGCAACTGTTCCCACGCAGCTCTCGACAGGTCTATGAAAAATTGCACAATTACTCTTTTAGTGAATGGATATGCAACGGAACCTGTCATGGAAACCATTGATATATATTCGTATCGCCAAGCGCTGAAAAAGGCCATTGTTGTAGGAAATGTGACCCGTGTTCTAAAAGAACAAGCAATTGATTGTAGTTTGAATAAGGATGCGATTATAGTAAAAGGCCTTGATCCTGTAGTTATGATAGATAGCCAAGGAGTTACTCGTCCTCAGGTAAATATCAATGACACTCCTTTAACACCGATGTGTGACTGGCTTATGGATTGTAATTATGAATGCAAGGCGGCAGATGGAAATTTGCTGACATTAAAGATTCCTTCAGAAGATCCAGATACATCTACATATGACGAATATACAGCACGTTTTCAGATTCACAAATTATTAAATTTTTTTAGGGATGTTATTGCAAAACATACGCCGTTTATTACCTTTGAGAAAATTCAGAATAATGAGAATTTTAAATCTATTCCTCGTCCAGTTCTAGCTGCTTTGTTAAAGGAGATTGTGGATCGTAAAGAATTTCTTATTAATACAGATCACGGACCCTTTGGACCAAGTGGCCCTGGTCATATAATATTGAAAAACAGTTACTATGTATTTCAACCTGAACTTTTACAAGATACGTCTATACCGATTGCACTGCGATTGGCGAATATTCCAATTCCTAGAGATAATTTTGAGCGTTATAAACCTTCAAAGATTGAAAAAGAAGTAGAGCAAGTTCAAGAGGAAGAGGAGGGAATCTTAGATTCTGAAGATTCGCAGGATTTATGGACTGAAGTTCTGGAATGGGCGGCCGACATTTATAACGGAACTGCAAGTGTAGAATCCGTGCCTGCAGGCCTTATTGCTGAAGTGGAGAAGTTGCGTAAATTTCAGTCACTGATGAAAAGTCAAAAAGAACGTCTGGAAATGATTGTGTGGAGATATGCAACAATTAACGATTTGCCAGAAGTTCGCCATAAATTTGCAGAAGTTGTGCGAGAGTATATGTGGGATGAATTTCTTACTGTAGAAACGAAAAAACAAATTCTTTCCACGCAATGGAATGACCCTGTTCTACGAAGCGTTGCGAAAGATGCATTCTGGGAAATGGATGGGGGTTTATATATACGAGTCATGAGCGACTCTTCAAATGATATTGAATACTTATGTGTGGAGGGTGAGTCAGTTAGCCCATGTCCTCGTGCTATTGTTGAAATTCTTGAAAAACAGCGAGCTCTAGATCCTTTGCTGAAAAAGGCCATAAATGTTCTAAATACAGGATTCAAATACGGATTTATTGCGTTTAATCCAAAGAAGAAGCAGTATGTATTTAAAAAAGGTGTTCCGCCAACTCCAAATGGAAAAGTTACACGTGGTTCTGAATGTTCAATCAATAGTGCTACTACAGAAGAATTGAAACTCTTGGAAAAATTTGCAGATTCTCTACGTAGTTCAGGACATTCGGATCTGGGTATCAATGATGCAGAATTAGGTCGTAGGCGTATTGCGAATTCTGTGCGTATTTGCACAGTAAGTGATTTAATGCTGCGTTATATGGACAAAGTGTCTTTAAAGAATAAGAGATGGTTCTATCGTCCTTTGGAAGCAAAGCTGCATAATCATCCTTTACGTTGAATGCAGTAAGAAACACAGCCATCCATTCCTTTCGCAATCATTTCCCACCCTCGTGTTTCACAAAATGTATCCACGGCTCTTCCCACACCAAAATCATATTGATTTTTACATTTTTCGTAATTAAATTCATAATCATGTCCCATTATAAGTGAATTAGAGTCTTTTTTCATTTTATCTTCTATAGAATAAAGATCATTTAGACATTCTTGATATCGATGACATGCATCTAAATATACCCAATCAAAGTGAGAATAAGGAAGTTTAGGTATTATGTTATACGACCATTCTTTGACTATATGAACATTCGGATTCTTTGAAAAACGATTTACAGTAATATCACAAAGAACTTTGGAAGGCATGTGGATAAAATTATTACCATGTTCGTCTGCACAAGGAATATCTGTAATTCCCAAGTCCCAGGCATCAATCAGAAGAAGTTCTTTAGGATTTGTTATACTTAAGAGTTTCTGTGAAAATTCTCCAGCGTAAACACCAACCTCACACCCGACTGTATTTTTTGGCACCATGTTACGTATCATTTCATCACGTGAATCAAATATCTGGATAGACTTCATTATTAATTCTTCTAATAGAATATCTTTAAACAATTAGAATGAAGTGGTATGGAATATACTTCTTCATACTAAAGATATTAGTAATGATTCAATTCCTCTTTGTAATATTCAAAAAGGGGACTAAGGATACGGCTTTATATATAGGATCTGAAATCTTATTCAAGGTATCAATTGGGCTCTTCCTTATGTTATTTTTCTTTGTAAATAAGTTTCCCGAACTTCACCACGTTGATCAATTAATTATATCGTTTGGAGGATCTTTATTAATATATGATGCGGTATTTAATGATTTACCCAAGTTAATAGAAATGTATAATATTTACATTCCCTATATTAACCCAGAATAATCCACTCCTTTGGAAAAAGGGAATACACATCAAGACACATCCATCGCTGAGGAACATACACGGGGGCTCGCTTCCCATGGGTGCCTAAAAACGCTCCCCACCAACTAAAAGTAGAATTGGCACAAATAGCTCCTGCCGTGCATTTACTCATGCATGCAAGACTTTCTAATTCATCATCTGACTCATATATTTCAAAAATATTTGAAGAAAAAAAGGGCTCCGACTTTACCCAGTTTATATCATCAGAAAATACAAGAATCTTTTGAACGTTTGTAGTTTGTAAAAGGTGATCTACTGCTACTTTATAATATTCAACAGGCTGAATATAATGAATATCAGGTTTAGTTAAATAATCACCGTGACGAACGTGTAAAAAGGCATAATTAGAATAATCAGGAATTTTTGCACGATAGTCTTCTAGACCTTTCAAAAACAAGTTGCGAATTTCATTTTCAAAGACTTCAATGGGTGGATAAAACTGATAATAACCTATCATAAGTGTGCCAGCTTGTATGGCTTCAGGAAACCATGGATAAAAAGAGTAATGTAGTTCGAATTTTCTATAATCAGAAAAAACTTCAATATCATCTAGTGAAATAGGAAGATGTGTTCCAAAGTATTTAAAAACAGAATCATTGTAATTATAATGTTTTATATTATGAGGATTGTTTTCTAAAGTATTTTGTAAAATATATAGAGGTGCATTTGTATATTTATGTACAATATAGCCAGCGGTTATAATAAACATTTGATTTCCCAGGCCGCCCACAACACATGGGATAATTCCTTTTTCAAGAGTTTTAGTATCCATTCTTGAAACGTATATAATTTTATATTTAGAATCTTTATACCTAAGGGATCTTTATAGGCCCGTATGGGTCTCTATAGGCCCGTATGGGTCTCTATAGGCCCGTATGGGTCTCTATAGGCCCGTATGGGTCTCTATAGGCCCGTATGGGTCTCTATAGGCCCGTATGGGTCTAAAAAATGAAAGCATCATGTAACGATAGAGGAGGTCTCGGCACCATGGAACAAATTGCAGTATTTCAAGAAAAGGTTGCTCTTTCTCCAATTGATCTTCGTGCTGATATTCGGTCGTTTGATGATATTCTTTTGAAAAAGTTGAAGGTGCAGCTAGAAGGAAAATGTTCAAAGAATGGTTATGTAATTCCTGGGACTTTAGAGATTCTAAGTCGCTCTCTCGGATTTTCAGAGAAAGGGCGTGGGACAGCTGACTTTCTTTATTATGTGAAAGCCCAAGGAAAAGTTTACAATCCTCCCGATGGTCTAGTGGTGGAAGGTGAAGTGATGTTAAAGAATAAGATGGGGTGCTATGTAATTCTGGACAATGCGATTCGTATTATGATTCCTCGTGATTTACATATTGGAAATGAAGAGTTTGACAGTATTGAGTTAAAGGATCGTATTCGGATTGAGATTAAGAAGTCACAATTCCGAGCAAATGCCACGCATATTCTGAGCATTGGGCAGTTCTTGGGTAAGGTTGGAGGTGATGAAGTTGTTGGTTCTGCTGCCTCTGCAGCTTTGGCTGCGGAAGAAGAGAGTCTTCAAGAAGAAGCCAGTGAAGAAGAAGGGGGGGAATGAGTCAAGGCAAAGATGTAGAATTTGAAACCCGCAAAAAAATCTTTGAAGAAGTGAAGATTTTTACGCGCACCGAACAAGAGGAGCTTTATAGAATTCTACGGCGCTGCAATGAAGAAATGAGTGAAAATCGTAATGGCATCTTTTTTGATATGATGGCATTAAAGTCACAGACGATTGAAAAGATACAGGAATGGATACAATTCTGTCATAAGAATCGTGCAAGCTTTGAAACTCGTGAGAAAGAGATGACGACTCTTGCCGAGGAAATTCATGTCGGCGGTGAAGATTAATTATCAGGAATACCAAAAATATATGCTAATAATGATTTCAATATACCTCTGTATAAAATACATATTTCTAAATGATGTGTTTCTCCATTATCAGAACAAAGGCCATCGTCTACATGCATTGTAAAATTAAAAATACCTTCCGTATTTGAATATTGTTTATTTGTATGAACTGCGAGTATAGAAAAATTATCATAATTATATTTATTTTTAATATATTCCTGTATATTTAGTAATTCTGCATAATTATCATTATAGCGATTTCCCATTTCATTGTAAAAATCTGCTTCACTTGTATATACAAAAAGTATTTTCTTTTTTTCTTCTAAAGCATTCAATAAACGTGTAAATCTTCTTTTGAATTTTTCAATAGTTTCTTCATACTTTTCATTAATATCATAATGTCCAAACCAAACACCGTCGGCCGTACTTACAACATTCTTACTTGGAAAAAAGTCTTCCTGATTTTTCAAATATTTTAAGATTAGTTTAGGAGTTGTTGGGATACAATCAAATGGATATGCTTCTTTATAAATTTTCAATTCTCTTAAAATCATAGCGGATGGACATTTATTACCAATTGATATTATAGCATCATACTTTGATACATCTATATGAACAGATGAGATTTCATGAGAAATTTTATACATTATAATTATGTTAATTAATATTAATGTATAAAAATTACGAAAAATCGCTAGCCTAAGGCTTTCGCACGACATCTAGGTAAGGTATAGGCAACAATGGACATTTTTTTAAAAGCTATTGACAAAAATCCCTTTGGTAAATCCTGTGTTCCAGCATTTACCAAAGATAAAGTGAGTCTTGTGTCAAAGGGTGGGTTATGGGGTGCAGAGCGTATTCGCCTCCTACCTTCTCGTTTAATCACTGCATGGCTCATGCTTGAAGATCCTTTAATGCGAATTGCCGGGGAAGGATATCGTGCTGGAGAAGTTCGCAATAAATCCTTTGAGATTCAGGCCGAGGCGGTGGCGAATCTTCGGGGCAATCGTAAGCTGACAAAAGCCAAAATGGGCGATGCTCTATCCGCCTTGCAGCCTACGGAGGATCAGACTAAGATTATTGCGGCTGTGCTCCTGGCCACTAAGCAAGTGCAGACCGTGTGTTTTGATGAAGAGAAAAAGACGGTGTGGACAGTGCCTGAAGATTTGCGGGCCTGGAGTCGTGGACGCAAGACTCTTTGGGTAAGTGGCCCTCATTGTGATACGGCATTAGAATGGGCATCTGGCCTTGAACCTTCTCTTGGAAAGTGGCTAAGTGATCGTGAAGATGAAGGATGGAAGATTGGATGGCCGATTGCCGAGGGAACGATGGAAGAAATGAAAAAACTTGTTACCGAGCGTGGAATTCAGCCGAAACCTGCCGAGTTCGGAGCCAAGGTGAAAAAGGAGGATTGGGCAAGGACTTTAGGGCGTTGCCAGGCTGTGGAACATCTTGGCCTCTAGAGAAGCGTAACACCCGACGATGCACTCGCAATTAGAAAAGCACCAAAGTATGTTTTCAAAGAAGCTGCTTCATTGACAAAATACTTGCCAAATGCATAAGAGCTAATGACTCCAACAAAAGATAAAAGACTAAATACAATGGTTGACACATTATTAATACTGTAAAATCGTAAGCAATAACCTGCAAATCCTATAATAAGATTAAATAGAGCCATATTTCTCCAATTTACAGGATTTGTATCAATCGTCGGGATTTGTTTCGTTATTAGAAGATATGCTCCAAATATGAATAATGCTCCAGGATAGAGATATAGCATAGAATCAATCGGATTCGAAGTTTTCGTATTACGGATAACAAGAAACATCAGAGTTTCAGATAATGCTGCAAAAAGTCCCGCCCAAATTGCCAGGCCCTGTGGTAATTTCAAGAGATTTTCCCCTTTCACTTCTTCATTCGGGATTTCTTGAGATATTATAATGGTTCCTATAAATCCTAAAAGAAGAAAGGGGATTGCATATATGCTTATTTCTTCTCCAAGAAACAGAATTCCAGCAATTACATTCATTATCGGATATGTGTAAAAGAGCGACATTGCCGTTCCAGCAGACAGATTTGAAAATGCAGCATATGAGACAAATACGTGAAAAATGGTAAGAAGCCCGTAAATGAGTGATTTAGAAATATCAATCTTCTGACCTGTATAAAATATGAGAGCGCCAATAGTAAATAGTAAGAATCTGGACAAGAGTTGTGTATGAAAATTTGTAGGAATATTTTTAATGAGTATGGGATAAAGTGATAATGTAATTTCACTCGTAATTACACCAAGATTTCCTAGGAGAGACATCTGTATATTAGGTGATATGTGAATGTATAAAAGGAGTATCTAAAATTGATGATAGAATTAAAGCTTTTCTCCAGGTCTCAACTAGATCAGCCATGGAACTCTATCCGGCCGAGGTAGAGAGTCTTAAACGGCTCATAGAGGAGTGGTATATTCACGATGAAAGAGAGCTAGAAGCTACTTTCAGCGGGAAAACCGCTTCAGAAACAACGACATTCTTGGCGGTTGCCCAACGTTTGGAGTCAAAGGGGTTTCGTGCTCTGCCGCAAGAGGATCGTTTGAATATTATTACTCCTGAGCAAGTGCGTTTTACCATTACCGGAATGGGCAATATTGAAAACTATTGTCGTAGTGAAAGCCTTGAGAATGTTCCATATGAGGCCATGATTAAAGATCGTGCAGGGGCTGAGTCAAATGTGGACATTAAAGAATACGATGTGCGAGTAAAAGTGCGTCGTGAGATCAAACTTGCCGGAAACGATCCTGTAGTCAATAAATTGATAGGGCGGTGGGCTGTGCAAAAGAAGGCATTTCGTATTATGCGCCGTTGGACATTTCTTGACGAAAAAGGCGGAGTTCGTTTTGATCTGAGTATGGTTCGCAGTTCGGCCAAGGATTCAAGGAAGAACTATCAAATGACGAGCACTTTTAAAGAACAGGATATTACCAATAGTCCTGCTTCTTATGAACTTGAAGTGGAATTACTCAGACCCGAGGGAGATGTTCAAGAAACGCCTGAACAATCTACGGCAGGTCAGGCCAAGGCTTTGAAAGATTTGATTCGTGGTGTAGGTGAAATACTCCGAGGAATTCAGAAACATAGTATTCTTATTCGTAAATCCACTGCGGCGAAGGTGTTAGAGGGATATACTGCGTTGGCCAAGACGGATCGTTTCCGTGGTGTTGCCCCTATAACTATGTTGCTGGAAAACATGACGAAAGAACGGAAGAAGGGTGTGCCGAATATTCGGGATGGATACAATGTGACGGACAAGGCAGATGGTCTGCGCATGATGGGTTATTGTGACGATGAGGGTGAGCTCTTTATGATTGATATGTCTTTGAACGTCTATCGCACGGGCCTGGCTCGCCTAGCATGTGCAAATGCACTCTTGGACGGCGAATTTGTGACACGGGATCGTGAGAATAAGCCGGTTCAACAATTCATGACCTTTGATTGCTATATTGGGATGGACAAGAAGGATGTTACACAACTCCCTTTTGCTTCTCAAAGAGAAGGAGCAACCGTAGAGGGTGCAGATCGGCGTGACAACAGTCGTTATGGTGCTATGATGTCGTGGATAGAGCGCTGGAATGCCGGGGAGGGACCAGCCATCATGCGAACTGCAGGTATTACTGAGCGGAATAAGATCTTGGTCTCTGCCAAGAACTTCTTGTTCGCCTCTGCGGGCGACTTGAGTGTATTTCAAGCCTCGGCACGTATTCTCGATTCTTCTAAGGTGTATCACACGGATGGTTTGATCTTGACACCGAATTCTCTGCCTTTACCGCAAAAACCGGGGGTAAAGTTTGCGGAACAATTAAAGTGGAAACCATCGCATGAAAATACAGTAGATTTCCTTATCTTATTTGACAAGGACACAGAGCAAAAACGCCTGGATGCTGTATACACGGGTGTAAAAGGGAGTGTAGGTGGGGCTGGGGGTGGGGCCACGGTTCAATACAAGACTATGCACTTATATGTGGGCAGTGATATGGATGCTGCTTATGAAGATCCTCGTGGCACGGTCTTATTTGAACAGCCTTTGCCTGGGATGCGGCAGCAGCAGATGCGGGGTCCTCGGCGCAGAGAATACAAACCCGTCCTCTTCAATCCAACGGAGTTGCCGGATACAATGGCGAATACATGCTTTGTTGAGATTGAACAGAGTCTCACTGGCGAAGATGCAGTAGTTCGTTGTGAAAACGGCGATCCTATTGAAGATCGCAGTATTGTGGAAATGCGTTATGAGCCGAAGAATGACGAAGGATGGCGCTGGATTCCTATGCGTATTCGTTATGACAAGACTGAGCGTTTCCAGCGTGGGGAGATTGGGCGCACTTTGAATAAGGACGAGGCTGCTGAAGGTGTATGGAACAGTATTCACGAACCGGTCACTCAGTTCATGATTCGCACAGGGTCGGAGCAACCTTCGGCGGCAGAGTTGGCGGAAATTGGTGGTGCTGTTGCGGCCTTGGCTTCAGGCGAGATTGGCAAGGTGTATTATGAACGCAAGGGTCCTAAGAAAGACTTGATGATTGTAAAAGGGCTGCGTGAATTTCACCGTCGTTATATTAAGGAATCTATCTTGCTGGCTCGTGGCCTGCGTGGCGGTGGCAAGAGTTTAGTGGACTTGGCGTGTGGTCAAGGGGGTGACTTGTGGTCATGGGTGAATTTCAATACGAATTTCGTTTATGGCACAGATATTGCAGGAAATGGTATTCGTGATCCGCATGATGGTGCGTATCGCCGGTATTTAAATGCAGTGATGAAGTATGGAGGATATGAGAATGTGGCTCGGATGATCTTTACGATCGGCAGTTCGGCCAAGAATTTGGCAACAGGTGAGGCGGGTGCGAATTCGGAAGAGGCGAATATTATGCGATCTGTCCTGGGCCGTGTGGCACCAGATGGACCCGTGCCGCCATTTGTGAAGAATTATGGGGCAGGGCGTCTACGTGATGGTGCGGATTGTGTGGCGATTATGTTTGCCATTCACTATTTCTTTGAAACGGAGGCGAGTTTGGCCGGATTTATGCGGAATGTGAGTGATTGTCTGAAGTTGGGCGGATTATTTGTGGGCTGTTGCTTTGATGGGCAGAAGGTGTTTGATGCTTTGCGGGCAATTCCTGAAGGTGGATCTCTGAAAGGTGAAGAAGCTGGGGCTGAAGTGTGGAGAATTACTAAGAAATATACGGCCACGGATTTGACGAATGGGGTGGATTCAATCGGTTTACCGATTGATGTGAAATTCGTAAGTATCGGCACAGAACAGCGTGAATACCTTGTGTCATTTGACTTACTCAAGGCAGAAATGGCCAAGATTGGTTGTGATCTCCTTACACCGGCTGAGTGCAAGGAACTGGGGTTAATGAATAGCACAGAAACATTTGAAGATACATTTGCAGCGGCAACGAAGCGTGGTGAAAAGTTCCCGATGACGCCTGTGGTGCGTCAATACAGTTTCTTCAATCGTTGGTTTATCTTCAAGCGTAGACGGGGATTGGCTTCGGCAGAAGTTGAGGAAGAAGTAAAAGCAGAAGCAGAAGAATCTAGAGGGAACTCGGCAGAGAAACTTTTGGATGAAGCTTTGGGGGCCCCTGCAGCCGTGCCGCCACCGCAACAAGCAAAGAAGACATACCCTTTAACACAGCTCTTCCAATTCTATATGGATGCCAGTCTTGCAGATAAACTCAAGATCGGTGATCCTGGTGCTGCCCGTTGGCTAGCACCTTCTGCGCAATTCCCGATCAAAGATAAGGATGATGATGTCGTATATCCTAGCATTGAACATTACATGGCAGGAATGAAATATAAACTTTCTTCTAATAATCCGAATCTGGGTCCTGATCTCTTCTCCAGTGGAGGAACAATTCACCAAGAATTCCAGCGTATTCGTGCAACCGAGACGGCTCAAGGAACACGTGCTTTGACAGATGAACGTGAACGTGAACTTCTAAAACAAGAAAGGGCAAAAGTGCAGCTTGAAAGTTCCATTCCTGCATTTAAGAAATATCGCACATCCTATGATTCTACGAAGTGGATGACTATAAAGGATTCTGTGTTAAAGAGTGCTCTAGAATATCGTTGGGAACATGATGTGCGCTTGCGCAAGATTATAGAGGCAGCGAAGGTAAAGGGATTATATCTTCTCTATTACACAGGCACAGGAACGGGTTCTGAATTAGGTGGAAAGAGAACAACAACTGGTGCAATTGATGGTGAGAATAAGGTGGGTGAGATCTTGATGAGATTGGCTAAATATACTGTCTAGAGGATATGAACCTTTAGGGAAATATACTCTCTAGACGATATGAACCTTTAGGGAAATATACTCTCTAGACGATATGAACCTTTAGGGAAGTATCCTTTATAAGGATACTAGGCTTTTCAGGGCATAAAATTTGATTTACTTGAATAAATATTTTTGTTTTTACCCAATAGGAATAGCAGAAATGTCAGAAACCTCTCCCTTTACATTCAAAATCCGAATTGAACGCCAACAACCTGTAGACACATATAGTGGTTATCAAAAAAGCCCTACGACAGAAGATGAGAAAACTCCTAAAAAAGTTAAAAAACCCGTGTTAAAAAAAAGTGTGAGTTTTGAGAATGGTGTTAAAGGGGAATATGAGGGGAGAGGCGGGGCGAAGAAATAGAGGCGGGGCGAAGAAATAGAGGTGGGGTAAAGAAATAACGAAATAATATAATAAATGGAGAAGAATCTGAAACAACAATTGAAAGAACAATATCGTACAGAATATGAACAAAATCTTATAATAGCTCAGCAAATTATAATTCCTAAGAGTAAAAAGGATGCTATTACTATAATAAAAGAACATTTACCAGCCTTTGATCTAAAACTGAATAGGCGTCCTTTTGAAGAGTATTATCGTAGTAAAGACTTTGTTTATCTTTATAAAGATATTACTAAAAGATTTGATGAAGATATTAAAGTATGGATGCCTGGAGATTACTTACATTGTCAAGGGATAACAAGTAAAAAGAAGCGAGTTATCCCTAGTAAATGGGATTTTACTCAAGCTAATTAAAAATTGATCTTTTATATTTTTCTTAATTCTTATTAAAATGGCAAAAAAACTATACAAAGTTCCTTTTACTGGAGGCACACCTCTACAACCATGGATGACCCTTGCGTTACGCAACCGTCATCCACGTGATAACCAGATTCATTTTGACGAACCCACACACGTTTATACTGTGAAAGGGAGTTCTGCAGGATATTGTTCCATTACGAAGTTCCTCCACCATTTCTTTCCAGAGTTTCATGCAGATGAGATTATTAAGAAGATGATGAATTCTAAGAAATGGCCGCAGAGTAAGTGGTATGGAATGAGTCCAGAGGACATTAAGGCTGCATGGAATGCGAATGGGAAAGAGGCAAGTGAAGCAGGAACGGCCATGCATTTAGGGATTGAGATGGTGATGAATGGTGCAGAAGTAGAACTTGCTCCAGAAGTCAAGTTGACAAAAGAATGGGAGTTCTTCTGGAATTATTGGCGTGAAGATCAAAAAATGTATGAACCGTGGCGCACAGAGTGGGAAGTATGGGATGAAGAACTGAAACTTGCCGGTTCTATTGACATGGTGTATCGCAATAAGAAGGATGGGACGTTTGCTATTTATGATTGGAAACGGGCAAAGGATATGAAGATGGAAAATAATTTTGCAACAGGGTTTGGTCCTCTATCTCACTTTCCTGATACAAATTATTGGCATTATACGTGTCAATTAAATATGTATAGATGGCTTCTAGAAAAACATTATGGAGTAAAGATTAGTGAAATGGCACTTATTGTTTTACATCCAAACAATAAGAACTATATACGTTACAAACTCAATCGCCTTGAAGAAGAGATTGAAGAAATGGTAGAGGCTCGTAGGCAGGCTGTAAAAGGGGGTTTGGGGAAGATTGTGGTGTTTGCAGATGCACATGCAGAAACAAGAGCAAAGGTCCCTTTGGACCAGAGAGTCCCATCAAAGATGCTTATTGAAGACTAGGTAAGTTGAAATTGGATTTTTCTTCTTCTTCTTTCTATATCAATTCGTATGTTTTTAGGAATATTTTTAATATCGAACGGCATAATTGTATCTGGAGAATTTGATAGAATTCCAACAGATCCATCGTCGGATTTCATAATAATTAAGAAGGGCAAGGGAGTTATAGAATCTACAGAAGGAATCGCCATAGATATTTTAGGATTCATAGGTAAATCATCTTCATACGCAATCTGTAATATAGATAATTTCAATTGACTTGCAACATATTTACAGATTTCTTCACTTGTAAGTATAGGGGATTCTAAACTTTGTCCTTGTTCTTGCAGACTCTCTAGAGAAAGACCAAGAGTTTCTAAGAGGGGAAGAACCGAATTTGTAGTAGAAGCGAAATATGTTACTGATTTTATTTCAGAATCCTTTTTAATATACTTTACTAAGACTTCAGGTATAGGCCGTATTTCCCATATGGGTGCAGGTGCAGGAGGCGTGGTTGTAGGTGAAGGAGGCGACGTTGCAGGAGGAGGTGCAGGAGCAGTTGTAGGAACAGATGATTCTTCATCTTTAGCATCGGCCAGAACTTGTGTTAAAGGGGGTTGTTGGGCTTGTGCCTGGGCTTGGACCTGGGCTTGTGCCTGGGCCTGGGAAGAAGGCCCTTGAATCAAAGAAAATTCTTCCGCATACTTGGGTTTTTCAGAATTATCTTTTCTCCACTCAAACCGAAGAAGTTCAGACCATTCCACTGTGCTCTCAGGAAGAATATATTGATCTCCACTAAGAAATGCTTCCGTAAGTTTAATATATTGACTGACCTTCTTCTTTAAAAGTTCTTCACGTTTCAAAGGGAAACGAATCAATTCTTCAATCAGTCTCTTTATCATAAGAGTCTTTGCATTCACTTGGCGAGTGCCCACATCATACTTTTCAGGAACATGTAAAAGACAAGAATTCGCCTCAGACTTCCATACACAGCGATTTGAACATTGATCTTTTACAAGAAGGCGGCAGTCTACACGTTTCAAAGAAGCCTTCTTTTCATGTTGAGGAATGGAAGAATCCAACCATTTTAAGATTTCCGTTCCTATTTTTATAAAAAGTCTCTGCCGTTTTTCATAGAGAGTAATATAATGATTCGGTTTTCCATCACGGAATAAAATATCACTCACTTCCTTCTTCAAACCAACAGGTGGCAACATCGCATACCAATTTGCGAACGAATAACGCAAATGTTGATAGACTTCTTCAAAATCTTGGTAATTCATTTCCATACTAAGGGATGGCTCTTTACTTCCATATACGAGTTTTCTATCAATGTCCCAGTAAACTTCCTGACCTTCTTCAATAGGAAGATTATCATCATCCGATTTCTTAACAGGAACAAAGAGACCATTCGCTAAATGAATTGCATAAATATCATCACGCCCAGGAACAGTCTTGTCTAAACGCATAATACCCTGAATCTTATAAGATTCTGAAATTTCAGGAGGCTGTGTCTTCAAAACTTCTTTGAGGCTTGTTTGATAAAATTCTGCAACATCTGTGCTTGTTGCTAGACGGCTCATGAAATTCTGCCAATCAAGTTCTATTCTCATATCAGGATATACAGTTCCATCATCAATTACAGGAACTAAGATATGACCATTATCAGTTTCAAAAATCACTGAAGAAACGTGATTATAAATATCTCGTAAAATAGCCGCTGACCCTTGAATGCCTACAGCAACACTCAGTGGGAGTAATGTCTTAGGATTTAGAGAAGGAGAATCTGTGTAAATCCCTAAACCACTACTATAACACATTTTTTCATATTCTTCAACACGTTTCTTAACAATGGCCGGCCATTTTACTTGCGTATCACGACGAAATACCATATAGGTTTCACTTATCTTTTTATCTGCACTGTTTTCTGTATAGAGAATGGGCTCCCAGATTCCTGAAGAATAATGAATGATAAACGCCACATCACAACGTGCCGCCTCTGCTGGACTAATTCCGTAAGGAGGGCAACGTATTTCTAAAGAACCATCTTTTTCAGAAACTTCAAGAATAATAAATAAAATTCCTTTTGCAATTTGGGTAGTATCCTTATCTGTCCAATATAGAAGATCAGGTAAGGTCAAGAACTTTGCGAAATGGCGGAATTCTTTCTTTTTGGTAGGATTGTTCATAAAGACTTCAAACGCTGCAAACGCTTTCCAGCAACGTAAAATCGCTTCTCTTTTCAGTCCTATGCCACTATCAATGTGAAGTTTTCTTGAAAAAGCAATAAGTTTAGAATCAAGTTCTTTAGGATTGATCGTTAGAGGTAGTTTCGGATTATAAAAATCAAAAATAAAATTTCCGTAATTTACAGAAATAAATATAGAAGGTTGGACTTGCATTTTTTCCATAATACGCTGTTTAATTGCGCTTCCAGAATTTTCTCCATAGAAGGGTGCAATTGCTGCTAAAAAGGACTCAGCTTGATAACGTTTACGATTTTCTACTGCAATTCTTAAAAATCCAGAAGCATTTGGAGTATCATTCTTTGTAATAATCTTCCAGACTGTATGATCATTGACAACCAAGTCTTGGCGAGAATCTTGGGCAAAAAAAGTATCTACACTCGCAGGTAAAATACCAATTTGCGGACCTTCCTTTAACACTTCTAAAGGGAGTTTCTCAGATCCTACAATATACCAATTCTTTACAGACTTGAGTTTTTTCTGATAATCAACTGCATATTGAATAGAAGATTCATCTTTCTGTTCTGATTCAGGAGCAGAAGCAGCCATTTGTCCTGGAGCAGTGATGCGGGCGGCAGCAGCCTTTAACTTCAAGGGAGCAAAGGCGGGTTCTGTATCTTCCATAATTTTCTTATCCACAAGGAAACAGCAAGGGAGATAGAGACCTTCAGGATGAACACGTTTCTTTAAAAATCTTACATATAAGTGGGCCTTCTTTGAAGATCCAGCCCCAGGGCCACCACGATCAATCACTGTCTCTCCTTTTACAACATCTAGACGATCTTTCACAGGGCCGCCACGACAAAAAGGGCACGTATTTTTATCTTTCTGGCGTCCTTTACGATCTTTATCTGATTTAAAGTCCTTCTCTAAAACAACAATATCATCTTGACGACACCAGTATCTTGAACAAATATAAATATTCGATTGACCTTCAAGTAAATTGCTTCCATATCGTAATACTGTAATTGTTTCAGTTTCTCCACTTTGTTTTTTATCAGTCTTCTTTTCTTTAGAAGCTGCGCCTTTGAGAGGATATTCAACCCACACGACTTTGCCTGCTTCTGGATGATCTTTATCATTTTCATAAATCTCTTTCATTCTTGTGAATTCATCTTCAGTTATAACAATGGGTTGTTTGAGAGCATTGGCTGCACACATACTTGAATATTTCTTAAGACTAGGATGATCTTTGGTATACTGGAAGAGACGTTGATCGTAAAAATTTAGACGTTTCAAAAAATATGTTTTTGCCTTTGTCTTTTTTAATTGATGAATATCTGTAATTTCTTCATCATCATCGCCTTCATCTGCTGAGCCTTCTGCTTGGGATTCAGCATCAGCCGCATCAGGTGGATTCATATCTAAGGCAGCAAGAGTTTGTAAAGGGACTTGTGGACCCTGTGGACCCTTCTGACCCTGTGGTCCCTGCAGACCTTGATTCTGTGCCTCATCGCCTATATTGAACCCAGCTAAGTTATCCCACGCAAAAGCTTCTTGACTATTCGGAGCAAATGTATGTGCCGCAGCAGCATTTGCAGCCGCTACATTGGAGGCTAAAGGAATATTTTCTTCTTCAAGAGCTTCTTGAGCTTCTTCTTCAGCCACGAGATCGGCTTGTTCCTGAGCTTCTTCATCCTCTTCAGCAACTGTCAAATAACATTTACGAATTTCTTCATATTTACTTGCTTCTAGACTTATTAATAATGACATTAATGTCTTAATGCGTTGGAGATTCAGAATACTATCAACACGATATATGTGAAGGGTGTAAAAGGGGGACTTACCAAAGAGCGCAATATCCATACCTGGATTTATAGTCGGCTTGTATTCCAAGGTAACTGGATCAACAAGTTCAAACTTTGTAAGATCACTTAGAAAAGTCGCCACACGAGTCTGAGCAACTGACTCAGGAACGTCAAACTCTTCTGTATAATATTTCGCAAGTTGAGGAATAGAAGTTTGGCCACTCAATTTCTGTAAATCAAGAACTCTGTGTAGGAACTGGAAATCACGAGCAGGTATTTGAAAATTGTCCATACCCTTATATCTCAAAAATGCAATTGGATTCTGAAATTGTAAGGGGCTTGCAGAAACTTGAAAGAAGGGGCGGTAAAAGGGAAGAACTGATTGCAAATTTTTCTTTGTGATAGGAAACTTCTCATCACCCTTGTCTAGCCAGATAGAAAGAACAATATATGCATCTTCAAGACGAAAACTTTCAGGATTTGCCGTATATAATGCCTTTGCTAAAAGACCCGACTCTTTGGAAAGAGGATAGAGTTTCGGTAAAGAATCTGTTACTCTCTGTAAGACTGCTGCTAACTGAAAAAGATCTGCCTGATATGTCAGAACTTTCGTATCGGAATCAGGCTGTATTATAAACTTTGCGGAACCGTCTTCATGAATATACATAGTTGCAAAGAGAGGATTTACACTCCCACTGCCAGGGCGCAAAAGAACTTTCAGCATAATCAGATTTTCCTCAGGAGATACGGATTTCATTTCAGACCATTGTAAAAGAATCTCGGGTTTTTCCAAACTAGGAATATTAAAAGGACCCTCTACATGAACCTTACTGATAGGTTCAGCCGTCTTTGGGTAAAAACGGATATAAGGAACCTCCTTTGACACCTGCGTATCATAAAATACAGATTCTATGTCAAATGACTTATAGAACTTATTTGCTGAAGGTTTTTTCCAGAGAAACCGAAGATTGCGAATATTGGAAAGAGTTATATTTTCACCACGACGACTCTCCCCAGGTTTTCTTAAACTAAGTTTTTCAGGATCCGTATTCTCCAAATTTGATTTTTCTATATAACTATCTAAAAGTTCAATCATTTGATGACGGCATGTAAGGCGTTTTACCAGAGTTTTTTTATATTCTTCAGCCCCCTCCGTTAAAGAACCATCTTCATGCTCTTTTTTATGTTCTGGGAAATAGGGGCGAAAAATTCCTTCCCAGTCTCTATAATTGATAGGTTTCAGGCCTTGATACGTTTGATAGAAATCACGATACAAGAATAAATGCAGTGTTAAAGGGGATTCATATTTCACTGCGGTTTCCAGAAGAAGTTGTAGGCGTGAGGTGATTTTCACAAGCTTGGGGTTTCCTGTTGCATCAACAAACTCGGGATTTATTTGGCTTGTTTGAAGAGATGTAAAAGGGGCTTCTAGATCAATATTCTTATCATTGAACACGTATTGAAAATGTTTGTATTTGTTTGAATTTGCAGTAGGAATAAGAAGGCACTGATTTTCGGGGTGATATTCATCTCGTTCACCGGATTCAATGTAAATTCTTGTGCATAAATCCGCCACAGTTTGAAAGGGATATATATCTTGAAGGATAATTTCTCCCGTGGGTGCTTGAGAACTCGGATTTCCAAATATAAGAACTTGAATTTGGAATGATTCTGAGAAAGGCTTTTTCAAACTTTGTAAAATTTTCGGTCGGAGAACATCTTGTATGACCTTTTCATACGTAGTTACAGTTCCCGTCTCCATCTACAAATAACACGAAAGCATCCTTAACCAAAAGATAAATCTGTTCCATCCTTTTTCGGATCATAGGCGGGAGAATCTGTAATATTGAGTCCACAGTAGCTGACAGGATGTGCTTTGAAATCCTGGTATTGATAGATTCCTTGGGCTTCAGCTTGTTTCAAAAGCCAGCCGAAATTATTCCAAAAATCGGGACCATGGCCTAGAGTTGGTGTTATAACGTGTGCCATTTCATGAAGAGCCACGAATACCATGACATTCTCTTCCACTAAAGATTCATTTTGTCCTTCACGCTGTCGGAGACATAAATGTATTTTCTCGCCTTTATTGACACTATAGCTTGTATGTTCAGCATCGGGCGTAGATTCCATAAAACGTTCCGCACTCGGCTCAAAATTCTGAATCCATTGTTTTATTTGTGGCTTACTCGGGAATTTGTCACGAAGGGTGTTATAGAGATTGGATATCTTGCGGCGAACACGGGCAAGTAGGTCGGCTGCCTGTTGCTTATCGGGCATATCTCTTACACGATATGAGCGGCCATCTTCATTAGATTTCACATCAACAAGGGGATATGATGACGAAGCGGCAACGGTATCTTTTAAATTTTGCATCATATTTGATAACAGATTCTGTAAGTCTGACATCTCTAATTGCTGCTCATGAAACATAATCAGCAATTGGATTTTTGTATCTTTCTACACCTGTTCTGTATTTAGTTGATCTCCATGTCACGGCGATTCGTGTCGGGCTCGATCGTGCTGTTGTAGAACACACTCACGGGCACTTGGGGATTCGGGGGCTCAGAGCGGAGCTGGTAGTTCGCATTACGCAGGCTCTGGCCCACCGTGTTTACACCGATGAGGGCGCCGGCGCTCAGGAAGTTCTTGCCCTTGAGAGAGCCCGTGCCCATGGGATTCTGCTGCGCCCATACGGAGTTAGGGTCCTTGGGCAGCAGCTCAGAGGGCGTCAGCTGGTCACGGGGGTAGCAGCCAGCGGGGCCTTGCGCACTGTCAAAGGCCGCCGGGCCTGTCACATCCTGCAAGTCGGCGAACCCCTCACCTCCACTCGCATCTGTGGGTTCGGCTCTTCCCACCGTAGAATCACCGCCGGCCGAGTTAGGATTCGTTACAACCGCCTTCTTCTGCGTAGGACCAGGGGTATCGTTCGTCATCATCGCCTTGTAGTTGGCATCAGCGCCCATCGTGGAGTCAAAGCCCTCGTAACGGCCACCGAGGAGACCAAAGAAGGTCGGATCCACTAAATAAATGGCACCCAATACCAAGGCAATTAACAGGAATGTCAAAACAATTGAACGAACATCGGTGGATGCCATTTCCTCTTCTGAAATAGTAGCAAGTAATATTTTCCTAATCCTGTTCATCGTCATCTTCTTCCTCTTCCCAATCGGTGGATTCGGCCCCGTAAAGTTGGATATATTCTTGCGTGAGACGTTCTGCTTTGAATAAGGCCTTGGCTGCCTTGGATCGTTCCTTCATTACACGAGCCTTGTGGAGAATACGCCGGGTTGGGCCGATGCCTAAAGGTTCGCTCGCCTCGCCAACGGCTTCAGGTATTGCTTCCACTTCTTCGGCTTCTGCTTCATCAAAAGCAATGACAACCTTTTCTGCAGGCGTAAGCTTCTCCACGACACAGCAAAATCGGAATTCATCTTTGGATAAAAGCAGCGTTTTTGCAAGAAAATCGGCCGTCCCATCAAAGTCGTTAGAGATCTCGGTGGTCGGTATATCAATCTTAATTCTCGGACAGAGCCACTCTGCCGTAAGGGGCTTGGAGAACCAGCCCTTTGTGGAATCAATGATAAGGGTTGTTAAAGACTTGATGAACTCGTCCGTAATCACGGGAGAGCTTACAGGATCAGTAGCCTCCTTTTGCAGATGTAACCGGAAACCATCGGCCAATTGGCAAGTGTAGACCTTGTTCGCTGGATTGTATACCGGCTTATATATCTTCATTGTCTTATGTGTGGATTTTCAAGACTGCATTTTATACTCAGTAGGAGAAATGAAAGAGGGGCCGCCCGTTCTTCCACCTTGGATAGAAGGCTTTATTGATAAAACGGTGCAAATGTTGCAAAATGATATGTTAAAAAAGAAGATTCAGATTCTTATTCTTGAACCCTTTTTACAATATATTATTGAACTTGTCTTTCCTTATGTAATTATCATTTGTGTAGTATTCGGAATCATGTTTTTCATGATGATCAGTATTATAGGCTTGTTAGTGTTTCGTTCTTCTTCTGCGGCCTCTTTGACCTCTTGAATTAAGTATTGGTCTATAGAATGGCGTTAGATACACATAATTTGGCTGAATTAATTCGGAGCTGGGTTCATTTTGATAACCTGGCTGCCACTTTCAATCGCCAAGCACAGCAAGCCCGGACAGCAAGGGCACGATGGGAACATGATGTATTAGAATATTTACAAAAGACGAAAATGACAAATGCAATAATACAAATTGGAGGTGGTCGTCTTACAGTTCACGAAGAGAAACATGCTCAACCTTTAACACTACAACGTTTGGAACAATTACTACATGAATATTATGCGAAACGAGGTCCAGGGAGCACAGATGAAACTACTGATATTTTGGCCTTCATAAAAGCAAATAGAGGATCAGTTACGGAAACACGTCTTAAAAAAAATTGAGTTATGGTGCCGCCTAAACCCGCAGTAACACTGGATGATTAGTAGATCATTCAAGCATATGCAGAATGTCTTCATCTTCAGATTTTCAAGTATGGCTCGATCAGGAAATGTGGGTAGTAGCTAATCACAAGTTGGCACGGCGTGAATATATTCCTGATTTTGCCGATGATCTTACGGAGTTTATGAAATCCTGTGGATATACTATGGATATCCGATGGAATAACGGTCATTATATCGTTGCAAAATGGTTGTATATGATCCATGTTCAAGAATTTGTAACGAAGGACTATAATGGGAAACTTCGTTATGCAGAGCCACATCATCGTGATTGGCCAGAGGATTTTCTTCAATATACGCATATGATGAATTTTGATAGAATCTCTAGCTTTATGGAAAGATGGAGATTCTATGAAGATTTTGATTTGGAAACACGAGCGGGTCAGAGAGTCTTACACGAACTTCAGTATTTGCTATATGTATTTATTGATATGGATTCTAGTGAAAATGGTAAACTCTTTGACGATGATAGTGATTCTGAGCACGATGAAACATATAGGGGAAGAGATGATATATATCTGATGGAAGCGAGGGAAGGCTTACATGGGGGTCGTGGTTCAAAAGTTTAATGTAGTTTAGTCATTCCAGCTCTTGGTGTTAAAGGGGAGTATACCAATGGAATCGGCTTCTGACTTGAACTGTGCCACTTTTTTGTCGAAGGCTAGGGCATCGGGGCTTACAGGTGTAGCCATCGCTGCACGTTCTTCGTCATGTTTGCTCTGCGGAGGTTTGACTCCGTAGCATGTAGCTCCAAAACGAAGTTCAGGATTATCAAAGTGACCTCCATTCATTCCAGGACGGCCGCAGGCTAGACGTTGTTCGGCGGGACCGCCTTGGAGTTTTTGATACGTATCATCGGAAGTAGGATAGACGGCCATTTGTCCTTTGATCCAGCCATAATTACACCAGTCTGCGCCTTCTGACCATGCCTTTTTGACCTGGTCATATGTTGCAAGTTCGGCACCTAGAGCTTTGCACAAAGGTTCGGCATCATAGTAAGTATATTTGTTGCTGGAAATGTTAAATACCTCTTTTCCACCACCGGGCAGCACCTTTTCCACGATGGAAAGGGCGGAAGGGCTGGGCGGTTCGCCCACTTCCCCTTGCGGAGGTGAAGGGCTGGTTACGTTTGTACGATCATCGTTGCTTGGAGGAGTAGGGACATACTCAACAGCAGAAGCAGCTGGATCAGATGCAGAAACAGGAAGCTTCAAATAATCCATCACCGTATCAGAAGCAGTTTTCCAAGCACTGTGAACTTCATCTCTGTAAAAATACAAGATCCCTACAAATACGATAACTGAAAGAAGAAAAATCACTGTGCCTATCATTGATCCTGAAGTTGTAGTTGCAGCTGCAGTTGCAGAAGATCCGGAACTTATCACAGGTGACCGTATATTTGCTGCAGCATTTTTCTGTGGAAAAAAACTATTCAGAAGCCGCGTGTTCGTCGCCGCGTTCATCTAAGATTAGACAATAACTTAGTAGGAATCAAATGCCTTCCTTTCATATTCTCATTGCTTCCATTGGGCGCCCTAGCCTACAAATCATGCTCAATTCTCTTCTTCCACAACTTCGTTCATGTGATCATCTGACTATAGTATTTGATGATGTAGAACCTACGGAACTAAATACGGAGGGAGCTGAATGTAAAATTCATATACATCGCCAGAGTCCGAATTTAGGTGCATGGGGTCACGGCATTCGGAATGTATATGCAAAACGGCTTGAACGAACTGATTTTGTTATGCACGCCGATGATGATGACATATATGTAAAAGGGGCCTTTGATGAACTACGTAGAATATGTAGAAATCCTATGTTTTTATACATTGCGAAAATGGATAAACAGGGAATTATATTTCCTTTAGCAGACTATGTAAAAGAGGGTGAAATTGGAACACCTTGTGGAATTATCCCGTTTGATTTGAACAAATTGGGAACTTGGCTACCTCGTGTTGGGGGTGACGGGAAATTCTATGAAGGTATCGCAAGAAGAGCAAGGGGGGTTCGGTTTTTACAAACAATTATATATAAAGTTCAAATAAATGTGTAAATAGATGCCGTCATTTCATATTCTTATTCCATCTATTGGTCGGCCAAGTTTACAAAGATTAATAAATTCTTTATTGCCTCAATTACATGAATGTGATCATATTACAATTGTATTTGATGGAGTAGATATACCTGTTTTGAATATAAAAGAAGCAAGATGTCAAATTCATATATATCGTCAAACACCGAATCTAGGATTTTGGGGTCATGTAATTCGGAATAAGTATGCGAACAAGATAGAGAGAACGGAGTTTGTTATGCATGCGGATGACGATGATATGTATATTGACGGGGCCTTTGGTAAACTTCGTCTACTGTGTAAAAGGGATGATACTTTGTATATAGCAAAAATCATTGATTGTTTTGGAAATATAATGCCGCCAGGGAACTATGTGAGAGAGGGTGTCATCAATACGGCTTGTGGAATTATTCCTTATGATTTAAATACATCGGCCATTTGGACACGACGCTTCGGTGGGGATGGTGCGTTCTATCGGGCCATTGCGGATCAGGCAAATCATATAGAATTTTTAGATTTCGCAATTTATAAGTCAAGAGATGCTTGATGCATGATTTGAAAAAATCTCGTTGGATTTTGAAAAAGGAAAAAGCATTCCAAGGGGAAGCCTACGAGATTTTTTTGTTTTTTTATGGAGGGTATTGCTACCCTATCAGGCTACATGTGAGATAACTTTAGGCAGGGTGTCTTACACTCCACTCTCCTCTGTGATTGGAGTGTTTTACACTCCACTCTCGGGGCTCGTGCGATTGCCTCCACGCTGGTTGATAAAGTCACGCTGTTCGGGAGTTGTGCAGACACATCCACCATCGCAAGAATAGCTAGCACCGCAGCATTCAGGCTTGCACTGATTGTCCTTGAACATGAAGAGATTATCAGGACCAGGTTCAAACTTAGGGAAATAGCCATTCAAAGGCTCATTGGGCTTCGTGTAGCGCCAGTTGCTCACACTATTGCCGGTATCCAGCTTTACACCGTCAAAAGCGCCGATCGCCTGATAGGAATCACGAGCACCGGCAGGATTGCCAGAGTAGTTCTGGAAACGTTCCTTTGCAACTGGAATCCTCTGTACTGGAATAGAAGGAACCCTTACAGGGGGCATGTTTGGTACCCTCGGTACTTGAATAGAAGGAACATTTACACTAGGCATGCCTTGCATTCTCGATCCTTTCATTCCATACGGCTCGCCCCCAAGGAAACCTTGCTTTACGATCTCCGCCTTGAACCCATCGTTCTTCTTCGCCATATGGCTCACAAATCCTTCACCACGGGGCATAAAAGCCGGAGAAGCATACGACATCATCAAGATATTTGCAAGGATTAATAGGCACAGCGCACTAATGAGGAACGTAGTACGTCTCATCATTTCTACCAATGTATAGAAAAGTCTTTGACGAAAGGATAGGTCTCATGAATTCTATCCGCGCCAACTTCTGTGAAATCTCGGACAAATGTTTCATCTTCCAACATAAAAAATCCAGAACTCGTAATCAAATGAACGCCCACAAAATGATATTCTGGAGCAAGTCCTTCCACCTTTTCTGGATGAGCCCAAATCTCCAAATCTGAATTCCATATCCAGGCTGCAGAATTTGGTCCGGAGCGTGGAGCCACTTCACTGGAATCTATATAAACTCCCAGCACTTCTGTAAAATGGTCATACCCATCTTTTACAAAATCTCCAATATTTATATTAGAAATGTGTGTATATCCCCGTGTTTTTTCATAAACACGAGTATTTGAAGATATCATTCCACGACCTGGAGAAGAAAAAAGGGAAATATTATGTAGGGGGGTTTTATCATTTAGCATAGAATACACGAGTTTCTCCCAATCTTTATCCGTATCTTTATTATCCTCTAACTCTTCCCAATCACGTAAAGTAAACTGTGCTTCATCATTGAAACTTCCTCTTACAACCCAGGTTCTTTCCGTAGTATTCAAACAATAGAGATACGGCGGTTCATCCTTCACCCGTTGAGCTAACGTATATTCTTTTGCAGGTTTCCAAGTCTTGTCAAAAATATCAAACATAAGATGTGATTCAGAAAGAAGGACGGATCCTATAGAAACATACTTCCCTCCTTTTCCACTTGTTTTCAAAACTCCTTCTACAAATCCCTTGCGCAATGCATCTCCAGGTTTCAATTCTTCAACAGGTTTCCAGCCATACTGAGTTGCAACCAGAGTTCCTGGAAATACACAGAAAGAATCAGCCATTCCTGCTACTGCTGAACCAAAGACAGATGCCGAAATGACTGTTAAAGTCGTAATAATAATAGGCATTACAGGAAATAAAAGGAAAAATGCAAACACCATCATGAGAATCAAAATAGTCAATATAATGATAATAATTAATATGATAAGATTCAATAAATTTTCAATTGCCTTATACATACTCACTCCAGCAAAGATCGTCGCCGCAGTAATCCCAAAAATACGATCAAAGGCCGAATGCATTTGACGATATCCACGAACGACTTGATAGATGACAGCCTTTATACGATCCCACAAATTTTGAAACACGGATGTTAAAGGGTCTAAGAGTGAAGTTGCGTTCGATCGCAAATAATTCAGGGATTCTTTCACAGGGGCCGCCGCATCCGTTTGTTTATTTAGAAGATCCATGGCCGGGTTCATAGATTGTTGTATAGAAGCGTCCATCAATTGCGTCAAACAGAAGTTGAAATTATCTATAGAAAACTGGCTCGGATCGACGTTAGGATCTTTTCCATCGGGAACAAGATGAGCAATAAGTACGACAAATGGATTACATCGCATCTTTCCCCAATTTGCCCGAACTGTTGTAAGTTGTAGACGAGTGAATATATGTATAAATATGGCTATAAATCCTATTGTAACGGCTAGAAGGGGGATTCCATCTAGCATTCTAACTCCATCGGCCGAAACGTGGTCGGAAATTCTTTATTCAACGCTTCTGCGTAAGATTTTTCAAGATCCGGACTATGAATTTCCATATAATCACGGAACATTGTTCCCTTATGCGTTTCTATGGATGCCGAAGGGCTTACAATAAATGACACAAATGTTGCCGGTTTTGTAAGATTGTAAGGGGTAATCAGATCTTCAGCACGTATCCATAAATTCTCTTTTTCAGACCATATGCTTGTTCCAGGAGCGAATCGTTCGCCCTTGTAATAGCATACCTTGCTTGTAAGTTTTCGCACAATACCTGCAACTCTTCCATGCGTAAGCTCGTCACCAAGTGCGACATCACCTGCTTTCTTGGATAGGGAAGCCGGACACTCCAACAAAGTTTCAGGGTCGCAGCCCATAGCCGAATCACGACATTCCATACGGCGTTTAATACCTCCATTTAACATTTTCAAGACCTGTTCCATGGATTCTTCATCACCTTCGGAGGTTTCGTCATAATCTTTAAAAGTATAAGGGCCAATTCGGAAAGAATGTGTATCTGTATTCAAACAAATGAGAGGCCGTTCCAGACCACCTTCCCAAACTCCTGCCGACTTTGCCTCAGGATGGTCGGCCGCTTGGATCCAACGAGAATTGTGTAAAAGGTAGTGATTAGTGCTTACGAGAATATCTCCAAGGCGCACCATCGGCTGGCCATCCGCTGAGAATTGGAACGTGGCTGTAATTTTTTCGCCCTCTTCAAGAACATCACCAATCTTCACATCTTTAATCGGAATTAAGCCATACCCTTTTACAAAAATCGGGGTATCGGGGTCAAAACAGAAGGTGTCAATAAAACCCCATAGTGGAGTTCTCATGAAATTCATACCCGCTTTAATTCCAGATTGTCCCATGAAAATAATAGAATACATAGAAGCGAATACACGACTCATTAAGAATTTAATACGAATTGCTGTCATTTGAACTCTGTAAAAAAGAGCTTGAATACGTTGTGAGAATTGACTAAAGACTGTTGTCGCCGTGCCAACAATCGTGGCAAAAGTCATTTTTACACTGTTGATTCCTCCCAGAAGAGTGGAAAGCACTGCTGCGAAAGATGCCAAGTAGGTGTAAAAGGGGGCTGTAGTGGCGGCGGCACGAGTATCAAAACCACTTTTCAAACAGAATTCCAGATTTTGCACAGGGTCTTGGCCATAAATGGGAGCTAAGAGCATGACATCGGGACGGCATCGGTATTTTGCCCAATTCGTTTTGATCTCTTTATAATTTGTAAGGAAAGAACAACCCACCAAGACACCTATCAGTATAAGTGTCGTGAGGATAATACCTAACATCTGTCTGTCCCCTAGAAACATCATTGGGCTCAGAAAGCACGAATAATGCCCTGCGAGTTTCCATACGTTGTGCGAACCCAGGCTCTGTCCTTAGCGAATATCGCAGAAGCAGCGGGGGCAGCACGTGTGCTTAGCTTGGCTACTGCATCCAACTTACGGAATACATCCAGAGGTCCCATAGAGTTTACTGCTTTTTTCAGAGCTGCGTGTCTTTCAGCATCGGGGAGTTTATAAAGATACCCGAACTTCTTTAGTTCACCTTTGCGCAAGGGTCCAATTCTCGGAGCGCCTTCAGGAAGTTTTCCAGGTTTACCGAGATCTTTGATACATGCGGCTTTTACAAACGTCGTCTTTGCTTTCGGATATACTTTTACAATCTTTCCTAGTTTTGATGTTCTTATATATCCTTCTTTATGAACTTTTGCAGTGATACGGCGCACATATGCCTTGCGTGCAATTTCACCAGGAGGACAGGCCTTTTTCGTTCCCGTATGTCTCTTCCTTGTATTTTCTGCAGGCGATGAGTATTTGCTTGTGCTTCTCACACACGTGCTTTTTACATGAGTGCCTGTATTTTTCCGTGTATATCCCCTACGTATTATAAATCCTTCAGGACAGCTATCCATCTGTTAATCCTGCATTTTTATATAAACGCACTATGTGTTCGGGAGAAATTGTCATAGGGTATTCTTTGAACATCAGTCTACACCATGTGGGTGCTAAAGATGAAATTTGAGTATCCCATGGTTCTAACTCTTTCTCTAAAGCTTCTATACAGTTTAGCAGAGCCTTATTATTTGTATTAGGGACTTTGCGCCAACGTATATAATCTTCTAACATATCTCCGTCTTTTTCAAGGGTGAGTCTTATAGTTTGTATAGTTTCTTCAGGTTTTTGCGAAGATAGACTATAGGTTTGAATAACTTGAGTGTGATAATCACTCAAGATATTCAAAATATTTTTAAGACGTTCATTTGCCATTCGTGTTTCTAACATAGACATGTATTACTAAAAGAACAAGTAGAACCGCAAGAAAGAGAAGAAAGAGTTTTGCAGATACTTTGAAAGATTTATAGGTGACGAGGGCGATAAATATACATATAATAAATACTAAGAGTGTTTGAATAGTATCGGGAGAGGAAACCGGATTCGCAAATTGCTCCTCGTAATAAGGACTAACGGCTACATCGTATTTTGTATCTACGGCGGCTTGAACTTGTAAGGTGGTAATTTTTTTAAGAAGTGCTTCTGGAGAATTGGGATCTAGATAAGAAACTTTTTTACCACCTGAAGGGCTTACAATTGGAATGTTTGGATTGAACGAAGGGGTTGGAAGTAAAGTGGATGCCATCTTATGAAGCCTTAGGGAATTCTACAAATAGGTGCGGCTTATTTCTGACCCACATTTCAAAATTCTAAAGAAGATGTCAGCCCCCCGCCGTGTTGGACAAACGGGACCCCCTCAACAAGACGAAGAACCTGCAATACCCTTAGAACCGGCTGTCGCAAGGGCACGGTCTGCTTTTATTCGTTCAAATCTGGATAAAATCATTGCGATGAAGGCACAAGGGAAGTCAAAGGAAGATATTGAGGCTGAAGTTCCACGATTTTCTGTGGACTATCCTTCTCTCTTCAAAATGGTTATGAAAACAGATGGATATAATGAAGGTTCGTTGAAAACAATGTTGGCCATGTTGGAAAAAATGGGTAGCGGTGAATTTACACAACACCAGGCATCTGTGATTGTCGGCCAGCGTTTGCATGATGTATATATCAAGCCGAAAGTGCCTGATATGGAGAGAAAAGATGAGACCCAGTAAATTTTTAAGATGATACAGGCACTCCAAATACTTCGCACCACGCCTTACTGGTTTGTATATTTGTGGCAATTTTTTCTTCTAGAGTATTTATATCAAAGTGTAAAGTTTCTTCAATACTCTGAATTTGTTGTTCTTCTTGCCAGCGAATTTGTTCTTGAATGGCTTCCAAAATATTTGTCGGCCAAGGATCTCCTACCAATCGTGTTAAAGGGGATTGTTTATGTTTGGATTGAGCATTTCGTAGATGTTGTATCCAAAGGCGGCTCTGATGGGCGGAATGGCCTATGTAGTCTATGGCAATGAAATATCGTTCTGAATTACAAGGGCGACTTGTGGCCGGTTTATAAAGAGTAAAACGATTGAAAAGACGGGCGGTTCCTAGGAATAAATCTTGTGTTGCCTGGCTGTAAATATCAAAGAGTTTAATAATCATAGTTCCACCTTTTGCAAGACAGGCTAAGCCCATTGTAAAAGAGGCGAGTAAAAGGGGGAATGCCATTTGTTCTTGTTTTCCGTAATCTATACTGAAATCAAATCCGCCATCGGCAGTGAAAATCTGAGAATCTGCGGCACGTCTACAGAAGACTGATTGGTTTTCAGGAATTAGAATATTCCCTGTATCATCGGCTCCATATTCCAGCTGGATTTGTGCATGTTTTCGCAAAAACTGGATAGATCGTCTCCAACCAGGAATATGGCTTTTGGTCGGTCTCAAAGTCATTGCATATAAGGTGTGAATAGGAATTTTCTTTTCTTTCAGAGCTTCCACAATACATTGTAAGAATCCGCCAGGCCCTTCGCATATATGAGCAGAACGAAAGGGCTGGGAAGTATTTATAGAATCCCAGAATTTGATTGTTTGCAACATTTCAATCATCTTGAAATAAGAACGGCTGAGAGGATTGACTTTTGCTAAAGAAGGGAAGGAAGTATCATTTGTTCCTGAAAAAATCGCTTCATATGGATTTGTAATTTTTTTGCGAAGTTCCCATTGTTCATGAGAATCTATCTTGGAAATTTTGTCTTTTGATGCCATAATTTTCGGGTGATCAGCCTCTTTCCAACCTTCTTGGAGAAGGGTGAGATTCGGTAAAGATCCTTGAAAGTGTATACATTGATTGAGATCCCAGGGACTTTTGAGGTCCATTACATATTTGACGCCTCGGATGTTTAACCTGGCCTGGAACATTTCAGAGAATATATTAGAGTATGTTGGTAACCATATATCATATTCTAGGATATGATATATGGTTTTATATTTCTCATATATTATTACATAATCGCTCTTTTTATTTTATCCATAAAATTCATCATGCCGTGAAATATAAAGATCTCCGATTCTGGAATACGATGGATGGACATATTATAGAAACACCCTTGCAAACTCTAGGAATTTTTGTTCCTCTTATATTCTACAAACCTTCTATTGAATTATTGTATGCATTTTTTGTTGTGTTACTGCGTGGGTATATGCGGCATGACAATCGTTGTTCATGGTTAATTGGTAATCATCATTTATTACATCATAAATATGGAAATTATAATTTTGGAGAATATTGGCTTGACCGATTATTTGGAACATGTTATCCAAACAAAAAAGAATACGTGTATGGAATATTGTATGTCTAAGATTATGAACGCAAGTGAGTAATCGCCTAATCGTCGTCCTCCAGGACAGCGATTTAGAATATGAACGCAAGTGAGTAATCGCCTAATCGTCGTCCTCCAGGACGGCGATTTCAACATCAGGCTCATCCTCAATCAGTGTCGCTGATTTGGGGAGAGTGATATTCATCCGTAGACGATTCGGGTTACAAATATCATCAGGGTTCTGTGTAAGCTCAGCATCAATTTGCTCATCCGTAGGAGCAACTTCTTCTTCATCCAGAGCAGCTACAGGCGGCAAGCCCTTCTGTAAGCGCAAGACAGCTACTTCATCAAGAAGGATATCACTGAATGCTGTGCCTGCCCGAATCGGCTGACCCGTCATGATATTCGCTGATACACCTGTAATAGGATCCATTTCACCAAATACTGCTGCCTTCAGCAAGATACGCTCTGTCTCCTCAAAAGAGGCCTTCGCCAAAGGCCCAATATCCAGTTTATTAATTCCATAACGATCTACAGACATTAGACGACCTGCACGGCACATGACATCTACCAGAAGTCCAAGATGGCGGTAGTTGATCTGGCCTTCTTCGAACAGAGTCTGGATTTCATTGTAAAGAGTGGCCCGTGCCGCTTCAATACCCAGTTGTGCATAAATGTCGTGCACGTGTGTGCTATACACACGACTTCCATCTACAGCAGGATGGTTCATGGCTTCTAGGAAGTTGCTACCATCCGTGTCCAAGATATACTCTTCACGAGACTCATACTTACCTTCCTTCTCATTGAATACATAACGTTCATCACCCTTACGGAATGTAGCCGCCTTGATTCCAGGCAAGCCACGAATGATTACGGAATTCAGAAGTTTGTTCTGGAACTTCTTATATGCAGACATCATATCCATACTTGCAGGATCTGTCTTCGTCTCCTCCATATACTCAGAAGATAGGCGAATACGCATCACCAGTTTCTGGCTATTGAAGTCCGAATAGATAATGTTAATATTACTACCCAGACGCTCACGCAGAACAAAGTGGATATCATCCATTGTAATATTCCTATCAAACATGCGCTGCCTATCGAGCTCAATTCGCAGAATATACTTGCTCCAGTTCATCTGACCTTCAGCAATCTCAAAGAGCTTGTAGAATTCCAGAAGTTCTCTGTCCTCCTTCAAGATACTCTGCGAATCCTTGGGATCGTAATAAATAGCCGTCTTCACCGTCATATCACGCAGTAGCGTAAGTTCCAGCTCTTGTGCAACTTCACGTGCCTTCGTCTTATTATTCGCATACTCAGGCTTGAGAGAGATTGTTAGAGAGGTTGCCTTCGGATTTTGCGTGACTTTGAGAACTTCCTTCAGGCGAGGCACACCACGAGTCACGTTGGACTTGGAGGCCACGCCAGCTAGATGGAAGGTGTTGAGTGTCATCTGTGTTGACGGCTCACCAATACTCTGGGCTGCAATAATTCCCACGAGTTCGCCAGGCTGAACCCAGGCCTGCCAGTTCTTCGTGATCAACATCTCACATAGGGTGTCAAAGGCTGATTCCGTGAAACGATCCGTGACAATGATCTTGCCAGGGGCGAGGTAGTAGCGCAGAAGAGCCGCCCAAGTCTTGTGGAAGGCTTGCGTGTTCTCCAGGACCTTTGCAATACCGTTGAGAACATGGAGAGGGGTCAGGTTCGTGCGCTGTTGCGTCGTGAGGCCGAACTTTGTCTTAACATTGAAGATGAGACGTTCCAGATTCACCGCAGCAAAGACACCGCCCTGCCGACCACCACGGAATACACCTTCTACAAACATCTTACGATCCTCTTTCATCTGTGCTACATATGCGGCCAAGGGTTCCTTGTCGTCGCCACGATCCACGCCCTCACCAAGGACGGCAGTAAGATCAGAACCCTCTAGGCCAAACTCAGCGGCAATCTCATTATCACTGAGCTTACCAAGTTCAATTGTAAGTGCCTCAATCTTCGTGGAATTGATACCGTCTTCTCCATAATGGAGTTGGGCAATGTTCATATTTGCATCTCTTACTGTGCCATCATGGTGGACCACCAAATCCTCCATCGCTTTCACAAGCTGACGCTGAATGTAGCCAGTGTCTGCAGTGTCACGCACTTGAAGACCATTTGCAAGACCGAAATTCAATGTGCTTGGAACCGTCACATCATACATCTTGGGGTGTTTGGAAGGATCAATCCATGTAATCTCGGTAATAGTATCAAGGACAACATCATTCATTACAATATAATTCATATGTTTAGTGTTAAAGGACATCTTGGCAAGTTTTTCACGCTTTTCCTCATTTAGAAGCGTAATTTGCTCGGCAAATCGTGTAGCCCACTGTGCTCGGATTGAAAGAGTATATGCAGGTAGTGCATTATTCGTCTTCTGATGGACCTTGCCAAGCTTTGCAAATACACCAATACGACTACACATCATCGCAATACCTTCTGTTGCTTCTTGGCTTACTGAAGAACTTTGGATTCCTCCATTGGGGGCGATACATCCATCGCCAGAGAAATATCCGTTCAGCAGGCCACGTACGAAAGTATCACTTGCTCCAAAGCATTCATGTGGGATACGCTTTTCTGCCGAACCCTTTCCACACATCTTAATGAATAGCTTTGCAAGAACAGTACTAAACCCTCTTACATCCGATGATACACCCTTAGGGCGTTGCTCTACCCGTTCACGACAAGTGACGCCCATCTCCTCAAACCATTGTCTTGCAAATGTGCGAATTACAGGGTCATTCTTTGTCACCTGAATATAGCCGCTTGCGATATCAGCATTTCCATCAGCTATGTACAATCCCATGAGAATGCCTGTGCGCTCATTTAACGGTAAGAATTCAGGAATCATAAAGGAAGGATCAGGTTTGCACCAAGAGTATACAAACCCGCTTTGGATTTCAATCATATTAGGTCTCTTCAGGGATAATCTAAACTCGTTAAATTTCTTGTAAGGAAGTGTAAAAGTGGTTCCATTATGTTCCTTCCACCAGCGATTCAGTTCGTAACAATCCGTAGATTCCTTCTCTGCCAATAAATCTGCAGCTACACGATACTCAGTTCCATAGAGGAACTCATCCTTGCGAAGGTAATCAGATATGCAAATATGAGTCTTTACCTCTGGGGGTGCCCCCAAAATACTTGTTACAGGAACACAGTCTCCAATCTTTACATCACCCGTAAGCCTGGGCTCAAACTTCTTTGCATCAGCATTCCAAATGAGGAGTGACTTAGAAGCGGTTACTGTGACATCGCGCCCAGATTTAGTGCGAATTTCATAGAGATCATGGCCAGGATCGTGGCGAGTAATAGCAGTCATCTGACCCCAACTGACCCTTCCATTTTCATCGGTTGTTGGAATGAATACCTCTTCTGTTAGATTCAGCAGCTCCATGTTTGCGTCATTTGGATAATATTCAATATCTTCCTGGTCTGCTGCGGCAAGTCTTGAATCAATCCATTCACCTGCTTTTACTCTTTTAGTAGTTTTTCCATCGTATATGACGAGAGTTGTATCATATTTTATAGATTTTACCGCAGTATCTATAAGTCCTTCACGCCCAGACATGGCGTGGAAGAAGAATTCCGTGGGGGTCAGACCAGAGATGAAAGAGTTCTCAATGAATCCACGTGCTTCTGCACCGTCATCATACTTCTTAAAGTGCGGCAGAGTGCGATCCTCAAAGCCATTAGGAATACGCTTACCCTCAATGTTTTGCTGCCCTACACAAGCAATCATCTGGGCAATATTGATGGGACCACCTTTGGAGCCAGCACGAACCATGGCCGTCATGCGATTCTCATTTGCTAAGGAGTTCTGGCCAATTTCACCTGCTGTCTCCGTGGCCTTGTTCAGAGTACCGAATACCTTGTCCTCAAACTCACTCTGATTGGACTTGCCCGTGTTATTGTCAAACAAGTCCTGGTGAATTTGCAGGAGAATGGTCTCTACTTCTGATTTCTTCTCCTGAATTTTCTTATTCATTTCATCCTTTGTTGACGAATCCGCAATCAAGTCGCTGATGCCTACTGAGAACCCGTTATAGACAAGGAATTGTTCAATAGTATTTTGCAGCGCATCAATCATATCCACCGTATCTTTGCTTCCATAATCTTTATAGGTCATATGGATAATGCCCTTGGAAGCCTTACTGTAAATGCTCTTGTCAAACTGGCCTTCCAGAATCTCGCCCTCACGAATGACCACCTTCTTTTTACTACTATTATTCATCTCAAGATTGATCGGCGGCATCAACTGGCTGAGAACCTGGCGACCTGTCCACTTTTGTCCCTCTGCCTTGGGAGCAGGAATGGTCCCGTCGTGACGACGATTCCACATCATTAAGTTCATGAACTCACGGCGGTTAATTTTTACATGTTCTCTCGTCAGGCGATAACTGCCTACAAGAGTATCCTGCACAATGCCAATAACGGGAAGGCCGTCACGGGGGCGCAGGATCTGGTGCGGAACTGCCGCAATTTCGTCAAGTTCCGTTGCTGCCTCATAGCTTTGAGGACAGTGCATATTCATCTCGTCACCGTCAAAGTCCGCGTTGTAAGGAGCTGTGACGCTCACATTCAACCGGAATGTCTTGCCCTTCAGCACCTTTACACGATGTCCCATCATAGACATTCTGTGTAGGGTCGGCTGACGATTGAAGAGCACGATGTCGCCATCCATGAGATGACGATTTACAATGTCGCCTTCATGAAGAACCAGTTCCTTCGTATTCACATGGCGAAGGCTTGTGATACGCCCATCCTTGTGGCGAATGGTCTTGGCACCAGGATAGACAGTGGGGCCGTTTTGAACAAGGCGATAGAGCTTGTCCATATTTCCACGATGATCCTTGCTAAATTTCGTAACACGCTCAGGAAACGTCAAGTTCATAGCGATTTTCTCAGGAACGCCAAGTTCGGCAATAGAGATATTGGGATCAGGAGTGATTACAGAACGGGCTGAGAATTCTACACGCTTACCCTGGATATTGTAGCGGATACGACCTTCCTTGCTGCCGAGGCGTTGCTGAATGGACTTGAGAGGGCGACCATTGCGCTGGGCAGAGGGGGCTACACCAGGGATCTGGTTATCCACGAGGGTGGCAATGTGATATTGAAGAACATTGGTCCACTCATCAATTACCGACTTGGCTGCACCGGCTTCAATACGGGGCTGAAGATACGTATTATTTGTCTTAATGATTTCCGCCAGCTTGTGAGTCAAATCATCTTCGGAACGCTGGTTATTGTCCTGGATTACGGAAGGGCGAACTTGCGGAGGAGGAATAGGGAGGACCGTGCAAATCATCCAATCAGGGCGGCACCAGAAGCGATTCAATCCCATAAAGTCCACATCCTCGTCGGTAATACGGCGAAATAGGCGGAGGACATATTCCACTTCCAAAGCTTGGCGCTGTTTTTCCCTGGATCCGTCAGGATCATCCCACTCAGCCACAATTCGTGCAATTCCTTCACGAATAAAACGATCGGGCTGGCGAGCGCCACAGCCGTCCTCAGTTTCTTGACCACAGCGTTTAATTTCCTTACATGCTGTGAGAACTTCACGATACCGTGCCTCGCCACGACGTTTTAGATAATGCTTACGATACTTCTTATCAATTAGCAGCTTGGAGCAACGAATACAAACACAGGATAGGATATTTTGGACAAAAGGGAGGAACTGAATATAGTAGACAGGACGAGCTAGACGAAAATGGCCAAAATGACCCGGACATTTATGATTTGTCTGACCACAGCTGCGGCACTCTTTACCATTGTCTAGAACACCCATACGAGGATCGAATAGACCACCGATTTTTGGTTCATTTCCCTCATAAGTTCCAGCATTTGTGATTTCAACCACAGATCGGCGCTCGATCTCTTCGGGGCTGAAAACACAAATCTGGATACCTACAATGGGTTCAATCTCTGACGAGGGTGCGTAAAACCCTGCAGGCATCTTCTAGTTATTTGGGACTAATTGTCTAAGCCTCTTTTGGAATCAACTTTTACATATTCTGTAAAATTGTTTAAAGGGGGGTCACATAGATTTTACAGAAATGTATACCCTTCAACTCCTTTTAACAAATGATAAGCTTTCCACATACTACATGGTGAACTCAGCTGAGAGGGGTAATGACAATGCTGGATATGATCTCTATGTGCCCGATGATGTAGAGTTTGCCCCTGGTGAAAAGAAGCTTGTAAGTATGCAAGTAAAGGCGGTCATGCACAATGGAAAAGAGGATGTTCATTATTGGATGCTCCCTCGTTCCAGTATAAGCAAGACGGGTCTAATGCTTTGTAATTCGGTAGGAGTGATTGATAGGACGTATAGAGGTGAATTAATGGCATATCTTTGGAATACCAAGGATGTGGCAGTAACTGTGAAAAAGGGTGATCGTCTTGTGCAGATTGTTGCTCCTGATATGGGGCATATTTCTAGAGTAGAATTTGTAGGTTCTTTTAACTCAACAGGACGAGGAGAGGGCGGATTCGGATCTAGTGGGCGTTAAGCCCACTGGAGACGGGCGAAAAGCCTTCAGGCTGTGAGTTCGGCTCTTCTGGCCGCTAGGACAGAAGGGACGGTTGAGCCGAAGGCGAAATCGGTTCGAGCGGCCGCTAGGCCATTAAAACTCCAACTGCCTTCTCGTAGTTTTCAGATCTCCATAATTCATGGGAAATCTAACCTGCAACTTCTTAGGAGCCCGTAGTAGGCTAGAACGAGACAAAGTACTCAAAGGAACAAATTGTTTATAAAATCGTCTCTTGGGCACAGGCGGGATCGGAAGAATTGGTAAAGGAGTTATGCGATATATCCCAATAGGTTTCCATTCAGGTCTCGTTTCCATATTCGTAGATCTAATCATATTAAAGCAATTTCGCTTTAATAGGAATAGATGAATCTCTATCGTGAAATCCAACCATGGGGATTTACAGATTATGAAATTACCGAAGGATCTTATACTACATTTCAAACAAAACTGCAAAAAGTAGAATTCATCACGAATCCTCATTTTGGTCGCATGTTATTTTTGGACGGTATCCTACAAAGCACAACTTCAGATGAACATATTTATCACGAAGCCCTCGTAAATGCAGGAATGACCAATACTAGTAAGTCAGTTCTTATTGCAGGTGGTGCAGAAGGTGGAGTAGCTCGTGAAGTTTTAAAATGGCCATCTGTAAAAATCGTGGAAATGGTAGACTGGGACGATGAATTAGTAGATCATTGTTTTTTTAAAGAACAATTTAATACTTCTTCATTTAAAGATCCTCGCCTCTCGTATTTAAATGAAAATATATCAAAATACTGTGAAGAAACTACAAAGAAATTTGATACAATATTTCTTGATCTCTTGGATATTAATACAGAAGAAGATCTTTATCAAATGCAAACAATTCTTTCACATATTCTAAATGTCTGTGCAAAAGGAAGGGTAACCATAGTTATAAATATTGGAAGGTATAAGAGTCATGCAGCCCATCTAACACCAACCATAGTTCAAGAATCTGAGGTTATAGAAATCCAAGTCCCTAGTTTTCAAGAACCATGGTATCTTTTGAAACTTATTTATTCAACATAAACTTTTATAATAGTGTATATGTAGTAGTGTTAGAATGTGGTATGTATATTGTCTGGCCACGGTAGAAGAACCGATCTGCACTTACATTGGAGCCACCATAGACTTAGATCGGCGTTTAGCACAACATAACAAAGTTTTGAAAGGAGGTGCAAAAGCGACAGGAAGAAGAGATTGCGGCTGGTATCGTGTATGTCATGTGCGAGGCTTCGTAGACAATCACGAAGCTCTTTCCTTTGAATGGCATTGGAAATGGTATTCAAAGAAGATTAAAGGCAAAGGGCAAGACCCTTTAACACGTCGTCAAAAAGGGCTAGATGCTTGTATGGAATGGTGTAAAAATAAGAACTTAGTTATAGAATATTCATGAATTTTGTAATCTTAATTGTTTTCTTTGTAAAACAAGCATGGGATTAATAATTTGTTCTTGTGTTAAAGGCACAATTTCATCAAATCTTACCGTGGCGAAAAAAGAATTTCTGTCTTTTATATACTTATTTGGTAAATGATATGTCTTACATTCATTTACCAATTTTAATTCAGGTGTTAGAGGGATAAGTGTATCCCTATACCATTGAAAATCAGGATCATTAACAAAATGTAGACCAATTGCAACATTTACAAGACGATCATATCCTTTTATATTTGCAGGGTCCCACCACTTACTTTCAACAAATCTGTGAAATTCCTGTTTATCGTAAATCCAAAATGCAATATGAGTATTTACATCATTTATAGCATAATGTTTTTCATTTATTTTACATATCTTATAAAATTGTTGAGAAATACAGTCTTTATTTACAAGATTCACTCCAAATTCTTCACCGATACTATCGGTTTCAATAAGAATAAATCCGAGATTAAAGCCCTCCTTTAACACAGCATCTTTATTATCAAGCCAATATTGAATTGCTTGTGGAGGAATTAAAATATCATCTTCTGTATAAATGAAAATATCGTAGTCGTCCTTTTGCGATTTCATTACATTGCGTGTATTTTCTGGAAAGCCCCACGGATCCTTGCCTGTGATATCATGGAGAATAAGAAATATTTTACCATTCGTTGGTTTTGTTAAAGATTCTATAGGAAATGATTGGTTACAATGAATATAAATATCTGTGTAAAAGGGGTATTGATTGGCTGCTTGAATCATTTGATTTAGATATGGGAAACGTTCTTCATTGTAGAAAAATGCTATATGTTTTGTGATTCTCATCTGGGGATTTTTAGGTTAGGGCGTTTAGACCAGACGAACTTTACGTTTTTTTAATTTAACAAGTAATTTTTTAATATCTTCTATAGCCTTATCTTTTTGTGAAAGTTTTGCTGTTTCACAAACTTCTTTGAATTCTTTTTCTGTAAATATTTCTTTATTGGATTCTAAGAATGGTTCAGCATTATTACTTAAGATTGCATAATATAATCCATCTGCTTTCCAGTGTTTCCTAAGTGATGCGTTAATAATGTGACCCTTACTTTCTGCTTGTTTTAAAGGATTCTTTGATATTGGTATAGTTGAGAAAGAACCAGTTTCCCATGTTTCTGAAATAAGTTTACATTGTTCTATCAAATCTGACAATGATAAGTCATTTTTCATATTATTACAAGATCCGCAACACGGTCTACAATTTTCAATTGTATATTTTCTTATTGTATTATCTATTCTATCAATACCAATTCCATGAGCATCTTGATAACCACATAAATAACATGCTGAGCGTGTTAACCAATCCCACTGGCTTTGAGAAAGTTCAAATAGTAAACTACGTTCTTCTTCTGCATGTTTTTTATAATTTGTATAATTTCTATAATTACTTCTTGTATAATATATATTCCATTTTTTATAAAACTGTTTATCAGGAATTAATTCTTTTGTAATTATTTTACATTTTGAAAGAAAGAATTCTGGATGGTAGAAATGTTTCATTCTGTTACATTTCCAACATGAAGTTACACAATTTTCTTTCGTATAGCCCAGATCATTATTTACACGGTCTATACCATTTGTTTCTCTTTCTTTTTGATATTTACAATAGTAACAAGGATTTTTAATATGATTAGTAAATTCTTCAAAATTTAATTCAAAATCCCCGTAACCTCTTTTTAATGATTTTGTTATATGGTTTTTATAATGGGATTCTAAATTACGCATTTTTTCTTCTTTATAATTCCTTTCTCTTTCTCTTTTATCATCTTGTTCTTTTTGTTTTTCTAAACACTCTTTACAAGATAAAGATTCCTTAGAATACCTTGTGTGAAATGGTTCAAACTCTTTTGTGCATCCAATACAAGTTCTTTTTGAACTTCTTGATTCTTGTTCAGCTACTATAAGTTCTTTTTTATTTTTATATCTTTTATTATCCGTTACTCTATTTTTTTCTAAGCATTCTTTACATGTCTTAAAATCTGTTACAACTGTAAAGCATCCACGCTGAATATCACAGAATTTTATACTCTTTTCTACTTGCTCTAATCTGTATATGTCACGCTCATGTTTCTTACAAAATTTTCCTTCTTTAATCTTAAATGGACACCCTTCATGAGAACATGAAAGAGTTTTTTTACATAGTTTTTCTTTACACAATTTACAAGAAGATTCTGATTCACTAATTTCTGAATTACAACCACGAAAGAAGAATCTACACCAGCGGATTCCCTTTTGAACTCCTTCATCGTATTCTTTATTTCTTATATGTCTTCCACAGTATAAGCTCTTCTCGTTTGGAGGAAACTGACACTTTTCTCCTCTTCTTTTACCTTCTTGGACAATCGCTTTACAGGTTTCCATTTTCTAAACAGGAACATGTAAAAATTAACTGTCATTTTTTACCGGGGCATTTTATGTTTGTCTCCATTTTCTATATTAGTAAAAACCCCAAAAATGCACAAAAAATCCATCGCCCATGACACAAAATAGGTCGTGTCCCCACTTTCTTAGTTGGAATAAGCTAACCCACCCATTCCTGACATCACACGCAGCACGTTGTAGTTCGTCGCATATACACGCACCTGGGAGCTCGTGGCCGTGCCTACCGCGTTGTTGGACACCGTCAGCAGGAGCGTGGTGTTGTCAATGCGGGACAAGTTGCACGTGCCGCTGGGCTGGTGCTGCTCAGGGGAGAGCGCAAAGGAATACACGTTGATGCCCACGGCCGGCACGTTGGTGTGGTGCTGGTAGGGCTGCACCAAGTTGAAGTAGTCGCCCTCACGCACCGTGAAGCGGTCGTGTCCGTTGAGCTGGATGAGCGCCGTCACTACAGGGTTGTTGCCCGCCATGCCCTCCACACGCGTCACGGAGTAGCCAGACTCCAGGGCGGAGCGGTCCCACCAATCGGAGTAGTTGAACGGCTGCTGGCCCTTCCAGGGGTTGATCGTGGTGTCGTCGCACGACACGAACGAGTCACGCTGCACTACCCACACAAGCTCCTTGCAAGGGTGGTTGAAGTTCAGCTTGAGCTTGTTGGAGGAGGAGTTGATGGACTCCGCACCCGTGAACTGCAGCACATCGATGAGGTACTCGTGGCTTACCTGGGCGAACTTGCGGCGCTCGTCCGTGTCCAGGTAGATGTAGTCCACATACAGCGAGGCCGCCACCAAGTTGGACGCATTCACGCGGTCACGGATTACGTGGAAGTTCGCTCCGTTGGAGGGGGCAAACTCCCAGCAGAGGTTCTGCAGGTCGTTGAACTGCAGATTGATGCGCACCTCGTGGTACTGGAGGGCGATCAGAGGCAGCGCCAGGCCAGGGTTGCGGCAGAACCAGAACTGCAGAGGGATGTACAGCGTGTACTCGGGCGTGCAGGACAGCAGCTCAGAGGACGAGTTAGGCTCGCCGCCCGCGCACGTGTTGTCGCAGTCCTCGCCGCCCTGCACGATCAGATTCGTCAGCTGAGGAATGTTGCCAACCATCTTGGCATAGCCCGCCTGCTTGCCAGGCTCCTGCGTGAGCTCATTCCAGATCTGGAGCCAGTCACCATAGTGCTTGTCGATGCGCTGGCCGCCGATCTGCAGCTCAACCCAGTCGATGAGGTTGTGGCCCACCCAGTTGAGCCAGCGGAACTGGGCACCTGAGCCGTCAGAGGCCTGCAGCTTCACGGAGGGCAGCGTGGCCTGGAGATACATGCGGTAGATCAAGTCGCCGTTGCGCTGGATCGTGCACGTCACCTGGTTACCGAAGCGAGGGTTGCCGTTGAAAGGGTTCTCAATGGACTCCATCGCAAAGTTCGTGTGACGGCGGTATACCGCCTTGAAGAACGTGATCTGAGGGTTACCCGTCAGATATACGTCCTGCGCACCATAGGCTACAAGTTGCATAAGACCACCTCCCGTCATTTTATACTCAACTACCAGAAAAAAATTTTGCAAAACGTCATATTTTGCAAAATTTTCTAAATTTTACCCGTTTTATATTCAAGCCGGGGAGTTCTAGTTTCCTACCTAAAATGACCATTTCTTCTTAGTTGCCAGAAGTAGGGGTTTTCCATAGAGAAGTCAGTCCATTACATACATGCTCGTGCTTGATAATCCATTTATACCCATCCTTTTGCACAATCATCTGAAAATCTTCCTTTTCATTACACTGAAACCCAAAGTATTCTTCAATAGCACGGATCACACCACGCTCGTTATTCCAATTCACACCCTTATTACCATTTTTACGATAGTATCCATTACCGTCCAAATGAGTATCATGCATCATAACCAGGGCTTTGTCAGAGAGAAGAGGAAACCAAGAGTTAATTTCTTGAACTGTGTGATCATATAAATGTGAAGTATCTATGAATAATACATCAATGCGACGAGGATCATTCGCAGCAAAAATCTTTGAAAACTGTATATCATCCATCATAATAAAAGCTGCATTATGAATAGCATTATAATTAAAACTTGCAGGGGGCTGAACGTCACAGCTGATCAAAGAAGAGTTGTATTCTCTGTTCACAAGATCAAAAATTTTTGTAGATTGGCCCTCATATACACCCAATTCTACAATTAGTTTAGGGGTCATCTCACATGTTTGTCTATACAGCGTGTCCAAATGACTGGACAAGTCGCTATTTTCCGTATTCGCCCGCTTTACAGCTTCACTTAAATATAGCATTATATTCATACATGTATATAGGCGTTTAGACCCGAATGCGTGCGACTAATATTCTGGAATGGCTCTTAGTCCCACATTTATATTTTCATCTAAATCTATATACTTTTTCACAGTTTCATAATTTTTATTAACTATATCAATATATTTCATAAAATAATCGGGTGTAAGGATTTGCAACTTTTGTAAAAATTCAAGAACAGAATCATTTTCTAAAATGATCCACCCAGTTGTATCAAAATAATCAGAGATATTTGGACATCCGTAATATATAGGGATAGACTTGGAAATTACACAATCACATATTTTTTCGGTAAAGTAATGTATTTGACGAGAATTTTCAATGACTATACTAAACTGTGCTTCTTTAAATAATAATATTTTAGCAGAATTTGTTCCTGGTAAATAAGGATTATTATTTATAATAGGAATATATCCTGGCACATCCTGTAATTGCTCAGAAAGATAAAATAATATAGGAATATTTTGTATATAATTCTGATGAAAATAAATCTGATGACGAAACCTATGACCTACTGCACCTACTTTAAATCCTGTAATATTTGTTAATAAAAATTTTTTGTTTTCAACACTTATATTTTCATAATCTTCTTGCAAAATTCTCGTTGTTCCATAGATATATTTATACGCTTTATTAGGAAATTTTTGTAAAATATCATTATCAAATGTTAGAATGTAATCATATTCATCCGCACGTTTTATTATTTCTTCTTTGATTCCAACAATTGCTTCAGGTTCTATTTGTATAAAAATATTTCGCATATCTGTATTTTTCTTATTCATATCAAAAGTTAGTAAAGTAGGTATTTTTGGTTCATTTATTTTTTCTTTATTTAAAATTCCAGAAATTTCTAACATCTTCTATATAGTTATATATACTATCTTTAAATAAGTAGGACTTAAAAATATAAAACGCTCATATCTCTAATACTCTGGGATAGATCGTAAAGTTCTATTTATATTTTCATTTAAATCTATATACTTTTTCACAGTTTCATAATTTTTATTAATTGTATGAATATATTTCATATAATAATCTGGAGTAAGAATTTTCAGCTTTTCTAAAAAAACATTAGGGTCTTCATTTTCTTTAATAAAAATCCACCCTGTTGTATCAAAAAACTCAGAGATATTTGGACAACCGTAATATATTGGTATTGTTTTTGTTATAAGACAATCACACAATTTCTCTGTAAAATAATTTGTTTGTTCAGAATTTTCAATAACTAAACTAAACTGAGCATCACGAAATAGTTCTATCTTAGAATGTTTTTCTTTAGGTAAATATGGATTATTATTTATTCTTGCTATATCTTCTGTATGTCCCTTTAATTGGTGAGATAAATAAAATCTTATAGGAATAATTAGTTTTATATCATTTTGAAAATGATAAATACCATGCCTCATTTTATGTCCTATCGCACCCACTTTACAACCTGTAATACTTGTTAATAAAAATTTCTTTGATTGAATATTAATGTTTTCATAATCTTTAGGTAAGAGCCAAGTTGTTCCATAAATATATTTATGTGCATTTTTACATCTTTGTAAAATGACATCATCAAAGGTTAAAATATAATCAAATTGATCCCCATATTTTAACAAATGATCTCTTACAGGAATAATAACTTCAGGTTCTATTTGTAAAAAAATATTACGCATAAGTAAATTTTTAACAAAGTGACTATGACATAAAAAGGTAGGCTTTTTAGGTTTTAATAAATTATTTTTAGGTTTTAGTAAATTATCTAATTCATCATTAGGAGAATAAATTTCCAACATCTTCTATATAGTTTTATATACTATCTTTAAATAAGTAGGACTTAAACTTCTTATTTATAAACCACCAGATGGCGGAAAAGGTTTTTAAAACAAGAACAACCCTAGATAATCTACATCAGATTCAAATTTCTCAACTTCAGAAAGAAAAACAAGATTCTTCACATTTACAGGAACAAATACAAGAACTTGTAAAAAAAATAGAAGATTGTCCTGACGTAGTTATAAAAAATCAGTTAGAGGATGAATTAGAAATTTTAAAAAGAAAACGTAATGAGTGGAATGAGGACAAACCTATGTATTCCTATTTCTTTGAAACGGGCGATATTCTATATAAATATTATGATCTTCAAGATAAGATTCAAAATGGTGAAAGTTCAGGAACTAGTAAACTTGTAAAAGCAAAACCTGGGAGTGTATTAGCTGCTCTTCAAGGAAGTTCTTCTGAAAAACCCCCCACATGCAAACCCTCTGGCACAGTTCAAGAAGAAGGTCGTGAAGTTTTGTTAGAGAGATATTTATTGAAGATTGATCCTGAACATGCAAAAGTAGTTTCCAATACTCTTGAAGATCCTTACGGAATTTGCGAGAAATGTGATAAAGAGATGACATTCAGTATTAATGAAGCCCAGTTTTTCTGCGATGGATGTGGACATCAAGAATTTGTCTTAATTGATAGTGACAAACCGAGTTATAAAGATCCTCCTCGTGAAGTTACTTATTATGCATATAAACGCATTAATCATTTCAATGAATGGTTAGCCCAGTTCCAAGCCAAAGAGAGTACGGAAATTCCTGAGGAAGTATTTGAAGCCATTATTGAAGAACTTAAGAAAGAACGCATATCCAACACAGAATCTATTAAACCGGCCAAGATTCGTGAAATTCTCAAAAAGCTCAAGCACACGAATTTTTATGAGCATGTTCCTTATATTTTGAATCGTATTAATGGCAAGACTGCGCCAGTAATGAGCCGTGAAGTAGAAGAGAAGTTGCGTTTCATGTTCAAGGAAATTCAGAGCAGTTTCGTAAAACACTGTCCTAAGAATCGCAGTAACTTCTTATCTTATTCCTATGTCTTATATAAGTTCTGTGAACTTTTGGAATTAGATGACTATTTACAATGCTTCCCTCTTTTAAAGAATCGTGATAAGTTATATAATCAAGATAAGATCTGGCAACTTATATGTAAGGATCTGGGATGGGAGTTTATACGTTCTATATAATGCGTTCTTGTAGAAACCTTATAAATATAAGTCATGATAGTATGTTTAGTAAACTTTCTAAATTAAAAAAGAATGGTTATTATCCGGATACGATTTTAGACATAGGAGCATATCATGGCAATTGGACAAATTCAATGAAGACTATATATAATGATTGTAAATATTATTTATTTGAAGCCATAGACTATCCTGAATTAAATCAATTTGAGAACAGCCCTGATGTAAAAGTATATAATGTGGTGTTAAATGATAAAATAGAAGAAATAGAATGGTTTCAAATGAAAAATTCAGGCGATTCTATGTTCAGAGAAAAAACACACCATTTTACAGACTGTGAAATTATTAAAAGAAGGACAATTGATCTAGATAGTTATATTTTACAGAATAATATTTTTCACGATTCAAAAAATATTTTAATTAAAATAGATTGTCAAGGTGCAGAAATACCTATTCTTAAAGGATCTACGTCTATTTTAAAGAAAACTGATTTTATCATTTTAGAACTCCCTTTATTCGGCCAATATAATGAAAACGTTCCGAACTTTTTAGAACATATCATATTTATGGATAAAATAGGTTTTGTTCCATGTGATATAATTGACAATCATTATATTAACGGATTTAATATGCAAATAGATATGTTATTTATTAATAAAAATCATGAATTTAATATATTAGTCAATGAATTAATATTAAAAATGACCCATTTCACAAATATTTAAAAAATTGACCATGCGTTGGGAGTAACTTTAAGTAACTACCAACGAATATAAGAATGCACCTAACTTTGATTCTGGGTCCTATGTTTTCTGGCAAGTCTTCGGCAATCGTCCAAAGAATCCGCAGAGCTCAGGTTCTCGGATGGAAAACTTTGAATATTACGTCAAACATTGATACACGCTATGATATTTCTGGCTCACGTATTGTTACACATGACAAGGCATATGTGGAAGCTCTAGGAGTAAAGGTGTTAGAGGGGTTGTGTCATGGGGATGACTATAAGGGAGCACGCCTCATTGTCATTGAAGAAGCCCAGTTCTTTTCTGGGCTTTATGACTTTGTTCTTAAGGCAGTGGAGGAAGATGGGAAAGATGTGATTGTGGTCGGATTGGATGGGGATTCTGAGAGGAAGCCTTTTGGTGACATTTTGCAGCTCATTCCTGTTGCGGATGAAGTTATTCGCTTAAGCGCCCTATGCAAAGAATGTGGAGATGGAACACCCGCATTATTTACAGCTGTCGTAAATAATGCAGGAGTAAAAACTGCTCAAATTTGTGTAGGTGGTTCTGATATGTATCAGCCTTTATGTCGTCTGCATTATTTGAAGAATAGAGTATAAGTGTATGAAGGTCTAGTTTTATATCCAATGATTTCTTATTTTTTTATAAATTGCAATATAAGAACAACCATATTCAATTTTGTCAATTGAATATTCAAAAATATTGGTCGTTTTCTTTAAAATCTTAAAGGGGTCTACACAATTATCTTGAGGGCCCTCAGTTGAATCATATCTCCATTGATTCAAAAAGGGTATATATTTAAGGAAATATTCTAAATGATTTGGAAAATTAAAGTCAATAAAACTATTATTTTTATAGCATATTGTATCTTCAACAATATATAATCCATTATCATTTAAAAGTGGAAAAAGAGTTTCAAATGATTTAATTATATCTTTATTTACGTGACTTCCGTCGTCAAGTATAATATCGAACGTACCATATTTATTTATAACCATTTCTAAGAAATATTTTTCTGTGGCATTACCGATTTCTACAAATATATTTTTTTCAGAATCTTCATAAATTTTACAATTAGTATCAATATCTAGTCCAACTATACATTTAGCATTCTTAAATACTTCTCTCATAGCTTTTAAACTTTCACCTTTAAAAATGCCTATTTCCAAATATTTTATAGGTTTATTTCTAAAAGAAGAAAATAATTCTTCATATTGTCTTGAATAATTATGAAAACTACTATTTTTATCAGTATTATATTTATTAAAAATTGTATGAACTGAATCTAATTCATTTATTATATTTTGACTGGTCTGCATAGGCAAGTTTAATGTATTTATGATATTTTTACTGGTATGCTCAATACCATTTGCTACATATCTTGGAAAGGTTAATATATTTTTTTCACTACCTTTTTTAATACCCATAAAATATAAATCACAGAATTCTGAATTATAATAAGTATCCCATGTTGAAAATAACTGATTTAGATTTAATACTTCATTCAGATCTTGTTCTGTAAGATTTTTATAGTAATCCTGCATATCTTCTAAATTCCCTATTGTTCCATAGGAATGACCAGCTGAAGTGCGGCGTGTTCCATGTTCTCCTCTTCCAGTAGAAGCGCACGTAAAACAAAATAATCCATTAGGTTTCAGCATTTTATAAATTTTTATAAAAGATTCTTTGTATTCAGGATCATGTTCAAAACATTCTGTAGATATAATCGTATCAAACGTATTATCCTGAAAGGGTAAGTCTTTTGTTTTTGATACTATTGTAACATTATTTGCTTGTATTACATCATTTCCGTCATACTGACAATTTTCAAATAAAAATCTATTATTTCCATTTATATCGCCGGAACCAACATCAAGAACTCGTTTATTTTCAAAATAATTAGTTAATATTGTTTTAACAAATAATGTGAAGTCTCGTGCTTGATAGTGCATATATAAAATATTATTAATATAATATTTTTATATATACGCAATACTAAGTTTTATTTACAAATAGAATCTGAATTTTTAAAATTAAGATTCTATAAGAGTTTTATACTATAGAAGAGCTGCTCTTTATTAGAGGTAGACACCTATATCAAAGATGCATTACTGCCCGTATCTTATTAAAGGAGTAGGGCGAATTATAAGAAGAAACTGAGATTTATATATATTCATAAGATATTTGAAATGATCCATTTTGCGTCCCTTGAGTAACAATAGTTGGTTCCGCCCAATATACTTTAAAATTGTTATCTCTTGCTGCTCGATTCAACCACCAGTCACATCCAATATCTATTTTATATGTTAAGTTGCTTATATAATCACATAATTTAATAGCACATTTTTTATTAACTACATAACTATCAATACATCTTCCAGCCCCGTCACCGCCCCATGGAGTGGGAAATAAACCTTTTTCATAAATATATTTATTAGGAATTAATTTATGTTGTTCAATATGTAAACCACATCCATTTCCAATAAATAACATATCATAATCTTCAGGCAATTCATTCATATATCTGTTAAATATATGTGTAAAATCATCAGATAATATTACATCATCTTCAAATATTAAACCACAATCGTATTTTTCACTAATTTGTTTATATGCGTAAATATGACTTAGAGAAATTGCTATAGTAGCTTTACTAAAATTATTTATAAACATAGATATATCTTCATTCTCTAACTCATCCCTGTCTATTTCAATAAATTCGTAGTCTGTTATATGATGTTTTTTAAATTGATTTAATATATGATCTTTTCTATCAACTAATTTTTTATAATGTATAACAAATACTTTCATTTATAATATTGTGTATAATAATAAAAACTATTATAATACGCAAATGTCGGTATAGGAAAAGAATCTGAGTTTTAAAAATTCAGATTTTAAACCGGGATTTTCTACTATTCATTCGCATTGCAGCCTTTTAACCTTGCAGCTTCTTTACGAGGGGAAGCCTACGAGGCGGGCACCGATACCGAAGCCGCTGCCCTGGCGCGCCGTCACACCCATGCTGGGGGAGAAGATATCGAGCACGGCGAACACAGCCGCAGCGGCGATCGTCACCGTGGCGATCTCATCCATAGGCAGGCTCTTCCGGGGAATAAAGACCAGCGCCAGGGCTACCGCCACACCCTCCACTACATACTTGATGATGCGGGTCAATAGGTCGTTCACGTCCATCTTATCTATACTCGTCCCCCAGATTTTTTTGCGCAATGCGCGGTTGTTTGGTCTAAAAGAGGTTTGAAGTGAACTACAGATGGCGGCACACCAACAACAAGAGGAGGACTTTCTTAGCGAGGACCCTGAGATTCCGAGCCAGAAGGTAGTTTTGCTAAGTTTCTTGAGCCCTGAAAAGATCTTGAATAACAAGGATGTCTTCCTTTTTCAGCAGTTCTTGAAGGATTATGAAGTTCAGTGGCGCACGAGCAAGTTCGAAGCCTGGTTTGCAGAACAGATCTCGGGATTGAACAAGAAGTTAGAGGGAATTGCCGGTAAGTTGGATAAGCCCGCAGAGGGTCCAGATGGAACAAAGGGGCCGGAAAGTGGGGCTGCCTCTGCTGCAGCCGCCCTTTGTGCTGCCGCTGCCGCCGATATCCGCCAGAATCTTCTGCGTGTAGACACGTTTGTTGAGGAGTTCCAGCAGTATACTCGCAAGAATGTGCGTGAACTGACGCAGACGAGCCTACAGGACGAGTATGAGACGTTTCTCTTCAAGAATAGCGCAAAGCTTGAGGAGGAGTTCTTCAAGATGAACGAGTTTCGCACAACGATTCGTGGAATCAAGGTGCGTGGAGTCTATAGTTCGGAGGCCGAAGCTTCTGTCCGTGCCAAACGTCTTCAGAAGTCGGATCCCAATTTCAATGTATATATGGGTGCCGTAGGCAAGTGGATGGCCTGGGAGCCCGATCCGAATAAGGTGGCCGATTCGGAGTATGCAAATGAACAGCTCAATACTCTCATGAAGAAGTATCGTGAGAACGAGGACAACCGTGAAGTCTTTTACAACGAGCAGAAGAAGTCTCGTATCGGTATGGCAAAGACAAAGGCGACGGCGGGTGTTGAGGAGAATGAGACAAAGCTCACGGCGAGTGTAGTGACGGATACACCCACACTGGAACCTTCTTCTTCAACATCTCAGGGAACTAGTTACGACGGGCTCTTCTCGGGTCCGGCCGATCTAGCCATTTCTCGCAAAGTAGAAAAGGCTGCAGAAAAGGTCATAGAAAAGGTCATAGAATCAAAGGAGTCAAAGGAGTAAATACGTGTTTTACACTTTTTCACATTCAAACCGCCGAATATACCCCGACAATGTTCCTCAGGGTCATGTATAAGTAGATCCTTTTAGTTTACTATACAAAGAAATGATTACAGAATCTGTATTTATTTCTTTTTGATTTATTTTTGTTTTTATTTACAACTTTTCACATTTCAAACGTCGAATATACATGCGTTATTAATAAAAATAAACAATATAACAATAAATTATAATGTCTAAAGTATTTTTTCAAATCGGTACAAACAACGGAAACGATTTGTTTAGAGAAATGGTAATAAAAAATGCACCAGACTGTGTTATTCTAGTAGAACCAAATAAAGAACTAATCGATGAAATTATAAAAAATTATAATAATATAAAAAATGTATATATTTACAACTATGCTATATATTATAATGATGATGAAACTGTAGAACTATATATACCAGCAAAAAATGGTATTATTGGAACACGTGCCGATAATGGAATCGTATACACTGATGGTAATTTTTCATTATTACCTATGAATGACTGGGGAAATAAAAATGATATGGTAAAAATGACATCAAAAAGCATTACTTTTGATAAAATATGTAGCAATCATAATATAACTAATATTGATTATTTACAAATAGATACTGAAGGGTTTGATAGTGAAATAATACAAATGATAGATTTATCCAAATATAAAATTAATAAGATAAGATTCGAAAGTTGGTATTTTAAAACAGAATGTTATACAACTTATTATGAAGAAAAATCAGTTGATTTAGGGATAAATGGCATGAATAAATGTATAAATAAACTTAAACAGCATAATTATGTAATTAATAATATAATAGATAGTGATGGAAATGATATTATAGCAACACTTAATGTATAATTACGACGTTTGAAATGTGAAAAGGTGTAAATAAAAAACAAATAAAAAAGAAATAAATACAGATTCTGTATTCATTTCTTTATAAACTAAAGTAAAAACATCTACTTACATATTTCCCTGGGGGACATTGTCGGGGTATCTCGTCGCAATGTTTAAACACTTCTTTCCTTCTGCGCAAAATTGGCCTTCAGGGCACGTTACACCCTGGCAGTCCAGATCACGGAATCCCGCATAAGAAGAAGGGAAATACTGGGGCTTAGCGGCTTTCAGGATAGGAAGCAGCGCTACCGCAACCAATAAAGCAATGATTCCATACCATGTGATTGCCTTGAGACCAAACTTCTTCATTTGCCTCTCTCTGTTCTAGCATTAAAAATAAGGTAGGGGGGCGCCATCGGGTAAAAGAACAAGAGGGTTGTTTTCTTTCAGGCCTACGGGATCCGTTTTTGCACAGAAACCGTTCAAACATTTCAAATGACCGGGGCATGGAGAATATACATCGCAACGTATGGCTTCTTCATTAGAAAATCCTTCCGAAATCGGCTTTCCTAAGATAACCAGTAAAAGACCAAGGACAAAAATCAAGCCTAACGCATATCCCATATCTTTCCAATCAATTCCCTTCGCCATCTTCTAACAGATAACACCAAAATCTAAAAGCTACCCTTGCTTGCGAACATTAATAGTCATCTTAAATTTTCTTGCCGCAGCTGCATCGTATTCATTGGACTCCTCGCCATCCTTTTCCTTATAATTTGCCATCGCATGTTGCCAGAATTCGGGCGCACCAATACGAAACTCACCGTGCATCTCAGCCTTGTACCAAAATACCGTATCTTCCAGTTTATTGGACTGTGAATTATTGTTCATAACAATACACTCATAATTCTGTGTGCATTGATCCATAACTTGGCAGAAAAACTCAAAACTGGGAAAGGCACTTCCGAAATTGTCAAAGATACGTTTGCGGTTTGTTACATAGGGTTCACGCAAAATAAAGCAATAATCTACATTCGTGCGCAACATGGGTGGAATACCTAGCGGATATTGCATAGTAATCAAAAAGAACACTTTTAGCCAACGACCGTTCAAGAACAAATAGCGAATATTGCGGTCATGGAGCCAACTGTCATCATATAAGCAATCATCCATAATTAAGAAACTACGAGGGTCTGTCTTAGCTTGACCATAGGCTTCCATCTCCTTTTGAATCTTGGCCATAATGAGTTTCTGGCGCTTACAGTAATTCGCAATAATTACGGGACTATAATCGCCGTGAATAAACAACGGGGGAATAAGTTTCTTATAAAACTGATTTGACTCTTCTGTTCCACTAATTACAGTCCCTAGAGGCATTTCTTGATGGTGAAAAAGGAGGTCACGCACAAGTGTAGATTTTCCAGTACGTCTTCTCCCAATAAAAACACATACGGCATCTTGCGGAATCATTTTCATGTCAAACTTCCGGATACCTACATTTAATGCTGCGGCATTGTCGGTCATTCTTGTATAGGTTAGGGCGAAATTTATTATTGCTTTGATCACGCAGCCTTTTGCATGGTTGTCCCTTCGGGCCTTTGACCCTTCGGGCCTTTGCCCCCAGGGTCCTTTGACCCTTCGGGTCTGCGGCCCTTTGGCCTCCCCTAAAACACGTCCGCGGGATAGAATGGATCCGTGTTTAACTCAGAAAATTCCCATAAGCATGCCTCCATGGAGAAAATACTCAGGGGCCCCGAAGATCAAGGGGTATAGTAAAGTAACCTCTCTTACACCAGTCCTGGATACATTCTTTGGAAAAATGCCCGAATCTGAAGGCCAGATTCAATCCGATGAATTGTTTGGAAGACTCGTTGAATTTGAAGGCAGTGGCGCATGTCTTGTAGAATCTGTCGCTAAAAAGAAAAGAAAAGCCTTCTGCAAAGTCACTCATTTACTTGATCCTGTTCGCACAATTCAATCCTATTACACAGATCCCACGAAAGGTGAAAAAAGAATGAATGAAAAACTCAAGAATCCTATGAATCAAGCTTTTATTGACGGTCTCGCAAACTATCTTTTAGGACAACTCCGTGAAAGAAAACTATCTCCCCATTTTTGCTTATTTTATGGAGGATTTCAAGGAATTGCTGAGAAATACCGTTATAATATAACAAGCGAGTTTGACTCTTATAGAAAGTATAAGGCATTCTGGGAAAGAAGAAAGGCTGGCATATTTACTCTACATATTGAACACGATGACAGTGATATGGAGAATGAATCTGTGGATACACCAACAAGTTCTTTAGTTTCAACGGATTTTCATTATTCAACACCTAACTCTGGAAGTTCTCTTAGTTCAGACAGAACGCATATCACTCTACATAATTTGGAAGAAGCTGCAAACTCGTCGCTTGTAGAATTGGAAAGTGTAGCCTCTCTTCCAAATGCGGATGAAGATAGGTCCAGATCCAATACGGGTTCAGGATCAGATTCAGATTCTAATTCAGAATATACAGATGATGATTCTTCTGAACTTTCTGTATTTATTGAATTGAAGGATTATCCTGTAATGCTCATTTTTCAAGAACATATGGAAGGAGTCTTGGACGATTTGTTAGAGGAGGAAGAGGGGGCTTATGATGAAAAGATGTGGACCGCATGGACATTCCAGATAATTGCTGCTCTATGTGCTGCACAAGGAGCTTTGGGATTTACACACAATGATCTTCATACCAATAATATTGTTTGGAGAAAGACGGATGAATCTTGGTTATTCTATAAATCTCGGGATGGATCCGTATTTCGTGTCCCAACCTTCGGGAAAATCTTTTCCATTATTGATTTTGGAAGAGCGATTTTTCGAGTGAATGAAACTTGGTTTATTAGTGACGATTATGAAATTGGAGGAGATGCTGAAGGTCAGTATAATTTCGGAACTCTTCAATCTCGTGGAAAGACTACTATATATCCAAATCCTTCTTTTGACTTATGTCGCTATGCAGTAAGTATTATTGACGCAATTTATCCGGAAATGCCAACCGAGGTGTTAGAGGGTGTTGTGTTGAGTAAGGAAGATTCTTGGATTATTCATGAAACAGAGTCACCCTTGTGGAATTTATTATGGTCCTGGCTAATTGACGAAAATGGACGCAATGTTTTATATGATGAGGATAAGACGGAACGTTTTCCTGATTTTGACCTGTATCAGCATATTTCGGAACATGTAAAAAGTGCAAAACCTCAGGATCAGATTCATAAAGAAATCTTTAAAACTTATAAAATAAGTTCAAAGGATGTTGGTGATTGGGAGACTACGTATCCGCTCTTTTGCTGAGCCTAAAAACGGGCCGGGCCAAATTGCAGTTCAATATCATTATTTACAGACTTTGTGGTCGTAGTTGTAGTTATACTACCACTACCACCCCCTGAAAAGGAAAACGCTGATGAAATCGCAGATTTTCCTGAAGAAATGAGAGATTCAATCGAATCCGGAAGGAACATATAAATAATCGCTGTTAAGAATGCACCGATACAGAAATCACGGAATATAGAACGAATACGGATATCTTCATTCGGTTGTTTTGATGAATATTGTTGAGAAAAACTCAGAGTTCCAATTACGGCCCCGCCTACCCCTATGGCAATCCAGAATCCAGAATTGGAGACATCCATTCTACCAGCCAATACCTTAATGGGGATACTAAGCAAACGCAGATTATCCAATGATTTCCTCAGAATCCACAGAATCTAACGGCATAGAATCACCCGTTATCATAAGGGACTGTGTTTCTTCATCTTCCTTCTCGTTATCTTCACGCAACTCTGCCTCTGCGAACGGAAGGTCGTGGATTTCATTGGCTTCAAGAGAATTGGAGTCAAACATTACGTGACCCTGGGAAAAAGTTACTGAAGGCTTTGTGTCAATAAAAATCATAGGGGGTTGAGAACTTCCTGAAAGGTCAGCTGTGGTTAGGTCAATTACAGGGGCAACTACCTTATTGGCTGACAGGTCTATTACCTCATTTGCAGATAAGTCGACCACAGGCGCAACTACCTCATTGGCGGATAGATCGGCTGTAGGCGCAGGGACTAAGATTTTTTCTTCTTGTTCTGCATCTGCATCTGCATCTGCATCTGCATCTGCCTTATCCGTGACCACAGGGGCATCAACACCATCTTCATCATCATCCTCGTGTAAATACTCACGCAGAATAGACTTTACAGGCAAGAGTCCACGAATGGCTTGAAGAATTGCTTCTTGAATTAATGCCGAAACATGGCGTAAATTCTTCTGTTTTTCAATACTGTTGTTCTCTGCAAACAAATAAGCATTTGTCCATAGACTACGAGCGCAATCCGACAAGACTCTGTGTAAAAAGTGGTCAATCTTGGGAATTGTGATCTGCAGCTTCTTCTGCTTTGTCGTTAGGCGAATGGCTGACAAAACTTTGGTGTGCGCAATAAATACTGCCGTCAAGAGCTCTTCAAGGTAGTCGCACCGACAGTCTTTCTGAATACGATCAGTTTCACGTATAACTTTGTCCTGGTTCCAATCCGGGATAGCCTGAAGAAGATTCTGGAACTGCCACAAATGTTTGGACGGAGTGGGACTCTGATTCTTTCCCTCTTCCAGCAATTCTAAGAAATATGTTTCGAGACAAGGAATCAAAAATACACAGAGCTGGCGAGTATATTCCCCTTTGGCCTCCCCATATACGGAAATCTCAGGAGCATCCATGGGATATCTTCTAGGATTCTTGTGGATTGAATAAGTCGTTTATTGAACGCAGCCTATGTTTTCTTGTAAAGCTTTTAAATGGTATAAGTGTGCCCAAGGGCTTGATCCTGCACCCACGGCTTTCAAAGAAATAATTGCCTCTTCCCATAAGGTTGGGTGTTTCAAGAATTCTTTTAAAGAGTCTATCGGTTGTTCGGCGGCATGGAAGGCTTCTAGGCAAGTGGCTGCCGGCGGAGTTTTTACGATCGCCGCTTCTCCAACAATCTTCTTTTGCTTCTCTTTACGAAAGGATTGTTGAAAAGCACACTGTTTCCATTCACAGCGACTCTGAATTGCAGGAGTAATTCGTTGCGGATCACGGCATTCCAGAATACATTGCACAGAATTACTTACCGTTTCCAAAATGCGACGTAAGAATGCCTGGGCCTCTGGAGTTAAGTCATCTGCACCTTCAATCCAGACAAATAGCGGTTCTTGACTACGCACTTGTCTGTGTAGAGTTTCACGACCTTCTCGCAAAGTGCGGTCTGTGCGTGCATTCCAGTGATACAGTTTCTTACGTTCTTGTTTGACTTGTGCAAGTATCCACGTTGTTTTCCCACAACCTGGAGGACCATAAATAAGCCATGCTGGCTGGGGCATTCCACTGAATCTGTGTTAAAGGGGAGTTTAGGCTTTTCTTGTTCTTCTCTTGCTGCGCTTGCTGCTACGCTTGGTGCCGCGCTTGGTGCTGCGCTTGCTGCTGCGCTTGCCGCCATTCAAATTCATTCTCTCTACCACAAATTTTTGCAGGCCATTTGTAATAAAAGTATTCGTAAGATTCTTAACCGCAATATTTCCCTCAAATGTCGGGCTCATTTTCGCAACTACTTGGCCGTTTTCAATTGTATACTTTACCGCCAATACTCCAGAATTTACCATAATTGCTATAAAAGTCTCATTAATCTCTATTTCATCTATATTAATCTCGGTATCATCGGGATCAATATACTTCGCAAATAAATCATTAATTTGTTTCCTAGTATCTTGCGTAAGATTAAATTCGTACATCCTACTATCTATTCTATAGCATTAAAAATAATAGCGCAGCTTTATGAATATATACACATAGGTCTAAAATTCCTGTCTACATAAACTAAAGAATGCCTTCCCTGTGTTTATCATGTGTTGTATTTACATTACGTGACAAACCTTTGGAAGAAAATAAATATATTGACATTTTCATTCTCTGGTTATCGCAACTCATAAAATGCGGGGATTTACAAAAAGAAGATGCACTATATATATTTACAGATAAGCGCACTATCGACTATATTCATGAATCCACCATTTTTTCTACATTAAAAACGAAAATTGTATTTCAGATTTCTGTAATTGTTTCTCCTTCACCTACAACACTCTTGGAAGGAACGATGCAGAGATATACATTTTTTCCTTATACACAAGATATTTATATATATTGTGATATTGATATTTTTATTGTAAATACTTTGAAAGATATAACAAGCAAAATGATACCGAATCATATTTATGTATGTGCAGAAGGATTTTTAAAAGATCCTAATTACAGCGCAGATTTTCCCAAGGACTATCCAATAGACGACACATCAGCCGGTCTCAGTTCAGGGAAATTCGCAGTATACGGAAAAGATGTCCACGCATTGCTATGCAAAACCATACAGTCTTTATGCAAGCATGAAACAGGCTATTATACTCTAGAACAGCCTTTTTTCAATCACGCCATTTTACTAAAATTACCTGATACTATTTTGTGCGATGTTCACCTATTACATACTCCAGTTGTAAGTTTTAACGGCGAAGACTATGAAAAAGGAAAAACAGTATTACTAGATTGTGCAGGAGAACCAGGGAATGGGAAACTTCATTATGATCTTATGATAGAAGTCTTGTGTTTATTAAATTCTGGATATTTCTAGACCCGTGCAAAATTTAAAATCAGCCGTAGTCTAATAAGAATGGGCGCAGCACTCCGAAAGGCACTTCGCCCCCCTGTAGCTGTTGATAATTGGCAAAGTCTACAAGAAGAAGCCGAGAGAATTCACAATTCACTTCAACAAGTTTTACGGCAATCTGTATTTATTAAAAAAGAGAGAAGACAACAACTCGTTCTACTGAGAAGCCAATGGTTTCGTATATATTCCCTTTTACACTGCCTCAGTAAAAACACAGAGGATGGTTACATTTCGTTAAGTTCAAATATACAATATGAATGGCTTCTTAGTATGAAAAGTAAAATGAATTATCTACTCCAGGAAATTGATCCACCTAATTTAACAACAATAGGTGAAGTTAATGAAGATTTTGCATAGGTCTAAAAATACAGTTTCCTATTATATAATGCCTTCCTTATGTATTTCTTGTCTTCTTTTTACGTTAGATAATAAGGAAGTGAAAGATAATAAATATGTTAATACTTTTATTATATGGTTAAGTCATCTTATAAAATATGGGGGGCTGGACAAGGATGATATTCTCTATATAATTTCTGATAATCGCACTATAGAATTTATAAAAGATACAAATAATACAATTTTCAGCACATTTTGTTCATTTATAAACTTTCGGATCAACCTTATCCATTATGAGCCTCCAAAGACAATGATGGAAGGAATGATGTTACGATATCGAACAAATGATTATACACAAGATATTTATATGTATTGTGATATTGATATTTTAATACTAAACTCTCTTCATATACTAACAAAATCTATGATAGAAAATCATATTTATATTTGTTTAGAGGGAGATATTAAAAATGTATATTACAGTAATGGTATTCCTGAAGATCTTATGCTTTCTATAAATTGTGAAAAACCAGGTGTTAGTTCTGGAAAATTTGCTATATATGGAAAAGAAATCTGTAAAACTGTATTTGAAGTTATGAATTCTTTGTGTAATTACAATTCCCCTAATACTACACTTGATCAGCCAGTTTTTAATTATTCTATAATTTTATTGAAAAAGAGTGGATTTTTAATAAATGAAGACTTACTAATGAATCATGTATCTTTTAACGGAGATGAATATAAACATGGAACTACGATCCTCTTTGATTGTGCTGGGGTTGAATGTGGCGATGATGAAATACACTATAAAAAAATGTTTGATATATCTATTTTGTTTCAATGCGGCTATTTTAATCTACCAAGATTTCAGTAAACTATAGTCAATATCCTTTTACACATTTTATATAGGGTGTAAAAGGGTATTTATTGGGACCTTTGTTTTGTTTTTGCTTTTGCTTTTAATTTAATACGCTCCAATTTCATGGGCTAAGCGAGCATCATGCTCAGCATTCTTCTGTAGGCTCTGCATCAACGGATTATTTTCAGTCTGCGTAATAATTTCACGCTGATTGCGTTCATTCGCCACATCGAGTTTGAGAGGAGCACGATACTTGACACGGCCGATATCTGCAGAACCAGGGCCCATATCTAAGGAACGATTGACGGCCGGTGCACGATCATTGATGATATCTGTATCCAGTTTGCGGAATGTTACGTTGGGTTCATCGCCTTGGAATAACTGGATATTGCCACCGCCTAGAGCAGGGCGTTTGGCTACTTGTTGCTTATTCGGATTGAGGCGCATGTTGTAGGCAAAGGTGTGGCTCATGAAACGTTCCGCTGCCGCCTTCGGTCCACCTGTATATGCGGATTTGGCGGATATCTGTGCCTTTTGTGTGGGTCTCGCAATATCCGCAGGATCATAGACTGTAATTCTTTCAGGGCCGTCTGCAGGGGCCGCAATACCGAAACGATCCAATTGAATCGTGCCTTCCTTCACCGTAGTTCTTGCAATATCATTCGGATCCCAGACAGTGATTGCAGGGGCACTGTTTGCATAGCCTGTTGCTACACCCGCTTGCTGGATATTTCCAATCGTCTCACCACGACGAGTAGGACGTGACTCGTCATCATAATGTGTGGTCACGGCCCCCGCTTCAGCAGGACTCAAATTCAGACCCTGTCCACGCTCACTCGTAAAATAACGCTCATTCGGACGAATTTCATAACTATCCTTACCATAGTCATCCGCCGCTCCCTGTTTGAAATATGTGCTTCCATCCGCATTACGATATCCAGCACCACCATATTGTTGGTGCATAGGGGTGCGATAGCTTCCTACGACGTAGTTCATACCTGCCTCTTGACTTGCGCCAGGGCCCGTGTATTCCACACTCGTCTCAGGGCGAGTCGTATGAGGAAGAACTTGGATAGGGCGAGTCGTCTCTTTCTGGAATCCTTCTTGGCCACCAGCACCGAAGCGCTTACCTGTATCATCAATATAAAAGGTATCAGGGCGATACTTACGCACTTCACCAGGATTGTCCATTGACTTGCCAATGAACTGTTGTCCAGGCACTACAGGCATGTTATAGGAGAGTTTGGGCTTATCAGCTACACGCAGATCATCTGTGCGAGGCAACTTCTGCATCATCAGTTCATTCACTTCGAACTGCTGGAAACCACCCTTTCCTGTAGCACTGAATCCCTCACCAACACCTGGGGCTACAAACACAGGCTCAAAAGGACGTTCGCCATTGCGAGCACGAGGATCATTAATACGACCTTGTATAAATTCAGAAGCATCTTCCAGGCCATATACGTTGCCAAAGGGTTGCTGTGTATTATCAAACATCTGTTCCACCTCTTGCTTCCTTATGTCAGTAGAACCGGCACCTGTATAGCGATCTAGACGACCCGTGTTTACATCAGCACCTACGTTTTGACGCACACGGCTTCCAAAGAAAGGTTGCATATTATTGTGAACGAAGTCGCTCGTCTTCATTTTCTCACCCGTGAGCTGGCTCGTAATGAAATTGCCTTCAATGTAATTCGGATTCTCTTCAATACCCGCAGGATTCATCATGACGTCGGCTGTTGCAGTGGCGATCGGGGCGGGAGTTGAAAAACTGTTCTTGCTGGTCTTTGCAACCGAGGGGTGATATATGCTGAGACGGCCACCTTTGCCTTCGCCCTTTGCTTCGCTAGTGCCGGATAGATACGAAGGAAACGACGAAGGGTTCGGTTCTGAGGGGAAAAGAGGATTGCCCATAGAATCATTAAAACGAAGATCGAGTTCGGCATTCGTCCCCACGAGGCTTGTAGGAACATTGCTTACAGGACGAGCATTCGGGCCTGTAGGGTTGCCTTTTCCCCATTTATTCTGCTGCCCTTGACCCTGAAAAGCCTCTTTCACATGTATAGCCTGTCTGACAATAGGATTATTACCAGGTTCCTTCGTAGGATAAACAGGTTTCGGTGTTGTATTTTGTGCAAGAAGATATCCAGCTCCTCCTAGAATTGCTAGAGCCGCTAACTCCATACTAACTGTCTATTGCAAAAGAGTCTGTTTGGCTTTTTTCTCACTCTCAATCGTCTCTTTCGTAAAATTCGTAGCAGGCACCAAGTGTGTGCGGAACTTATACTTATCAATATCACGAGAAGGAATGAAATGATCAAACGGTGTCTCAAAAGCCGCTTGAGGATTGTGTAAAAGGGGTTGCCAGCGATTCCATCCTGTGGTGCGGAGAGTGCAAGGAGGATTTGTCAGGCGATTGAAATTCTGAGGGAAATTCTCATCTTGACCATTTGCATAGCCGGCCAAGTTCATTTCATTCGTGCGAGGATCGTAGAGCAAGTCATCTTCACGCCACTTGCTCGGCGGACGACCAATACCCTTCAAATCGGACTCCACTTCTGTGCGCCATTTTCCCGCCACCCAGCCATTTCCAGATTCTTGTAGACGGGTTGTCGCATTTACAGGGAAACTCTCAAAACAGTTGCGAAACGGCACGAAGGCGTAGCGACCAGCATAGGTTGAAATTCTCTGGTCATCGGCTTGGTGAACATCGTCCCACTTGGAACTTGTTAAATTTGCTTGTTTCGGTTGCACGGAGCACATTCTCCTCCTCTAAGCGAGTCTTCTAATTTTTATCACTACCTGTAACAAAAATTAGACATTATCTTTGATTTACTAGTATTTCTCAGGGCGAGCACAAGTTTCAATCATAAAGGATTCGGGTGCTAAGGTTGCCGGGTATGCCCACATCTGAGATTCTTTGAGCGCTTTCGTCACAACGGGCACAATCACTTTCTCCTTCGGAGTGTTACGACTTATGGTTTTTACATCAGGCGGTAAAGGTTTGTGCTCTCTTCCAGGACAAAACGTGTTGGCACGAGTAATTCCACGCAAGTCGGACTCCGTTTCCACCTGGAGCATACGATTCTTATAGGGCACTTCGTTGCCACCTACCACACCCAATACATGCTGGGAAGGCCTGGGATGTTCACCATACGATTTCAGAAGTTCATAGGTCTGCGGATTTTCCTCTTTTTCCCAGGGGTGCGGATTTGGATCTAAACGACCTATGGCGTGCATATTCTGGCTGTTATATGGATTTTATATAAGGCGTCTGACATTTTAGCAGTTCACATCACGCAAATACTGTCTGCTCGGCACGCCCCCACGAACCCATCCACGAGCTGCTGATTCAGTCACTAAGTGCTCAGGCTTCTGGATATTTTCACGAATTGTCTTTATCAACGGCTCAAACACACCGTCAAAGCTCTGCTCCGTCACAGTGCCGCACTCCTTTCCTTGACGCACCTGCTCAGAATAGATCAACATGGATTCCACATCGGGGTTTCCACGACCCGTGCCCATGAAAGGAACCGTTAAGAAGGGGCGAGCCTGGTTGCGAATTAGGCACCGGTTATTCTTAAATTCGGGCTGATTCTTCAGAACTGACTCTGCATCAATCTGAGCATTGTTTGCACCAAAACCTTCTTGGGGATAGATTAGCAAATTCTCAATGGACAGAGGATTTACGATACGAGCATCGGGAACCAGATTTCTTACTGCATAACGACCAGGTCCCACACTCTGTGAGTAATAAGAGGCAATGCCGCAGGCATCGTCACGTGTATGTGTTAAACGGTTGATATCCATCTTCTCCCTTCTAACACAGCCAAATCAGAAAATTTCACAAACACAGGATAGAAAACGAAATGGCGGGACAAACACGAAATAAGGTTCTTGCTAAGAAACTCTGTTCGTGTATTAAAAAGGTGCGCAAAACCATCAAAGTTCGTAAGGGAACTTCCAAGGATTTGAAAGGTCGTGAGAAAGCTGCTATAGGGGTCTGTGTGCGATCTGTATTACAAACCCGGGGGAAGACATTAAAGAAATTTTCTTGTGTGAAACGGCCCATGCTCGTAACTCAGCCTATGGGTGTCTAAAGGTTTAGCCAAGGCAGAGCAGCTCCGTTCGTGCCGCCATAACAGGCTGCCGCATTACCTTCTTTACACGTCTTTCCAGGAATCTTATACAACCAATTCTGAAAACTACCTTGGTCATTCGGAATGGTTGTGGAAGGCTGTGTTACAAATTGGCGCTGGCTCTGTGACTTGCCGAATACGTCGGTAGGGTCACTATACCACTGCACACGGAAGAAGTCGTCGAGGGCTATCCTGGCATTCGTGGTTCTTATATTAGGAGCAGCGGGGCGTGTCGGGGTGTATTTGATTTCATTGACGAGAACATTGTCAAAGGGGTTGGCTGGATTTCCTACCACCCCCGTCTGGTTGAAATCGGGGATAGGCTGGGAAGCCACAAATCCTTCATCGGCGGGCAGACCCCTTTTACTCTGTTCATAAAGCTTGTCAGGATCATCGCTGTCTTCTGCTACGAACTCGGAACCTGCAAAGTTTGTGCGAAATGCTTCGATTTTGCGCAACTTTATAAATATGGGAAACAAGAATACTGTGGCCAAGAGTATTGTAACGAGTGTCAGTCCTGAGCGTTTTGTAAGAGCTGTTGCCACCGATCCAAGGAGGAAGGCGACGATGTATACGAGAATAATGTAATTGACATTTTCACTTACACATACGCCCTCGGGTTTATGAAAACGAAAGAGATATCTAGGATCTTCCCAAAGATAGGGGTCACAGAGCGCAATGGGTTTCTTTTTGATTAACATCTTCTCCCCTTCTAACTATCAAGTAGCGTTTTCTAGTTGTTTCTTACTTTTTGCCGGCCCGTTTCGCCTCCAACTTCTTACGCAAACGTGCTCTGGCAATGGATAGACGATTCTCATTATCACGCCCAGAAGCTTGGGCCGCCTCCTTATCTTCAAATCCAAAGGCCTGGCGGAAGGCCTCCATCATTTGCACAAATTGCGGATTCTCACTGAAAGTCTTCATCAGTTCTTCAGCCTCGGCGACAAGTTCTTGCGGGCGTATAGCACCGGACTGGATTTTCAGCGCAATCTTCTTGCCGAGTTTCTGAACTGTGTTCTGGAAGGCGTGGGGATTCTTGGAGAAGACTTCCATGATCATGTTCAGCGCCTTGGTAGGGTCATTGCCAGCGGCGGCCATAGCGGCAGGATCAATGCCGAAATCCTCAATACGCAACTCTTTAACAATCTCCTCGGCCAACTTTGCAATCTGGCCTTTCATGAACTTTTCAGGAATTTGCGGAATACCGCCAGGGAATCCAGGTATGCCTGGTATGCCTCCTGCTGCTCCTGCGGCTGCTCCTGCTGCTCCTGCTGCTCCTGCAGCGGCAGATCCAAACAAGCCCGCAATCTTTTCACTGAGGCCAGCAAAGTCAATCGATGCCATCTTTGTCTTCATTTCCTCCATCATCTTCGCCGCCCAGTCTGCATTCCATCCTTGGGACTTTGTATCTTCCTTTGTGCCAGATTCAAGCAAGTAGGTGAAAGAGAGAAGTGTCAGGTATTCTTGAATCGCCTTTCTGGATTTCTGTGAAAGATCAATCCAAACTTGGGAAGGCATCGACACACCGGGCATGACAAACTCTGGTGCAACGGAAGAATCACGGTTAGGGGAGCAAGAAGGAAGAACCTGTTCCTTAAATTTCTGACGACGCTCTTCGGGAGAAAGAGCCAGGGCTTGCACAATTTGAGGGGCCAACTCGGGACATGCACCTTGCAGATCGCGAGCAAACTCCGAATACTTAGAATCAAAAATATCATTCATAGATGACTCGGAACTTTCCATTCTATGAATGTATATGAGGAAGGCACGGACCGGCTTTACGCTCTCACCTTTTCGGAAAGAATTACAAGAACTTTGAGGTAGTTCCAAATTGCCTTGCGATTTGCATCAGACATATCCGGCCAGTGCTTGTCAAAGATCATTAGGGCAGATAACATTTCATTATAAGAAGTGCTGATGATCTTTTTAGCATAGTCTATGACATTTGTATCATTTTCAGAGAGAATGTCTTCACGGAGAGGCTTTCTTACATGTTCAATAAACATGTCCAGGATCAAACGGGGGTTGATCTTCTTTGCGCCCTGCAATGCCTCAATTGCTGCCTTGATATCACGCTCTTCAGGATAGGAATCATAGAGATCCTGGAAGAAGGCGATCAATTTGTCATTAAAGAGGCCTAGAGTTGATTTGGGCAAAGACATTCTCCTATTCTATAAACTCTTGGATTTGCTTTAGATTTCTTTTTGAAACGCAAATAGTCTCTACCAGTCTACTGGTCTTTAGCAGTCTACTGGTCTATACCAGTCTACTGGTCTTTAGCAGTCTACTGGTCTCTAGCAGTTTCACTGCTCTCTACCAGTCTACTGGTCTTTAGCAGTTTCACTGCCGTGCAGGCCCTTTCGCAATCCCCATATCTCTCTGTTGTTTATACATGTCGAGATGTTGATCAAACATAAGTTCCTTCTTAGTACGCCCCGCCTGAGTTTGAAGAGCCTGGCCCAAATTCTGGCCTGTGCGATCACCAGGACTCGCCCCTCCATTCAAAAATCCAAACGTTCCAGGAATCGTTTCACCTCCATTACCACCCGTAGATGTATCTGAATCTAAGAAACTATAGCCAGCATTACCAAATCCACCCATTTCCCCGTCAATGTAAGAAGACGGTTCGCCACTTATGACTGCCGCTGAAGAAGATGCCTGTGCAGGTTTTTTCGGAGCCTCTCTCATCTTGCGCTCATACAACCAATTCATCACCTCTGTATCCGTTTTCACTGGTTCTTTCTCACCGTCAATCACAAGTGTCGGAACCTGTTTTAACCATTTCGGCAAAGAAGGACGATTCGGAGCAGGGTCCACACAGATAAACTGAAACTCCTTGACCCATGAAGTCTTTGCCAGTTCTTCAATAAACACTTTGGACCATTTATCTTGATTGCTGTAAAAGCATATATTCTTCTTTCCCTGGCTCATCCCTCCCTTCTGAAATTATAGACGAAGCAATCAAACATATAGTAAGCGCACACGGCTAAAATTGAAAAGCCGGGAATCAGATAGAAGTAGTCCCCCGCAAAATGACGACTGTATTTTCTAACTTGAAACGTGTTGATCGTCGGACTCTAAGTTTTCAACTAAATCCTGCTCGTGTAACGTATGCAAATGTGCTGCGTCGTGCGATTCAGACAGAAGTATCAGTACTCGCATTTCGTGCTGACATGGGCGAAGCAGGTGATACCGCCGATGTAAAAATCTTTAAGAACAGCACTCCGATGTCAAATGAAATGCTTGCCGATCGTATTGGTCTTCTACCGATCGCCATGCCTCAGGGACAACAGGGCTGGGAAAAGGAAAGTGTTCTCTTTCGCCTAAAAGTTGTGAATGACACGGATGAGGTGCGCACTGTGACGGCAGCGGACTTTGAGTGTCTAGAACTCCGTGAAGGCGATACGGAGCGGACTCGTATTCCGAATACAAAGTTCTTTCACCCTGATCCTGTAACAGGCGATACGTGTATCTTGGCTGTTCTGAAACCAATGATTGAAGGCCAGGAACCTGAAGAAATTCATCTGGAAGCTTATCCCTCTCTTGGCAAAGGGCGTGAACATGCTCGGTTCAATCCTACTTCACAGGCTTCCTATGGCTATACTCGTGATGAGGATCCTGCTCGCATTAAGGAACTCTGGGTAACCTGGCTTCGTGAGCAGAAGAAAGTGGATCCCGCCGACCTTAATAAGGATGAGAAGCGAAAAGGGATGTTAGAGAGGGAGTTTCGTAGTTTGGAGATCTATCGTTGCTATAAGGAAGATGCAGATGGTGAGCCGTTCAGTTATGATTTCGTAGTGGAAACTCTTGGAACTATGGATATTCAGACGATTGTATACCAGGCTTTACTCGCCACTGCGCAACTTGCAGAGAAGTATGCGGCTCTAGATCGTGGTGAACTTCCTGTAAATGTGGAAATTCGCCCTGCTGATGCACAAATGAAGGGGTTTGATGTATGGTTCCGTGGGGAAGAGCATACTCTCGGCAACATGCTCCAGACATGGATTGATGATAATAAGATCGTGCCAATCAATTCAGGAGGTGTCTTCTTTATTGGTTATAAAGTGCCGCATCCTCTGCGTGAAGAGATGGTTCTCCGAATTGGTCTCGATGACGAGAGTGAACAGACGGCACGCTTAACCATTGCCGAGGCAGCCCAAGGATGTGCAGAAATGTTTCGTCAATGGGCACAAGATTGGCTCTCCGTTTCTGAAGATATTGGATTAATGCCTGTTGCTTCTAGCGAAGCAACTGCAGCTGCCCCAGCCGAACCCAAGACAACTTGGGAAGCACATGCTGATGCTAAGCAACCAAAAGTAAAAACAAAGGCCAAGAAGTAAATACTAAAAACCGTATCTCTTAGTAAAGAATGGCTTTGAAAGGAAAAGCCAACTATTTTATAATTCTCTTATCTTTCATTATTCTTATTTTTTGCATATATGTTCTATGGAAAATGGTAAAATATGCCCAATTTTATTATACTTTACAAACTGCAAAAAATTATCTGACTGCGTCATATATCCCAAGCAAGGTGTTAGAGGAGGATAATGATACTTTAACATGGCTCATACACATGTATCCTCCTATTCACAATGCTGGCGCAGAGTGGATGGCTCATGCAATGAATCGCTATATGGTTCATACTGCAGGATGGAAAGTGAATGTTGTTTTAAATAAAGCTTCTGTGAACGAATTTGAGAGAGTTGTCATTATTGATAAACATGCTGTTCCCTTAGTAGAATCTTCTATACGTCATTCTGCTGTTTTAGTAAGTCATTTAGACAATGAACCGAATGCTGTGCAGGCAGCCATTACGGCAAAACGACCTTTAGTTCTCGTTATGCATAATAATTACCGAAAGAAGTATTTGGATCATTTCATTCATATGCTTCCTAAAAATCTGTATTTCATCCACAATAGTTATTGGATAAAAGACTACTATTCCTCCTATAACATCCCTTCCATAGTCGTGTATCCACCGGTTTATTGGAAAGAGTATGAAACTGAGACGACTCGTGAATATGTGACTTTGATTAATTTAAATAAGAATAAAGGCGGCGATGTTCTTGTCAAAATTGCAAAGATGATGCCTGATGTTTCGTTCATGGGTGTAAAAGGGGGTTATGATAAGCAGATTTTGAATATTCATTTGAAGAATATCAATTATGTAGATAATACTTCGTATATTAAGTCTGTTTATGAAAAGACAGATATTTTGCTAGTTCCTTCCAAAGAAGAGTCTTGGGGGCGTGTGGCTGTTGAGGCCATGTCTTCGGGCATTCCTGTGATTGCGCACCCCACGCCTGGATTACTAGAAAGTTGTGGAGATGCGGGAATTTTCTGTGATCGTGAGGATATAGGGGCTTGGGTTGCGGCTATTCGGCGTTTGAAAACGGATGCGGACTATTACAAGTCTGTATCCGATTTATGTAAGGCTAGGGCGAAAGAGTTAGACCCGACCCCCCAACTAAAAGAAATGAGTTTGTGGTTGCAGGGGATCAAGTGGCAAGATTGAATTTAATCCACTTCCTCAATCTTGGGGCCCTTCGCAGATGCATTTGCAAAATCTGCCATATTCACTGAAGTCGGATCGGATTGGCCTTGGTTAGCATCCGCATACAACTTCATCATCACAGGACGAATCTTGTCCTCCATAGACTTCTGATAGTCTACGTAGGCCTCCTTCTCCTCTTCCTGGTGCGCATCCAGCCAAGTAATACCCTCTTGCACCGTGGTTAGAGCCGTCGTGGCCTCCTCTCCCAACTTCTCCTTCACCTTCTCCTCCTGCAGAGAGTTGCGTGAGTTGTATAGATAAGACTCTAGCTGATTCTTTGCCTCTACACGCTCAAACCGTGCCTTATCCTCCGCCTCATGCTTCGCCGCCTCCTCCACGAGACGATCCACCTCCTCACGACTCAGACGACCCTTGTCGTTTGTGATCGTGATCTTGTTAGACTTGCCCGTGCTCTTCTCAGCTGCGGATACATTCAGAATACCGTTCGCATCTACATCAAAAGTCACTTCAATCTGCGGCACACCACGAGGCATCGGCGGAATACCCTCAAGCTGAAACTTGCCGAGAGAGTTGCAATCACGAGTGAACTGGCGCTCACCCTCAAATACCTGGATCAGAACACCAGGCTGGTTGTCCGCATATGTGGAGAAAATCTGCGTGGCCTTCTTAGGAATCGTGGAATTGCGCTTGATGATGGGTGTCATGATACCACCCGCTGTCTCCAGGCCGAGGCTGAGAGGAGCCACATCGAGCAGGATGATATCGGCTGTCTTATCATCGGCCTTACCACCCGTGGTCAGGATGTGCGCCTGGACGGCCGCACCATAGGCCACAGCCTCATCAGGATTCACCGTGTCATTGAGCTTCTTTCCACCGAAGTAGTCCGTTAGAAGCTGGCGGATCTTCGGAATGCGTGAGCTGCCGCCTACCATCACAATCTCGTCAATCTGGCTCTTGTCCATCTTCGCATCCTTGAGCAGACCATCGAGAGGCGCTACCGTGCGGCGGAAAAACGGCTCACAGAGTGACTCGAACTTTGCGCGCGTGATCGTCGTCTGGAAGTCGTGACCCTCAGCGAGGCTGTCCACCTCTACTGCAGCCTGCGTAGCTGAACTCAGTGTGCGCTTGGCGCGCTCGCAAGCCGTGCGAAGACGACGAAGGGCGCGCGCATTGGTTGAAATATCTGTCTTATACTTCTTACGGAACTCGTCGCAACAATACGTCACGAGAGCATTGTCAAAATCTTCTCCCAATTGTGTTATCATAAGGCTCTTTATCCTTACTTCTTACAGTTTCCTGCAAGTTCAGACTATATCTTCTAGCATTTCTCATAAGAAAAACTAGGAACCCATTCGTGGCCATTTCTCCTTCTTTCTCTATAAGGGAAAGTTCAGGTTACTTTGACTAGTCGTTGAACGTTCATCTTATTTCTAAGATGCTTCGCTGCGGATTGCCCATGTATCTGCAAACCTTTTTACCATACCGTGAATAATTACTTCACGCCACTATCTCTGTCGCCAGGATAGTTTGGTAGTTTGTAGCTTTAGGGGTTTCCCGCAATTAAAGTTCTTTATTCTCGGCAGAGGATTTTGCTAATAAGCAGAAACCAGAGGTTTACCGAGATGCGTATCGCCCGCCGTAGACTTGACTTCGAAGACCCCATCGTCCAGCGTGAGCACACTTAGGTCATGTGTCCCGCCGCCACAGTCGAATATGAGCACGTTCTTCTCGCCCTTTGACGAACCCATGCGATCGAGCCCATACGCCAAAGCCGCTGCCGTTGGCTCGTTGATGATACGCAGCACATTAAGACCCGCAATCGCACCCGCATCCTTCGTGGCCTGGCGCTGGGAATCGTTGAAATAGGCAGGCACAGTGATAACAGCTTCCTTTACAGGCTGACCGAGAAATCCCTCAGCCGTCGCCTTCATCTTCTGCAGAACTGCAGCCGACACTTCTTCAGGGAGAAACTGGTGCTTCTCGCCCTTCCACTCCACCTCAATCTTCGGCTTACCATCGCCACCATCCAGAACCTTGAAAGGCCATAGCTTACGCTCAGCCGTTACAATAGGATCACTGAACTTGCGACCAATTAGCCGCTTAGCATCAAAAACTGTGTTAGAGGGGTTGGCTGCGGCCTGGCCCTTCGCAGCATCACCGATCAGACGATCCTCGGCCGTGTAAGCCACATAACTGGGAGTAGTGCGATTGCCCTGGTCGTTGGCGATGATTTCTACACGACCATTCTGCCATACACCCACGCACGAATACGTAGTCCCCAAGTCAATACCAATAGCTGGAGTCTTACCCATTTCAATGAGATTTCTACGTAAATTCATTTTAGACCGTTAAATGCGGGTTTTCAATTTTTTTAGAAATACCGTGACGATCTAGAATGCTGGTGTATACACTCCTTTTTACACAAGTGGGCCAATCTCCCGAAACAAATCCTTATATTTCTAAGTTTACGAAGTGGCTTGCCCATTTAATTCATTTCGGCGACCTTAATTATCTTGACACAGTAATTCTTATTATTGACGATGTTACAAAAGAATTCTTTGATAAAGATCATAAATTGTATAAACAAATTGCAGCCCTACCCTTTAACTTCCATTATTACAGAATACAGCAACCTTTTTCAAAGATTGAAGGAATCTGTGAAAAATATACGTGTTCTCCTAATTTATTTAGTTCGTATTCAATGAATCTTTTTATTGATCTGAATTATCTTGTCATAGGGCCTTTGAAACCTTCTTATTCATTATTGAACTCAAAAAAGACGCTATATGTGCAAAAAGATCTTCAGCCGCATGTATTTGGTTTTGTAGATAGTTCTGAACTTATAGATTTTTTTAATAGTATTGTAAAAGGGTGTTTGGGATGTGTTTTATATCATTCAGATAAATCAGTGTTTAATAAATATATTTTACGTGAGAATTTCTTACAAATTGGATTCCAGTTTCTCACTACAGATGGCGTAATCAAGCAAGCGCAACAACCTCAGTCAGAGGGATCAGAGGAGCTGAGGCCCCTACCTGAGTTACAGGGGCAGATGCAGATGCAGATGCAGATGCAGTCGTTTCCGTACGAACAGGCACAGTCAGAGGCGACGACAGAAGCTTGAACTGATCTTCTAGGCCTAGCGCATTGACATACCCAATCACCGTCTCCTTGATAATCGGACTCAACTGTGTCTTCACCGATTTCAGATACAGTCCATGTAGAGCATACACGTGCGGGCGCAGGCAATACGGCAGATCACGCATACCCTTCTGCTTGAGCTTGTTCATCTCAATGTAGGCGTTATACAGATCCGTCGTGCGCTTCCGCAGAGCCTCCTCAAATCCCCACATCATCTGGTTCTCCTCACGGAAGTAGCTCAGATACTTCTTCATGAGTCCTGCAGCTCGCAGACGCAGGAAACGCTCCATAGAATTCGCCTCAGCCCCACGCAGGCTACGCACCATCATATAGTCGTGGTTGCGCACACGCCAACGTCGGCTGCTGCCCACATCCTGGAATACGAGCCCCTGCCAAGTATAGCCACGCTGCTTGTTTACAGCCACCATGTTCACTGCCGTGAGCTTACTCGGCTGCGGCGAATGAGAACCATCGCTCTCATCAGTCTTATAGTCGCCAAGCTTCACACCGTCCTCAAATACTTCAGGCACATAGCTCGCAAGGCGCTCAGGCATCTCCGTCGAGCTCATAGTCACCACTCCTGCCTGGTCTACAGACCCAAAGTAAGTCACGAACACACGGTTATAAGCGATCGGACCCACAGTCTTGTGCTCACGGTGCTGGAGAACCAAGCTGACGAACTCACCACCCTTTAACACCGAATCCAGGAAGGCCTGGCTACCACCTACAGACTTTAGTGCATCGTCAAAGAGTTCAGCGAACGTGCGCTCACTGTAAAACTTCCCGTTCGCACCTAGGCTGGACCGAGTGGCCATGGCGGCCGGCACGTCGTCGGCAACACGAAAGGCGTTGATCATCGTCCCATCTACAAAGTCAGTAACACGAACGGTCGTATCTTCAGGCACAACCACGCCTTCCTCTGCCTTTACGGGGGCTACGCACACGGGGCGATTCGTCTTCTTATTCCATACTACCGAACGGAAAGCGGGCACATGCTCCTTCTGAAAATTGCTCACACCCTTCGTGTAACGTATAAGGGCAAAGTCCGAATCCGCCGGCTGGATAATACGCAGCTTTCCACCTTCCTCAGAAGTTAGAAAGGTGCACAGAGTCTCCCAAGAATCATATTTAGCAGCCAAGTCAGCAAAACAGTTCAGAGTAAAGGACATCTTTTACGGGACTGGTATTTGTAAAAGGGCTGGCCGTCAATTTTTGTGGATTCAACTATTCATTTCTCTTTGTTAGATGGCATCGGCTGAGTTGCCTTCAGAAGAAGAACAATTAGGCCTTGAAGTTGGAGATACAATTCTTATACTTGGAGGAAGATTAAACAAAACTATAGGAAAACTGTATGGATTTTCCAAAGACCAGATTGCTATTCTCCCTAGAGGTGCAACTGATCGCATAATAAAAATTCCTTTAGTTGATGATGCTCCAGATCCAGACTATGAAATCAAGGAAATAAAGATTACAAAGAAAGCGGTAAGGCCCGGTTTTGTCACTTTAGTGGATCTTCGTGCTGGCCAATATGTGGAAACATTTGGTGCCGATTCAGAACCTACAGGTGTTTTCAAAGTGATTGCTGTGAATGAAGAACAGGATTCCGCTGTATTCCAAGATGAATCGGGCACAGAAGAAGAAATTGTGTTTGGTTATACGGGAATTCCTCGTGAGTTACCGTATGAAGTTATACGCACTCGTGAAGCGCCTGAGCCTGAGTCAGAAGCAAAGGCTGAATCTGGAGAAAAACCTGTCTCCGAACCTGAAGAACTCTTTGGACCAGAGGGTCCTCTTGGACCAAAAGGTCCTTTTGGACCAGAGGGTCCCGTAAGTCGCATTCCCGTAGAAGAATCCGATATTTTGCAGGATGGTCAAGCTCCTTCCCAAGCCGAAGAAGCTCCTCTTGAATTCTCTATCGGCCAAGCCATTGAATTAGAGGAGGAAGAAGAACTCAAAGAAATCGGCACTGCCTCTCGTATATACGACGATGTATTTCAACGCTCCGAAATGCTTTCCCAGCTCATTCGCTCTCTACCCCAAATTCAGCAAAGAGACTCTATAAAGCTACAAGAAATCCGCAGATTTGTTGAACAAATTCTCATTCTACGTAATGAAGTTGTGAAATATGGTGTTACAGGGGATCCAGCGGGTATCAAAGCGACTAGTATAAATACTCTGGCTGAACTCATAACTCGCCCTGATGTTCCTTTGTCCCGCAAAGTGGCGGATATCACGAAAGTCTTATATCTTGACTATCGTAAGAATATAAACTCTGGTATAGGATTAACTGTTTATAAAGAAGAAGATCCTGAGGCCGGTCCTATAGAAGAAGGAGTGTATGCCGACTATTTAATTGATATTATCAAGCGTGCAGAAGTTATCCAAGAATCTGCAAATGAAACAAATGCAACGCAGGAAGCCGCTACCCAAATGCCGAAGTTCTATCTGGATATGGAAACGTATCGTCAGAAAATCCAGACTCCGCTCATCCTTGAACCAGGAACGGTAGCTGTTGAACGTGATGAAGAAGTGTTTCGCCGTGAAATCCCTGATCTTGAATCTCCAGAGTTGAGCAGTCTAGAAATCATAGGAAAACATATTAAAAAGGATATGACGCTCCCTGTATTTAATCCTCCTGCTATCGAACAAATTTCATTCGCCATTACAAGACTCTTGAAACGTCGTTGGTCTCGTTTTTTGACCGGCGATCCTCTACGTATCGTAGAACCTGCCGAGAATCCTTCCTTTAACAATGTTCTAGTCTTTCCTTTGAGTTCTTTGCGTGATTTGGGACCCATTCGTAGTGGAATTCTTGGTCAAGATATGAGTCTGGGTGCGATGGAGCCAAAGGGAATGGCTAATATCTTAGAAGATCTGGGTGATATAACTGATTTCCCTACTGCGAAAAGTATTCTGAATATTGGTGTTAAAGGGAATATTATTGGGAATGTGTTTATCAAGGACTGGTTAGCGGCTTTATCTCTTCGTATTGGAGGTCTGGGTGATGCCTGGACTGTGTTAAGCGGTTATGGAACCAAGGACATTGAGTGGAATTTGGAGCAAGCCCAAGTTCTGCAAGATAAGATTGAGCAACGTTTGGCGGCCTTGAAAATCTTTATGACCAAACAACGGCAGGAATCAGCGGCGGGTCTGGCGAATCTGCGTTTTCAACCCCAGCCCGTCTTAGCTCCTGAAGATGCGGCTCGTCTTCTTGTGCGAGTAGAATCTGAACCCCTTTTACAAAGGGTTTTCGGTGAGATAAAAGAATACGTGGGCGACCTGGCTTCTGTAGATATAAATTGGTTCGCCTATTTATTCATTGAATATCCTGATTTATTGCTAGCGACCTTGGGACAACAAGCTGGTCCTCTTGCTCGCCAACGCCTGCGCCATGTTCGTATGTTATATACTAAAGCCCGTTTTGCAGGATATCGTTTGCGCCGTAAATTAGCGGATGCCGGCGAATCCCCTGATGAGAATACGTGCCCTCACGTAAAAGCACTGGCTGATATTCGCAAAGTCGCAAAACTCACGGAGGACGAACCTCGTGATGTGCGCAAAGTGAAGTTGCTCATCCAGCTTTTAAATGAATTCCGTGGACATACGGAAGATGATTGGGTAGAATGCAAGGTATGTAATAAACATTTGATTTGTGCGCACGAACTTATACAGATTCAGGAATATTTGCGTCCCACGGAGCAAGAGGCATTGCACAAAGAAATGATTATTAAATTCTCAGGTGGGCAATTTAGTGGCAAATTCATTTGTCGTAACTGTGGCCAGGCGTTAGCAAATCTAGAGTTTGACCAGAGTCTTGAATTTGACGATGAAGGTCGACCCATGATGGGGCGGAGTGTGATGGTAGATCGTGAAGCCATACAGATGGATGAATTGGAAGAATTACTCAAGGGTCCTGCAGAAGTTGTTAAAGAGATTGAGTTTGGCACGGATGCACTCGATACAATGTATAAGACTCTGAAAAAACTGGCCGGCCTCATGGGCATCAATCCTGAAGAAGACGAGTATAGAAAAATGGTGGAAGAATTTAGCACGTATACTTTGACTCTACCGAGTCGTGATGCTTATGCGCAAGCTACGAAAGGCAAGAAGGCCCAGGACTATGATATCTTTTATTCCGTGCGTTACGTGTCAGCGGCGGCGGCCATTTTGCTGCTGAAAATCCAGACTCGTATTCCTGATTATATGGTCTATTATACTAGCGCCGATTGTAAAGATGGATTTTTAGGCTATCCCTTGGAAGAAGGGCAGGGTGCGAGCACCACAGGAATTACATGCATTGCAGGAATTATTGCAGGGATTAATGATAATGAATTCCCTTGGAATCTGACCACTTTACAGAAACTGGGTAATTTGTTAAAGAGGCGTGATGCTGTCTTGCCTTTGATCAAGGGCCAGATTGATGCTTTTATAAAACATCCTACCCAGCAAGCTTTGTTGAAGAAAAAGCGAGATTATAGGGCGAAAGTTTTAGGGATTGGATCTGGTTCTGGCCTTGGCGATCAAGGTCAAGGTCGTGATATTCGTGAGAAAATTGCTCAGAGTTTCCGCCCTGTTCCTTTCATAGTATCGGCCGAAGAAGCTGCAAAAGAGGCTGTAGTGACTGCTGCCGCCACTCCTGAAAAACAAGCGACGGCCTGGATTCGCATGGCCCATGCTGTTGCTCGCCAATCAGCAGCTCTCAATCCTGATGCACCACTCTCAGAAACTACATGCTGCCTCCACAAAATTTCCCAGGAAGCCACGGCCTTCGCCAACCTACCAGCCCTGGAACCTCGCACAGTCACTGTGACCCATCGTGGCTCACTCACAACCACCTTTTACACCCAGCGGCCAAAAGCCTTAGAAGGCAAGATTGATCCGAAAGATTACTATAAATTATTCGTCCACTCTTGTTATCAAGGGGACAATAAAGGTTTGCCGCACAAATTAGGTTTGACTCTCACATGTTCTGAATGTGGCCTGAATTTCAAGCAGAATCCTAATCTTCCTTTTACAACTGACGCTGACCCTAAGAAAGCGAAGGAAGAAGAGGCGAAAGGGGCGGCAGATATGCAAGGACACTTGGTTTCCCAGGGTCTTGTGATAAACGAGGAGACGGCACAAGATTTATTGACAACTTCTCGTTTGAAGTCACGAGTGGCCAAGGATGTTGTAAAAGGGGTTCCGAGAGCGGAACAAACATTTACAGAACTCGCCACTATCGCTCCGCCTTTGGAAGGATGGTCACAGGTATTAAATACTTTACAAGTGGCTCTGGCTGAGCTGGGACGTGATGCTTCTCTTTTACAAATTGCTAAGGCGGCGGAAGAACTTGTGCAACGTATTAGTGAAAAAGAGGACTTTATTCGTGCTCGTCTTGGTGATGATATGTTCAAGTATATTGATTCTTTAACAAAGAAGAGCCCTCGTGAATGCGGTGAGGCGATGACCGCCTTTATTTTAGTGCCGTTTCAACGCTGGATTTCAGGGTTGGATGTAAAAGGGTTTATGATTCTGGATTCGTATGAACTGAGCACACAAACAAAAGAAGATATAATGGTTCGTGGTCTAGGTGCTTATTTGAATAAGATTGGTGATGATGCAGAACTTGATGGATTGTTGAAACGGAAAGTGGAGGCGTTTGTGGCTGATTTGGGCGACGTGTGTCGTATTGTATTTCCTTCTTTACGAGCTGTTCTAACACCCGGTGGAACGGCGATGGTGCAGTATTTGTTACGGGCGTATGTAATGGGGACTATACAGAAATTTATAGATCCTCATCATATACCTGGGGGCTTTATGGAAGAAGGGGGGGCTGTGAATATGAAATTGTTGTATAAAGCGCTGGCTCAGACTTTGAAGAAATATGCTGTGGCGAATCGTATTCCTACGGAAGAAGAGATTCGTGTAGCCTTGGAGAAACGTGCTGAGAAAGAGAAACAGCAATTTATTGGTGAGATTGATCGTATGTCTCGTGATGAACGCAAAGTGGAATTGATGATGAAAGGTTTGGGTATGGGCAAGTGGGCGGCAGGTGGTTCAAAGGCTATACGGCAATATGATCCTGAGCGTTATGAGGTGGAGCGGGCTGAGAGAGCGGCGGCAGGGATTGTGGACTATGTGGGAGTTGGTGAGGAAGGGGCGGCTCGGCCTTTAGATATGTTCGGTATGGATTTTGGGGGGGATTATGATGCTGGGGCGGATCGTATGGATGGGGATTATACAGATGGGATGATGCGTGAAGATGAGTATTGAGAAAACTAAGAATTTCTCACAAAATAGAAAGATACAGAGATGTGGGTCTTTGTTATTGCTGGAGCCATATATTTAATGGGTGTGGGTGTTATCTTAGTGATACGACCCTCATTTATGTTTACTCCGGATGGTGATTGGAAAGAGTTTGGAATTGGCCAGAGCGAAGATCGCTACACGCCATTTCCATTTTGGCTTTTTTGTTTAGTTTGGGCTTTAGTTTGTTATTTCATTGTTTTATTATCATTGAATGCTATAGGATTTGATAAAAATGGATCTTCTGCTTTAACAGCAAATGCAAATGCATCTGCCTCACCAGGCTCTGTAGTCCGTAAAAATGGGAATCGTAAGTCTACACCGATTATGGTGGATGAGGGGGAAATTGTTGATTTGAATCAAACACAGAAGTTGCCAAAGGGATACTATGTGTTGAATAAGAAAGCGACTCGTTTAGCGGGAGTTCCTAAGTATGTGTATTTAGGGGAAGAGGAGTGAATTAGTAATAATATATTGTTATTACAATTTTGCCGTTTGCTCCATTGCCGCCGGCATAACCTCCTGTTGTACTAGCATCACCGCCACATCCACCTCGTATATATGTATCAGAACTTGGTCCAGCGCTTGCAGTGCGTGTTATTGTTGTAGAGCCACCTAGGCCAGCTGTAATAACGCTAGCACTATCTCTACCGCCGCCGCCGGTCTTAACATTTAATGAACTATTCGTATTAGCACCACCTCCACCACCATTTCCATAATTTACAGTAGCTGCAGGTCCTGTTGCACCATCGCGGCCGGTGGGTGCAACAGGGTCTCCACTATTAACTCCGCCGTTTCCACCACCATAACCTCCACTGTTTCCCATGGATGTGTTTGATGTCTTCCCTTGCGATAAACCCCCACCACCACCACCAGAGTTTCGATTTGTAGTAGTTTCAAAATAGTCACCCCTAATTCCCCCTTTTCCGCCATATGATGTTTGTGTCGTTAATCCCCCCGATGGTCCATATTCAATTAAGGAATTACCTCCATCGGTGCCGCTTTCACCGCTAGTAGTGGCCCCACCAGCAGTTCCACCAGTTCCACCGGCTCCAACAGTTATTTTTATTATATTTCCAGGACCTACAGAATAAGTGCCGTTTAAACTATTAGATATATCAGCAGCCCCTCCTCCTTCACCACCACCATGTATGTTATCAGCAGGAGGACGGAGACCTGACCCACCTCCTCCACCACCACTTCCTCCTGCAAATTCTTTTATAGTAAATGAATTAATAGTAGTATATCCAGTTGGAACAGGTATAGTATAAGGCCAACTTTGACTACCAAACTCAAATACCAATGTTTGTTGTGGTAAAGAAGGTCCATTCGTATAATTTGTTAAAGATATATTGGGGTTCTTATAATACCATGTGGCGACGATTAAGCCTCTTCCGCCTGTGCCGGCAGTATTTGCTAGTGGACAACCTCCACCTCCAGATCCAACACCTCCATTCGTTCCATTACCTGATCCAGATCCTAAACCACCATATAATCCATTACCATTTCCTCCTGATCCTATTGATCCAGCTGATCCAGCTCTTCCAATTAATGCTGTAACCATATTTACAGCCGAATCAGGTGATGTTGGTACGGCTCCAGCCGTCCCTGCACTAGTAGTACTAGCATTTCCACCCGTATTTGCAGTAAAAGCTATTGAATTTATAGTAAATGATGTATTTGTTCCTGGAGAACCTACATCGTAGCTATAATTCCCTGTTATCCCAGCTACAGGTATAATCCACATTCCTAAACCTCCTGAACCTCCACCTCCTCCTTTTGTACCAGTAGTGCCGAATGCTGCACCATTCCCTCCACCTCCAATCAAAATAAGTTTTAGTATATATGCTCCTGTAGGAATAGATATAGAAGAACTAGACCCTGTTGTATAAATATCTGTTCTTGTTGAAACAGCATATAAAGATAATGGTAAACTTATAGAACCTCCATAAAATGTTACTAAGGCAAGGCCATCTCCACCATTTGCTCCTCTAGTTGATCCTGAGAAAGAACCCTCTCCACCACCACCACCACCTCCATTTGTTTGACCTGCAATAGGTGCTACAGTTGATGAACCACCTGTCCCTCCTGTAAAAGAACCTCCGTTTCCACCTGTTGTACCTGCCGCACCAGCCCCTTTAGCACCTGATACATACATTATCATACCATCTCCTGTTGTATTCGTGTTTGTATCATTTGGAGTAGAAGCAGTTCCAACAGTAACTGTATCTTTTTTGATTGTTGCAGTGCCAGAATTTACTGACGCAGTGCTAGAATTTACTCCAGCTACACCACCACCTGCAATGAATTGAGTTATTATAGTTGTATTTGGAAGAGTAATTGTTGTGCTGTCATCAGACATATTATTCAATGTAAATGTTGTATCTCCACCGGCAGTAGCTGCTGTTGTTGCGCCTGCTCCTACTGTTATTCCATACATCATAGTCCATTTCCATGTATTGTCTGTTTTATAATAAACAGTTCCTCCTCCTGCCGAATTTTGTGTTACAGCCAACCAAATAGAAGCATAAATGCCTACATTAATAGTAGTAACAATAAATGTATTATTTCCTGGAAGTAAAGTTATAGAAGGATTTGAAAATCCAGCATTACCTTCATCCCAAGATATTACTGTAGATCCGTTAAGAATAACAGAACCATAATTATCTGCACCAAATGAAAGATAGGCACTTGTTGAAGTTGTTGAAGTATTATCATAAATTCCATAAAATACAAAATAGGCTCCTTCATTTGCACCAACATTTGCATTTACTTGAGGCCAAATCCAATATACATCGTTTCCTGTAGTAGGTGCATTTTTCTCCCAAGTTGGAGTAGCAGAATACCATGGATTAGATGCTGAATTTGTTTTAACTTCAATAATTTGAACTGCTGAACCTTGTGGAATAACAATTGGAGAATATGAAATAACTCCTTGGCCGCCACCAGATCCACTTGTTGTGCCATAATTTCCTCCTGAACCACCCCCACCTATTAATATAACATCCGCAGCTTGTGAACCTAAAGGTGCAGGAAGGTTATATGCTGTTGAAGGTGATGTAAATAAGTAAGACTGTGAATAAACTTCACTCAGTTTTACAATTGAATTTGTATTAAAATACCAAGTAATTTGTATATATCCTGAACCACCTGCGCCACCAGCACCTGATCCAGTTTTACCCGATCCTCCACCACCGCCAGTATTTGCTACACCAGGGGTTGTTGTAAGAATGTTGGAACCTCCCAAACCACCGCCTGTACCTCCACCTCCTTCATTGTCTGTTCCACCATCGCCAGCAACACTTTGGAATAAGAGTAAAGTTGTGGTTATATCAGCAGCTCCACCCCCCCCTCCTGAACTGAGTGAACCTCCTCCCCCCTTATTTGCAGTTAATGTAACATTAGCTGGTCCACCTTTAATTATAAATGTTGTGTCGGTTCCACCTGCTGCTGCAGCGCCACCAGATCCTATAGTGCATGTATATATAGTAGTACCAATAAGAGGAAATCTATACCACCCCTTAGCTCCTTCTCCACCTCCTGCTCCATAAGCACTTGTACCACCATTACCACCACCACCCCCTCCGCCAATTAATAAAACTTCTGCAAAAACTGCGCCTGTTGGAATAGCCTGGTCTGTCCTATTTGCAGTTACTATATCTACTTTTGTCCTAATTGTCCCAAGTGAAACAGATTGCTCACTCATCTATTCTCCCTAAGAACAGATTCCTTGAATACTTAACACAAAATATAGAGGTAGTAAAGTCATCCAGAACATCCAGTATAAATATACAAATCCATTTTTGACAGGATCGGAGAAATAGACCGGAACAACAGCTTTTACAATACTTGATAATATCTGTATCTTATAGTGATTCTCAGATTCCATAGCAGCCACATATTCAGCTGTATTAGATTCATACGGCAGCCCCGTCACAGGACTTCTCGGCGCATAAGGTCCAAACATATAGCGGAATATCGGCACAGATTCCATAAATAATAAGAAACTCATAATTCCATTTGTAACTATAACAATCAAATCACTGATTGCAATAGATCCAAGTTGAACTTTACGACATACCGAATATTGATAAATAATACTCATTAAGACTGAAATCGCATACGCCACAATTGGGATTATAAAAGCAATTATATAGGAAGGTAAGAGTTCTGTAGATACTAGTATCATAGAAAAAGCACCAACCAATAAAGAACAAGCCACGCTTACAATGATTTTTGTAGTTTCAGGTGAAGATGCAGAAGAAGCAGAAGCAGAAGCAGAAGCAGAAGACATGATTCTAAACTCTATAAGGATCTGTTAGATGGCAGAAGAGCCGAGTCAAATAAACGAAATACTGGATCAGTTCTTAGGTTCAGCAAAACCAAAGGAAGAAGTTAAAAATAATGTGGCCGAACCTGTAAAGCCTACTGAGGCAAAAGAGGTGAAACCAAAGCGTGAAAAAAAGATCCCCATCCCCAAAGACTCGGCATCATTCTTTCGTGCCCGGGCGAAACATCCTCGTATGTTCAATTTCACCTCCGATGGAAACTTACAAGTTCCTGAAATGCGTGGCCAAGCTGCTAAAGTCATTGACCTTCCCTCTTACAAACCTGTTCCTCAAGGTGAATCCCAAGCCGAACTTGAACGTCGTGATCAACTCGTCAACGTTGAAAAAGAGTTTGATGAAACTCTGCAAAGTCTGAAACAAGCTATGGAAGAATGGCGTGCAACAGGCGCAAGTGCTGAAGCTATAAAATATCAACGTGAATTGACTCGTCTTGATGCTCTACGATCACAACTTCGTTCTCCACTCCGTTTTATTCATGAATATAAACGCCTAAGTATTCGCCAAGTTTTAGTTGACGAGTTTTACCAAGTGAAAAAGATCGGATACCCCGTCTATGGTCTCCAACTTCGTTCCAGGCCTTTTCAAGAATATGCCATCATTGTAAAACCCGGTGAAGATAAAGCCGCTCCAATTGATCTTGAAGGCCAAGCCCAAGATGAAGACGAAGAACAAGAAACTTTCGTATTTTTCTCCGATCCCGCTGATCCTGAATATGGTGCTCTATCACCTGATACAATGGTAGAATTCATCTTCAATTCTACAAAATACAATAGTCTCATACAAGCCTATGAAGTGGAACGCATAACTCAACTCGGTCGCAGAAAAGACTTTGCTCCTCTTTTACTCAAGTCTCGTTCTGCTACACAAATTCGCATGATCGGTTCCAGAATTACAGGTGAAGTAGAAAATCCCCGAGAACTTTGGATTCAGATTCTTACAAATCTGATTGCACAGCATCCCAGATATGTAGAAATTTTAAGAAATACGGGTGATGATACTTTAGTCTACGCCAATCCGAAAGAAGGACGTTGGGGTATTGGTTTATCTGAAGAGGATCCCTTAGCCATGGAACGCAAGTCTTGGAAAGGGCCGAATCTTCTAGGTCAAGCGTGGCAAGTTGTGCGCAGTAAGTTACCACCTGTTGAGGAAGGTGAAGGTGAAGAAGAGGAAGAAGAAGGGCAGTCGGGTGGAGCTTACACAGATCATGGGAAAACTTTAGAAGAAGCTAAGGAACAACGAGCAAATGTGTTAAAGGGTTATTATCGCAGAGGCAGGGGGGTCTAAGGCTGCTACGCTTCCTATGCCTGCACAGGAAACTCCGTAATGGTCGCCTCATTTGCATCACAGTCCACTTCATGGCTGGAATATTTATAACATATTCCATTATGATCACGATAGACCTTATTTTCAGACTCTGACGGGTGCGGGTATTGGCGTATGACTTCTTTTTCAGGTTTGTAAAATGAAAAGATCAAGACAGCCGATCCAATTCCGACTAAAAACGGAACGATACGAAAGTTGCTGAACATTCTATAGTAGGAGCAGGAAGAATGTATGAAATCTTAAAAACTGAGAAATTCGCCATCTTCTTCAGCTTTATTGTTGGTTTTAGTATAATCGCCATAACGATTCCCGCCTGTAAGGACGACGAGTGTTTTATTAAGAAGGCTCCTTCTGTTGATGAAATGAAGAAGAGCACGTTTCGTATAGCCTCGAAATGTTATCAATTCAAGCCTGAAATTCTGGATTGTCCGGCAAAGGGTGTCATAGAGGCGTTTGTTCCTCTAAAGCGCTGAATAAATCTGCGTTAGCTAATAAGAATCTTGGTTAAGGCATAGTTTATAGAAGAATGGCAGCGGCAGGAACTCTTTTATCAGATCTGGATGGTTCGGGCACGGTAGGTGGAGATGGTGACCTCGTCCAGAAAATTCTTTCAGATATGAGTATCCCCTCTGACAATGGTTCAGGGGCTTTCCGTGGAGCTTCGCATCCTGGTGCTTCGCTTCCGCCTGCTTTGCCTGCACAAACTCCGCAATCCTATAATCAGATGCCGAGTTCTACACAACCGATGACGATGGATTCTCATATTCCTACCTCGCATATGATCGGGAATCAGCATCCTACTCCGGCGGATTTCGCAGCAGCCATGGCAGGGGCTCGTGTTGATCCTGGAGCCATGTATGCGGCTGCTCCTATGCAGGGAAATCCGATGATGCCTATGGACCCTATGGCCCCTAAACCTATTCCTGGATCTGCAGCCTACGATCCTCCCTCCAAGAATATTTACGGCAGTATTCTGGGTGAAATCAAGATACCCGCCGTTGTAGCACTGTTGTTTTTCGTATTTTCTCTACCCCCCATACGTGTTCTTGTTGCGCACTATATGCCCTCGCTCATTAAAGCAACCGGCGAGTTCCATATTACTGGTTTGTTGGTGATCTCTATCATGGTCGGCATCACTTTCTGGATTCTTCAACGTATTATTGCGCCTTTACTTTCACTCTAACATTAGAAGAGAATGCGGGATTTCAAGTTTTCAAAGGAAACAAGCACGATAGCTCTTGTTTTCTTTTTTATATATTTTACTTACGGAATCTTCCGTCTTCCGTTCGTCCAGTATTTGGTATCTATGGCTGTGGGTGCAATTACTTACGGAATATGCGAATCGTATGAAGTTGCGGTAGTTGCTTTATTGATGATGAATTTGATCTTCCCGATGATTGCAGGACCCCCTGTCCAAGGATTTGTCAGCAAGACGAAAGAGGGTTTTATGTCGACGAACCCTTCTGAAATCTCTGCACGTGTGGGTCGTATGAAGAATACAGGAATCCGTGGAGTAGGTTCACCGATGAGTGAGGGATTTGAAGATGCTGCGACAAATGATCTGACTTTGTCAGAGGAAAAGGAAGATTCAGAGAATACCGAAGAAGTAACAGCCACGTCAAAACCGGCAGAGGCCTCTGAATCTGCATCTGCATCCGAGTCATTCAAAGACAATTCAGGACTTTTCAAACTCGGAGAAATTCCGAGTGAGGCCAAAGGAGGATTTCACATTGATGCCGGCACTACCGTGATGAATGCTTTGAAAGCTCTGAAACCCGATCAAATTGATGCAATGACTAAGGACACGAAGCAACTTATTGAGACGCAGAAGTCGCTCATGAATATGCTGCAGACTTTCACGCCGATGGTGAAAGAGGGTAAGCAGATGATGGAGACATTTGGTTCTATGTTCAATCCTGCAGGAGGAGCAGCAATGGGATCTTTACAAGCGTCGCAGGGGGTCATGAATGTAGCCTAAATATGGTGTAAAAGGAGTGTATACATAGTTGTGATGATTCTTTGATTTTCACAACTATGATTAAAGAGCGAAGATGAACTTAAAATCACCTACCGAAATTATTCTGTTTGGTTTATTGATTATGGCACTTACCTATGCGTTTGTAAAAGGGGGTAAGCAAGTTGTCATTATGCCGCCTTCTGTAGGGCAAGGCCAAGGCCAACAAGCCCCCATAATCATTCAGCAGCAGAGCGGTGATGATCGTTATACACGAGCTCCCCGACCCCAGCGTATGTGGGATGCACCCCTAGAAATTCCTACAAGAGGTGTTTTAGATTCAATTCCTAGCCGTGGCCCTCCTGAATCCTATCAACAAATGGGTGTTCTCACTGGAGACGATGGGAAAGTCCTGCCCCTCTACGGCAGGCGTGTAGCTCCTCGCAGTGACTTCTTTAATTACTATACACGCACAGATACGTATAATCCCGTTGCGCTACCTATAAAAGTGGGCAAAAGGGATTGTCAGGACAGTGTGGGGTGCTCTGAGGTGTTTAATGGCGATAATGTGAAAATGAGTGCTACCGGCGAAACAGCCAAAGTCACATTGTATGGATTTGATGGCCCTAGGTATTCTTAAACGTGTGTAGAACATGGCATCGGATCTATGTATAACAAAAGATGCACTCCTACGTAAGCCCCTTGTGGGCCTCACATATCCTTCGGTAGCGCAAGAAATTTCCCCTTTTACAATGAATGGATCCCCTCTAACTGTCCCTCCCCAGAGTCTTGTCGGTCTGACGGAATTCCGCAGACTTCCTACGGCAACGAAGGATACGAGCAATATGAAAACCTATTTCGTTGAAGACAACTATTATACAATCAATCTGGCTACTGAAAATATTATTGGCGCCGATACAAATACAAGTCTCCGATTCCAAAATCAGAACTTTACTTTAACATTTATGGCGATTCACAGTGCAATTTGGGAAACGACTGGCACCCAAGTAAGTTTGCTTTTCACTAGTGCAAATGGCCATATGTTTCATATTTGTATTCCGATCACGTATGATGGGAATGTGGAAACGGCAAACCCCTTTCTAAATGCCTGGCTCACCCAACCGAGTTCAATGCCTACAGGTTTTACAGTCAATCAAATTCTGAATTTTGATAGCGGAAATGCAAATGCAAATGCAAATGCAAATGGCAAGGCAAAGGCCAGTTTCGCAACTCTGGAATACTGTTTATTATACAATTATGGTGAAATCCTCAAGCCCTATACCTTCTGTATATTCCAAACCCCCTTGAAAGTTGTCCAATCCACTCTGCCCACCTGGCTAGCCAGTGATCTGAATCTTACAAAACCCCAGACCCTCCCGAGCCCACAAGGCGCATTTCAAACCTATCGCCGCAAATCGTATGACGAAATTTTCAATTTCATTATGCGTGGAGTAATCAATGTCTATATTTACGATAATCGGGACCCTTATTTAATAGGGACAGAACAACATTTCGACAGTAAAAAGACTCAGAGTGCAACAAATCCTGCCTACTTTATTGTATCCAGTAAGATCTTATCAGGAGGGACCTATTCCCTCTTTAACAACAGTTCAGGGAGTGCCGCAAGAGGTTTGAAAAATATAAAGTGTTATCCGATTGATTTGGTCACTCAAGTGGATAGTGAAGGAAATATCTTTATTGACGAGAAGACGAACAAGCCGATCAATATAAAAGATGTTGTCTCTGATGATATTTTCAATGTAAATGATGCGAGTGGTTCTACAATTGTGGTGGATGCTTCACAAAATGAAATTCAAATTTCAAATATAAATAAGACTCAAAGTTCTATACGATTTATTGTTGCTTTTTCAATTATATTTTTAATTCTTATTTCTATTATTATTGTCTTAGTGGTATATATTTTCAAGGGGACTACATTTTTTGGTTCAGCTGCTGTGGGTGTTAATGCTGCTTCTCCAGCGAATGCAGCCTTTGCTGCGAATGCAGTCGCAGCCCCTATTCCTACACCCACAGCCCCTCTTGCACCTGCATGAGGAAGTTCCTAATTCTATACACGGTGTAGATGAAGGTCAGTCTAAGCTGGCTAGGAGTGTTTTTAATACTGGCCTTTCTTCTATATTTCATACTCTATGGATCCCATGTATATGAAACATTTCAAAACGAAAAACTCCAAGTAAAAGAACCTTTTACCTCCTCACAGAGAAGGAGTGATCTAAATATCACACAATGCCCGGCAGGTTCTACATCCTATATTAATAATGTAGGAATCACCCTCTGTTGTAATGGAACGGTGTTAAATGGGAAGTGTAGTGAAAAACCAATCTGTTCTTTATCGGAGGCCACAAACACTGCCCCTACTTGCACAGAGTATATGGAAGCCTATTTGGAGCAGAAGGGGGCAGGTCGTTGTCCCAAGTCTATGCCGTATTACTTTGAATCCAATGATGGAACAATGGCTGGTTGCACTTCAGGAAAACGTAAGAAAGATGGAACGGGGCCCCTTGGGCCTTTAGAATCAGGCGATAACTGTGCGAAAACTTCTAATTTTTGCAGAATTTATCCTCAGAAAGGCGACGATGAAGGAAAGATGAATAGTTGTTCCAATCAAATATTGCTAGAATCTACGGTATGTTTCAACAATCCAAGCGCAAATGCTTCTGTAACGAAATCTCTCGTAGTGAATGCGAACGAAACTGCTCCAGCCACGGTGGAATGTTCTTACAAAGATGCAAAATCAAATATATACACATGTTCTACCAATACTTCTATGGAACGTTATGAATCCTCAATTCTCCCTTCAGGCACTACCCTAGCCACATGGAAAGCTGGAAGTTCCAGTTGGGATCCCTTATATAAATTGAAATTCTGTTCTATCCTAGAACAATACCAAATTAATAAGACTCTTTCATTTCCCGATCTTGAAACGGTGAAAGTATATAATAATTAATAGCAGTTAGTCAATAATTAATAAAGAAAAGAAGTATAAACTATTCTTCTTTTCTTTTGCATCCGCACATAACTACAACAAACCTTTGGACTTATAAAACTCAGGTGCATCGCTAGAATTCGGTGCTACCGTAATACGAGGAATACTATCTTTCAAATCCTCGGCTCTCTCATATTCATGAACCTCTGTTGATTCTCCATGTGATTCCGAAACGGCATGTCCTTCCTCCGAAGTGTGAGGGATGTCAAAGGGAATTTCTTCATGAACTCCCGTCAAAGGCGCAGCTTGAATGGGGAATCCGTAGGCGGCGGTTGGCCAACGAGGTTTCTGATTCGGAAATAAAGTCAAGACTTCATGATTTCTTTCTATGAGCAGGCTATATGCCGCTAAAAACGCAAGGAGCCCGGGCATATGTCCTAGGCTTATGCCATAGACAACAAAGAGCACAAGCAAGAGTCTTACCAAAGTATTTTCAACGAAGGCGCAAGATATTTTGAACGACTCCAAAAGAGGTGCTATAAGAATAATTGCGACCGATATGGTTGAGATCGTCGCCTCCATCTAATTCTGGCCGAATTAAATTTGATAGTTGCGGAGTTTATAAATACCAAGTCCTCGGCACCTCCCTACCAACGAATAGAATGAACTTACAAACCTGTCCTCGGGTTCTTACCCATCTCGGTTATGCAATTCGTAAAGATAGTTTGAAGCCCGACGAATGTATAAAGCTTCGGAAAGACTTGACGGTGGCCCCGAAATCTGCAGGGCGATTTATGAAAGAAGGAGAACCCTTCAGTTTGTATAAAGAAAGTTCAAGTCGTTTCTATGTTCCTCGTATGTGGGGATTGGCCACTTACGGCGAACCTCTAGAAAATATCTTAGTGGACGGCGATCCTCTTCGCAAGGATCTGGAGTTCATAGGAAAACCGTATGATTACCAAGTGGCGATTGTGAACCAATTCACACTGGCCGGCGCAAATGGCTTGATCTGTGTGCCATGCGGGCGTGGAAAGACTTTCATGGCCATTCAATGTGCCGCACGCATTGGTCGCAGGTTTATGGTCATTGTGGATAAGGAGTTCTTACTTCAACAATGGAGTGGGGAACTCAAGGCTCTAATGCCTGGAATCCGGATCGGTGTCTTACAGGAAAGTAAAAAGGAGATTGGGCCTGAATACGATTGTTGTATTGCGATGATCCAGACCCTGGTTCGCCGTGATTTTGCCGAAACGGATTTCCGTGGATTCGGATTCGCCATCTTTGATGAATGTCACCATCTCGGTGCATCGAATTTCAGCCAGGCTTTAACGAAAGTCCAGACCAAGAAAATGCTCGGCTTGTCCGCCACTCCGACACGGGACGACGGCCTTACCAAAGTCTTTGAATGGTTCTTGGGAAAACCAGTATACTGGGAAAAGACAAGAGAAGCTGATCCCGATGTCATTGTTCGCAAGATCCCCTTTAACACCGATGATCCGGCATACTCTGAAGTCCCCACAGATGCACGTGGAGAAACTGTTCTCGCACGGCTTTTAACACAGGTTGTGTCATGCGAAGCACGTAATGAAATGATTGACGGGCTTTTATGCGACTTAGTAAAAGATAAGAAAAGACGTATTCTTCTCTTAAGTGAGCGCAAGGCGCACTTGGAACGTATTGAGCAAGGTTTGCGAAAGAATGTTAAAGGGATTACTATTGGGTATTATGTGGGTGGTATGAAGGAGGAAGTGCGTGAGGAGGGGGCGCGGACAGCCCAGGTTTTACTGGGGACGTATGCTATGGCTTCAGAGGCTATGAATATTAAGACTTTGAATACAATGGTGATGGCCTCGCCACGTAAGAAGATTGAACAGAGCACGGGACGTATTCTGCGAGTGCGCAAGGATGAGAGAGAAGTGGTGCCGATGATCATAGACATTGTAGATTCTCACGATGTCTATAAAAATCAATGGATGAAACGGCGCACCTACTACAGAAAGTGTGCGTATAAGATTGAAGGAGAGGGTAAGGCGAAAGCAGATGCAGATGCAGATGCAGAAGCAGAAGCAGAAGCAGTCGTTGTTATCCCTGCAAAAGCTGCTTGTTTAATTCAAGAAGATGATTAGAGATTAGAGTGTAGAATGTTATTCAATAATTCCAGGCGTAAACCGAAAACACGGCCTAGTCATTTACATTATGGAACTGCCGCAAAAGCCAGGAAGACTTTGAAGTATTTAAGAAAAAGGCCAATTGGGGAACAACGCCAAGGAGCACAAACAATGTATTCCCGAGCCAAGTTTCATGCCCACCAGACTAAGAATATGCGAGAAGCTATGAAAGTATATGCTGATTTTTTAGGAAAACAAAAACATTTACTTTGAATATCCTAAGAAAATTCCTGCCATTACTCCGCCGATTAAGATGATAGATCCAAGAAACATTAAACAACCCATTTTACACCCGCTTGAACAATATGTAGAATCTTTTCGAGGTAGTGTTTTAGGTGTTTCGGGCATATAATCTACATCAATTACTCTTATGCTTAACGACTTATCCATACTAATTATCTAAGGGTTCTTTCTTTATCTCTCGTTTAAATAAATGACGGATAAAAAAATTGCCTGGTCAACTCGTCGTGTAATGAAAAGTCCTTTTCGCACTTTGGAGCGTGCAAAGGCGGCAGAACGGAAATTTCATCAAGGAAAGCCCATAGGTTTCACAGCCAGATCTTCATTAAAGTCTATGGGACGCATACCGAGAGCAACTGGTTCTTATGAACTCGGTGATAAATATAAGAATTTATAAGAATTCTAGTATATTTGCCTTATGAATTCAATATTTTAAATCCATGTGTATTTATAAAATATTTATATACTTCGTCAAATTTTTCATAAGCTCCTGCTTGACAAGAAACCGCAACATGTTCACACCCATAGTTCATAGCCTTTTCAGGATGGCTTCCGAATAATTCAAAATGTCCTGGAGGGTGTGGAGGCACGAGTGTTGGGATATTTTTCTTTTGTAAAAATGTTGAAAATGCAATATCTTCACCCGCAGTTAAGTATTTTGAATAATCAGGGGCAAACGACCATAAATCACAAAGCCATTCACGTTTAAAAAACCACGCATGGCCAACAATATCAACCTGGTGAATAGCACATCTATTATATTTATGTTGAACTCCTTTTATTGTAAAAGTTTCAAATTGATGATCCCAGCCAACTCTAGAATATCCAGCATAACTTTTCTCTGAATCATAAATTATTCCAATTGTTCCATATAACCCCTCTTTTACTGACATGCAGTGTAAACAATTCTCAAACCATCTATTACCAGGTATAGTATCATCATCAAACACCGCAATATATGTAGTAGTTGCTAGCAAGCCTACTGCAAATCTGGCCCATACACCAAAATTGCGTGAAGAATTAATTATATCTACATTTTTTTTAAGATTCTCAGGTATTTCAGGTAATTCAATCCCGTCATATTGATTTTTCCAAATAATAATACTTGTTGGAGGAATAGATTGATTTTGGATTGCTTCTAGTTGTTCTAAAAGAACATGTGGTCTTCTATACACCGTAAGTATAACAGTTATATCACTTGCCATATGATATAATATATACAGTATCATCTTTAGACCAAAAAATTTATAGAAGATATTTCTATAGAATATAATATAGATTTAAATAAAAGAGGGCATTATAATAAGTACTAATATTTATGAAACAGAAAAATGCAAATTCAGTGCTCTAATTACTCTAACAATTTTCCATGATTCTTCTGAATTAGGGGTAGGGGGTATATTACTAAAAGTTAGTAGTCCATACTCAAAATTTTTATCAAGTTCTTCACTAAAACATGCGTAGTGATTAAAATAATCTATAACCAATGTGTATTATGAGGATATTTATCTACATAATCTGGTTTTCTTTCTGTGTAATACCACAAATTCAGTGATTTTCTTGATTTAGCATGTTTAATTTCATTAAAACCGTGCATTGTTTTATTATTTGAAGAAAATATGATTGCCTTATTTATAGATGGGCATATTTTCTTAATTTCATTTGATTTCTCATCAAATAGTTGAAAACATCCACCATTTTCTTCTGTCCAATTATCATTAAAATATAATATTAAATTTACAGCTCTATACATATTAATATCTGAATTTATATTAAAATCAATATGTTTTTCTAATTTAGCACCATTTGGTGATATAGATATTCCACCACCATAAATCTGCTCGTCTATTATTAAATTATATATCCCTGTTATATTTTCTAACTTATGTATAAACTCGGGTGTTCGTAGATATCTAATAATATTTTTCACCTGTTCAGGGAAAAAGGAAATATTTGATATTTCCTTTTTATTAGCATATTCATTTTTATATTCTTTATAATTTTCAATGTCTATATCATCATAATCACAAATAGAATTAGCAGCATTTATAATTATATCGTTTCTAAACATATTATCAATTATAGTATGTGGCCATGGGAAATTATAAGATGATATACTTATATTATCATTCAGTATATTTTCTTCTTTAGTACATGTGATACATAAATGCCATCCCAATATTTTTTGTAATTCTGAAAATATATTCTTTGGCATATGTTCAAAATAATCTTGAAATACATATATATTATTTTTATATTCTTCTACTTTGTAAGGAAAGATATGATCCTGATATATATGAATATTTGAAAATTTTTTAAATAACTCAAAAATTTCATTACGTGAATATGTATAAGCAATAGGACATCCTGCCTGTGCTTCGTATTGATCTAAATTTCTATCAATCATCATTTTTTTCCATGAATCTTTTGCATATAACATAATTTTTATTTCTCCACCTGGTTTTACAAGACGATATATTTCATCAATAATTTTTTCTGGATTTTCTGTATGATGAATTACGCCAAATGAATAAACTAAATCAAAAGAATTATCATGAAACATATTCATATTTTCTGCATTTCCTTGCATAAATGTACCATTCAAATTAAATAATTCAAACCGCTGTTTAGCAATTTCAATACTTTTATCACTAATGTCTATTCCTGTATAAATAGCGCCCTTCTCTACAAAAGATTGTGCAGCAGTCCCTATACCACAGCCAATTTCTAATATTTTTTTATCTTTATAATCAAAATGGTTAATGAAATTTAAAATGTGAGGCTCAGCAAAATACTTTTTTGTAGATACATCTATAAAAAATTCTTTTGTTGATAACGATTTATTTGAATGACGAATATTACATGGTCGGTCGTTCCAAAATTTTTTAACATCATCAATTGACATCTAATAATATAGAAATGTCATATCCCTTTATACCATTTGATAAATATTCTATCCAGAATCGCATCGTAATCTTTTCCATTTGTGACTTGTCCGCAATAAATGAATTTATACGTTCTCGTGTAAGATCTAATAACATATCCTATACACCTAAATAGGGTTAAAGGATATAATTTGTAGAATGGTATTATGAATTTATCAGGAAATATGAATGAACATTTGCAACAAATTATTGAAAAAATTAATAGAGGTGAGCATTTTGGAGTTATTAGGCCGTCTGATGGTGAATACTTAATTATAGAAAATAATACTTTTACAAACTGTGATGGTTGGACAAATAATGCGAATGGAGTTTTAAGAGAACAATTAATTAATTCTATAAAGGTAAGAAAGCCTAATTTATATATAGGTATTCCTTGTAATACATGTGGGCACAGTCCTTCAAATATATATAATGATTATATAGGTAAATATCAGGTTCCAGTAGAACAACTTACTTATGCAAACGTATTTTGTAATTCAAATTGGTTGAATTTTATACAGTTCCTACATTCTTATAACAAAGGATTTTATCTAATTACTACAGGTACGTTACCTTGCAGCTTCCCTATTAAAGATCGTCTTTTTATTAATAAATTTTTAGTAAATGATTGGAATACTGTTTGGTTGGCAGAAACAACACGTATAGCTGAATATATAAAAGATAAACAAAATGAATTAATTTGTTTTGCGGCAGGACCTCTAAGCAAAATGTGGATTCCTATATGTATGGAACTGAATCCAAATAATATTTATTTGGATATTGGTTCAACTTTAGATATATTTACAAAAGGACAAGAAAATGCCAGGCCTTATACAAATCCTCAATCTCATTATAGCAGGGAAATTTGTAATTTCAAAAATTCTTTATAAATCTCAATAAATCTTTGAGATGCCTCTCCATTTCCATACACATTGCAGGGTGCTAGTAATTGTATTTTTTTATTTTCAATAATTGAATATAATTCACTTATATCTGGAACAAGTGTTATATATTCTGAAGGGATAGAATTACGCTCAGTTAATTTACGAATAACATAACAATGTTTGCCTAGAAAACTTGCTTCTTCTTGAATTCCACCAGAATCTGTAATTAGAAAATTGCATTTAGCAATTCGTGATGCTATTTCAAAATGATTCAAGGGTTCAGATAATAGTAAGTTACTTGAGGTGGCATGTGTTTCTATATAATTCAATATTTGCGAACGTATACTAGGATTTGGGTGAAGGATCCAGGTGAATTTTAGTTTAGTCTTTTTTTGCGCAATTGTATTTATTTCATTAAAAATACATAGAAGGGAATCCCAATTTTCTCTTCTATGTATCGTAATCATTACTTCATTTCCAATAACGGGTGTTAGAGAGTATAAGTGAACAAGATCAAGTATTGTATTCCCTATTACATATACATTTTTATAAATATTTTCTTTTGCAAGATTTTCTTTAGAACCTTCATCGGGGCATAAGTGATAAGTTGCAATTCGAGATATCATAGAACGATATGCTTCTTCTGGAAAAGGATTTTGTAAATCATACGTGCGTAGGCCTGCTTCCAAATGAATGACAGGAATCTTTTTATGGAATGCGGCAAGTGTTGAAAAAAATGCAGTAGCAGTATCACCTTGCACTAAAAGATAAGAAGTATTTTCTAAAACATTATCCAGCTTTGCCATAATTTCAGTGGATAATAGACATAAGCGTGTCATGTTCTCAGAATTAGAAAGTTTTATATAATTTATTTTACACTCTTCTAAGTCTATATCAATATGTTCGTGTTGACTTATATGAAATAATTTGTAGTTAATATTATTTTTTTTTAGTGCTAGTATCAAAGGTTTTATTTTTAGATATTCTGGTCTTGTTCCAAATACTATAGTTAACATTGTTACTAGTTGTTTTGTTTTTTAGCCTTTATACCAAAATGATTTTTATACTACTCATACTCTAGTCCTTCCTGTATTTATATAAGATTCTATAAGATTACCTTCTTTAATTTGCTCTGGTTTATGTGTAAAAAATAATTCTTGTTTTTTCTCATGAAGTTTATCAATAACAAAGCAAAAACCTTCTATTACATCATCATAGGAAACAGGTGATTTATTAAAGAAATTATCTTGAAAGAATGCTTCAGAATGGCGCGGATCATTTTCCGATTGAAATATTCTTCTATATTTTAATTGAAGTTCAATTGGTCCATAAATAACATGATCCATAATATATCCATATGGTGAGTGATTAACTAAATGATTGAACCAACAAAGGCCTACTAATTTTGTATCAGATTCATTCGCAAAAATTTCAAAAAAATCTTTAATAGTTGGAGAATAATTATCTGTTCTTAAAGCCATTATATGAGTATATCCCAATTCTTTTGCACGGTTTAATCCGGCTGTTATTGTTATAATTGGAAAATTTGTTTTATCTACTATATTATTATATTGTATTATTTTTTTATTTGTTATAATATCTATAGCATATTCCTTTAATAAACTTATTTTTTCTTGAGATTCTTTTTCCCATGTAGATATTATAGTTGGAACAGATTTAATCATCTCTATAATATAAGGAATGCATACATCATATAAAGGCCCTGCTAAGATAATACATCGCATAATTATATAATATATATATATATATTATTTAGACCCGTGCACAATTTATAAAGGTCTAAAGTGTATTATTTAAATTAATATATATAATGAGTTTTACATATTTAATTTATACACATGAAGAGTATAGTGATGTTCTTTATATACATCTTAAAAGATTAACTAAGCATTATCCGGGAATTAAACCTAAAATTGCTACAAATAGTATTGAGTATTTAATAAAGAATTATTCTTACATTTCTGAAAATGACATAATAATTTACGATTCAAAACAAACATATGCAGAAAAAGTAAAATCAGTATTACAAACAATAAAAACTAAATATGTATTATTTAATCATGATAATAATATACTTGTTGGAGATGTAAATGTTGAAAAAATAAATGAAATATTACTTAGTATGGAAAATAATAATATTGATCAATTCAGATTATTTGTATCTGGTATTGATAATGCAGATTTTTCTGAAAATTTATTAAAGGAAAATAAAGGTCCCTATTATTATTCTGTAATATCAGCATTATGGAATGTAAATACATTAGTAGATATTATGTCTGTATTCAATAACTCTTCATATAGAACTATAGAATTACATTCGCAAGAATATGTATCTAAATTTAATAATTATTATTTATCTTCACCTAATGATAAACAATTTACAAACGAAGGGCATTATTTATCATATTATTTTCCAATATGTCATTGTATTACTTATGGGAAATGGATAACAATAGGTTCGCCTATGAATAAAAAATTTATAGAAGATATTTCTATAGAATATAATATAGATTTAAATAAAAGAGGGCATTATAATAAGTAGTAATCTTTATGAAACAGAAAAATTCAAATTCAGTGCTCTAATTACTCTAACAATTTTCATAATACTTTTATAAATTAAACTTATAAATATACATATACGATTCTGGATAATATATATCAGAAGGCCCATCATAAAATTTTTCAATATAAAAAGGTTCTAATATTTCCATATAAGGAGATAATTCTAAATTTATTGGTCTATAAATATTACTATCAATTTCAGTATTAAGTCTATTATTATCATTATATCCAGTTATAAATAAATATTTACAAACTCTTTTACATTCTTTAATAAATTCTAAATTATATTCAGATGGCAAATGTTCCAATGTGTGACGACAAAAGATTAAATCAATTGAATTATCTGATACATTCTTAATATATGATAAAAAATCACTATGAAAAAATTTTATAGTATCATTTGAAAAAAGAGTATTATTTTTATCAATAATATCCTTTACAATATCAATTCCAGTATAATTAATTAACTCATCTTTTATTAATTGCATCCAGTTCCAATCACCACATTATGTATCTAGTATAGAATTTATAGATTTATCTTTTATAAATTCTACTAGTTTATTTCTAATATTTTTAGTATAATCTTTTGTGCTCCCAAACCCAGATCTACTTTCATCTTGACCCATACGCCAATTATTTTGTACATAAATATTCGTAAATATTTGTTCTAAATTATTCATATTATATATATATATATATTTATATTATTTAAGTAGGGGTTTAATAAGAAATTATCTAATTATTTGTAATCTCCGTTTATTTTTGTATATATACATATACACTCTAATAAGCAGAAACTATTAGATATACTTCACATCCTTCAAACAACTCAGATCCTTACCACCGCCGTAGGAGATAGCGCTCTGTAGGCATTCCTTAATATATTCCATTTCTTCTAGGATACTACGTGTCTTGAGAGGCAGAAGTTTCTTAGTCCCCTCAATTCTGTTTTTCTTACCACTTTGGAATACGGAGGCACTACCCCAGAATTCTTTATAAAGCTGGCCATCTACGCCACGCACAGTTGCACCTGGAGAATCCGTCAAAGCGGAAAACATTCCGCCGATCATGACCAGGTCAGCCCCTAGAACGAGCGACTTGGCAATATCGCCAGGGTCCTTGATTCCACCATCAGCAACAATCATTGTAGATGACTTCTGTTTTGCTTTGAAACACTCTTGAATTACTGAGGCTTGAATATTACGACTACCAAAGCCTGTGGCGTTAAAGGTCGTGCAGGCAGAACCAGGGCCAATTCCTACTTTAACAGCATCGGCACCCCAAGACTCCAAATCTTTCACAGCCTCAGGTGTGCTTACATTTCCAGCAATAATAAAGGGTTTTGAATCAGTAAATGTTTCCCTAATCCAATGTAACATCTTCTCCATTTTTACACTGTGTCCGTGAGCAATATCAATCGTTACAAAATCAGGCACCATGGTCGCAGCCTTGAGACTATTCATAATTTCATAGGCATCTTCATTCACTCCGATGGAAATACTGATGGGAAGTCCAAGAGCTCGCATAGACCTGGAGAACTGCAGAACATTTGTGGTAAAACGATTATGAATATAGAAATAACCTGCTTTTGCTAATTTTACAGCAACTTCATCATTGATCACGCATTCCATATTGGCAGGAACTACAGGAAGATGAAATGTATGATTACCCATGGTAAAACTCGTAGAGCAATCATTTCTGGATTCTACAATACATTTCCGAGGTATCAAATTGATATCTTGGAAATCAAAACGCTTAGAATCGGTCATCCTAACTCTGTGTAAAAGGGGGATTCAGTTTAGGCACATTTTGCGGGTTCATTTTTTAGAAAGCGTATAAGTTATCAAATTTCAAAAATCACTAGGAGGAAGACATCTGTATGAAAGTCTATTTCTTGATCACAGGGCTTCTCCGAACATTTATAACATCTCTTTATCCTTTTTTAAATGAATTATCTAGATATATAGATTGTGAGTTTATTTTATTTACTTCCCATGAAAATGAAGATAATAAATTTTCAGGAACCACCTTTATAGAACAACTTCGCGAAATTCTTAAGAATAAACAATATACCTTACATGTGGAAACACATACTATTCAATTCACCAAACCTTTTACACAAAGAGAGAAAAACACCATATATCAATGGTCAAAAATAAACTCAGCAATACATTTTATTAAACCAATAGATTATAAAGACTCGGATATTATTGTAAGAATACGACCCGATATAAATATACTCTCGTCTATACAAGAATTCATAAAATTCTTAGAAGAAGCTGCAGAATCAAAGTCAGAGGGGATATTTATACCTTATGGTAATGATCTTTTTAGTGAATCTTTTCGCCCCTATGTAAAAGGTACGATAAATGATCAAATTGCTATAGGTAAATATAAATATATGAAAGAGTATTGTAATTTATATTCTGAAATCAATTTCTTTTCTCTACCACAGCCTATTATATCTGAACAAATCCTGAGCGATTTCTTAACTAAAAAACATATACAAATTACTCGCATACAATTGGACTACAGTCTATATTTATCAGAATGTAAGATTATCGCAATCTCAGGTGATTCAGGAGTAGGAAAGACAACTCTTATAAAATCCTTACACAAAATATTCCCCTATGACTCAAACCTTATTTTGGAAACTGATAGATATCATAAATGGGAGCGTGGTAATGAAAGATGGAAGAATACTAGCCACTTACATCCAGAATCCAACTTCTTAGAACTCATGGCCGACGATACATATCGTCTAAAAATGGGAGAAAGTATAGAATGTGTTGATTACAATCATGAGACGGGAAAGTTCACAGAACTGCAAAAAATAGAATCAAAACCCTTTGTATTATTGTGTGGGCTTCATACTCTTTATAAGACAGAGCTTCGCTCATCATCTGATATAAACATATTTATTGATGCTAATCTTCCACTAAAACGTTTCTGGAAAGTACGTCGTGATATGGCAGAGCGAGGATATTCATTTGAAAAAGCGAGTTCTGTATTTGAATCACGATTCTCAGATTTTAAAGAATTTATACTTCCACAAAAAGAATATGCAGATATAATAATACACTATTCTACAAAAGAATCAATACCCCATATCATTACAGAAACCACCTCCTTTCCCGCACTTGAATGTTCAATCACAACTACAAATAAGTATATTCACTACATTGACTCATTCTTACAGAATACTTCAACACATTATAGTAAATTTTTAGACAAGGCGATATTTACTTTACAACCTAATATAAAATCAAGCGACATTAAAAAATTTCTTCCTTATAATTACAGTAAGTTTATTAAAGATCCAGAATCATCTTTTTTAGGAATTATTCAATGTATTATGATTCTAATCTTATTTAAACCAGATGAATGACATATACACAGATGGCTCTTAAAGAGTATGTAAAAACTTGTATTCATTTAGGGTCTTATCATGAATTAATACAAGGAAGTGGTGGAAATTTTTCGGTAAAAGAAGAAGATATATTGATTATTAAGTCTTCTGGTCGTGTCCTTGCTGAAACTACGGAAACTTCAGGATTTGTCAAATGTTCTATAGAAAAACTTAAAGAATGTATGAAGAACCCCTCAATACCTATTGAGGCAAGTGTTATAGGGGGTAGCGGTGAGCATAGCGGAGATCAGGGGGCAAAGCCGAGTATGGAAATATTTTTTCATCTTCTTCCGCATAAGTGGTGTATTCACATTCACCCTATAACATTCTTAGTTCATCTATGCCAGTCCACATGGACTTCACTAAAGTCTTCTTATTCGGTCGCCTACATTCCTTATCTTACTCCAGGAAAAGATCTGAGTTTCCATATTCTTAATAATTATAAAGGAGAACGGGTCCTATTTTTAAAGAATCATGGAATTATTGTGTGTGGCGCATCAAGAGAAGAAGTGTATACTATTCTTGATGACTTATATATTGTAAATAATATATCAAAATTTAATAAGGGCGAGTTTAGCCAGTCATATGCACTTAGTGAGTATATAGAATCACGCATTCAAGAGCCTGTAGTTCTAAAACATTGTAAATCAAGGCATGTCTTTCACGGGCGACTTTTCCTCCCTATAACACCTGATATCTCATTATTTCTCAAACATTCACCCATGGTTAAAGAAGTAAAAAATGAGTCTTTAGAACATTTATTTGATTCTTATTATAAAATATTTAGTTGCGCACCATCTATAATAAAAATTATGAATAACATGTATATATGTGCTAAGACCCATCATAGATGTGTAATGATTGAGGAAATACTTGATGCTTACTTGGAAATTTATCAGAATAGTATAGTGGGCAAACTAGATTTCTTTGATGATTCGGCAGTAACTACATTAACATGTTCAGAAAGCGAAAAATACCGGCTGGGTCTACAATAATACCTTAGACCATCTTTCTATATTATATTCTTTTGTGCAGATAGCATCTACTTGTATATTATTTGCCTTAAATTCGGCCGAAAATACCTCTATATCTTCGGGCCTCCCTTGTAATTCAGGAGATACTACACATATTTTAAAACCGAGAGAGTGGATTTTTTCTTCTAGAGTTTTTGTGAGAATATTTTTAGAAAAACAATCGATCCAAACCCATTCTACTTTATTTTTCCACTGTTCCACAAATTCTATTGGTTCTACTTCAGATAGACGCACGGCAAATCGTTTTTCGCCTGCATTCACATACTTATACATTGCTGGAACTGTAGAATCAAGCAGGAAAAACTGTTCTATAGATCTATCACGCAGCATTTCTAGAACTGTAGCTTCGATACCTTCACTCTTAATATTTACAATTAGAAATCTATTTCTTCCACACATATCTAAAAATATATTTAGAGGAAGGCCTTCTTTGAATGGATCGTGCTGAACAATACATCTTCCATTCGAATCGCGCACATCAAATTCTATGGCTCTGTTATTAGGAAGATCCAGAAGTTCTTTTATTGTATTAATACGATGTGCAATATACATAATCTTAATGGTTAGAATAGATTTAAACCGCTTGCAGATCTATTTGGTCTAAAGATACTAATATTATTTATAGTATAATGAATATTAGTCCTATACGCCAAAGTAAAAATGCAGGCGTAGTACATCAACTTGAAGATAGTCTTCGTGATTCATTTGTATTAGAATTAAATAACGTAGAATTATCAGGCCGCAACTTACACTATCCAAACTGTTTGCTAAAAATTCAATCAGGTCTTATATCTCCCTACGATGAGCGCGTGATGTCTCTAAAGCGCGATAGTTTCTACGACAACAATATATGGGATGGCTACCAACTTTATACAAAAATAAATACATTTGAAGATCCTGTATTCTTTTTTGTATATAATGTAGACAATTACTATCATTATATATATGATACTCTTTCCATTCTAGCCAGTTATTTCATCATAAAAAACAAGTACCCTAACATAAAACTTATGATAAATACTTCGCACCCTGACAAGATTCAGCTAGCTCCTTTCGTAAGAGAATTTTTGAAAGTCTATGGAATCACAGACTTCATCCTACCCTCTTTAACAACTACATACAAAAAAATGTTTGTGAGCACTTCTTTTACACATGGTGGGAAGTCAAATGAGCCTCCTTCTGTATTAGCTAAGAGTATTTGGAATCCGTCAACGGTTGAACTTATAAATACTCCTAAACGATTTTATATTTCTCGTCGTTCTTGGATCCATGGAAAAACAGAAAATATTGGAACAAACTACACTACACGGAGAAAATGTATGAATGAAGATGCAGTTGTGGCATTACTAGAAGGTAACGGAATCCAAGAAGTATTTACAGAACTTTTGACAACTGAAGAAAAACTCGCATATTTCAAGAATGCAGAACTCGTAGTTGGTGTTGTAGGTGGTGGAATGTGTAATTTATTATTTTCTCCTCCTTCAACAAAAGTTGTGTGTATAAATACTCCTGGATTTTTGGATATTAATGCGCGTTTCCAACACTCTATGAATCATACAAAAATTGTATACTCAAATTCTACAAAACATTATGAGGAAAATGTAAAGTTTCAACTCTATACACGTGTAAAGATTATTAATACAGCAAGTGACCACTATGGCCTTGTAGGAGAAATAGAGAGTCGTGTAAATGGAAAAACTTATACTGTGCGCCTATCCTCTAATGACATTGCAGGATTTTCACAAGACTTTTTGCTTGAGACTAAGAATTTTCCTGAAGAAGAGCTAGAGGCTATAGATAATGGGTTGAATAGTCCCTATATATGCGATATACAAATGCTGGAAAATGATCTTCTAGCCTAAACATCTCGTAACTTGTCTTATAGAGTGTTATGCAGATTATTATACCAATGTCTGGAATTGGCAAGCGGTTTCAAGATGCAGGATACTTGGATCCGAAACCACTCATTCAAGTGGATGGGCGACCTATAATTCACCATGTAATTGATTTATTCCCTGGTGAATCAAGATTTCATTTTATATGTAATGATGAGCATATACAAAATACAAATATGCGGGATATTTTATTAAAGAAGATCCCTTCAGCTGATATTCATGAAGTATCTGTAAAGAGTAGGAAGGGACCTGTGGATGCAGTTCTACAAATTCAGCAGTCTATATCTGACTCTGAAGAATGTATAGTATCTTATTGTGACTATGGAACGGTCTGGAATTATTCAAGATTCTTGGAAGATATGCGTTCCGTGAAAGCGGATGGAGGAATTGCCTCTTATATCGGATTTCATCCGCATATGCTTGGTTCTGATAATTATGCGTTCATGAAGCATGAGAATATGTGGGTCACAGATATTCAAGAGAAACAACCTTTTACACAAAATAAGATGAACGAATACGCTTCCAATGGAACTTATTACTTTCGTTCAGGGAACTTGATGAAAAAGTATTTCCAAGAACTTGTCAATAGGAGAATGGATTTGAAAGGAGAATATTATGTAAGTTTGGTATATAAACTTATGTGTCAAGATTCTTTACGCATAAGGATTTTTGAGATTGAGAAAATGCTTCAGTGGGGAACACCAAAAGACTTGGAAGAATATAAGACATGGTCTGACTTTTTTAGAAAACGTATAGAGAAGCCCCTTCTACATTATTCTTATCCTTCTGTTACTACAATCTTACCCATGGCTGGTGCCGGTTCTCGGTTTCAAATGGTAGGTTATGAACAACCAAAGCCTTTATTGCCAGTCCATGGAAATCCTATGTTTATTGAAGCTGTAAATTCTTTGCCAAAGTCTGAGAAAATTGTATTTGTCTGCCAAAAGTCGCACTTAAATATTTATCCTATTGAGCAAATTGTGAAAGATACGTGGTCTGGTTTAACAATCCCTATTGACTATGTAACAGACGGTCAAGCCTGCACATGTGAGATTGCTATAAATGAAGCTAAGATACCTTTAGAAAACCCCATTCTTATTTCAGCATGTGATAATGGAGTGTATTATGATGTAGTAAAGTATAATAATCTTGTGAATAATAAAGAAATTGATGTTATTGTATGGGCATTTACTAATAATCCCACAGGGCAGTTATATCCACACATGTATGCTTGGCTAGATGTTGATAAAGAAGGTAGAATTCACGAAGTATCTATTAAAAAACCCTTTACAAATAAGCCAAATACGCATGCCATCATAGGAACAATGTTTTTTCGTAAAGGCTCATTGTTTATGGAAGGTTTACAAGATATTTATAGGGACAATATCCGCACAAACAATGAGTTTTATGTGGATAATGTCTTACAGCCTCTCATTAAAAAGGGATATAGAGTACAGGTTTTTGAAGTAGATTACTATTTATGTTGGGGAACACCAAATGATTATAAGACATATTTATATTGGGATGAGCATTTTACAAAAAACGCAAAATTATGCTTTCCGAGGAATGAAAACGCTTAGAATCGGTCATCCTAACTCTGTGTAAAAGGGGGATTCAGTTTAGGCACATTTTGCGGCTTCATTTTTTGACATTTATTTACGGTTCTTACGATCCTTACGGTTTTTACGACTCTTACCGTTACGACGGCGGCCTCCAGTGTGCAGGCAGGCAGGATTCATGATGCGAGCATTTTCAGGAATATTGATCATTTCTAAGGTGCCAGCCGCCGTCGTGATTGAATCATTGGGTGACTGTAAATGCGAATAACCGGCAGTAGGGACAATATACCACTCAGAATTCGGGTTGCTCACAGGCTGGCTCATTGAGGCGTTTGCAACGGCCGGATTTCCTCCGCCCATCATTCCCAGAGGCTTGGTGGGACCGTCCCATAGAGAGCTGCCTACACGATTGAGTGTGTCAGAAGCTCCATTGGGAGGAACCGCCGTATAACTCGCTTCGCAAGGAATGCGCATCGTCGGGGAAATGGCCGCACCCCAAGGAGGGCCTTGCACCGTTCCATCGGCAGGCCCCATTCCATAACGACCACCTGATTGCATGTAGTTTTTGCGGGCCTTACGGGACTTACGGGACTTACGGGACTTACGATTTTTACGAGTGTTTTTGCGTCCTTTGCTTTCTTTACGGCCTTTGCCGCCTTTCAGGGAAGAACGGCGGCGCTTACCTCCAGACATCCCAGGCAGGCCTTTCGGTCCAGTATATCCATTGGCCAGAAATCCAGGGCGTGTCGCCTCAAGGCAAGCCCCATTAGGAAGTTTGTCAAAGGGAATGGCATTATTCACAATTGGCCCGAGAGCTGCTGTAGAAGAAGAAGCACCTCCAAATCCCCAGCTTCCACCGAGCCCGCCACCATTTTGATTTCTTTTGCAAGTAACTCTGCGATTCTTCGGCATTCTACCTACGCTTGAGAAACAATTTGATACATGTTGAATTCTTCATTCCATTCAATACGAACCATTACTTCCTTTTTATCTTTTGTAGCTTCACGTAAAATACGACTCAAGTCCAAATCCTGAACAGCCGCATAACCCCTTTTTACACCCTTGATCCAAATATTATAGGTATCTGGATATTCGTCATGTGCTATAGCCTTTGCGATAGAGTCAGAAGTGGTTTCTTCTTCAACAAACATTGGCTTTTGGCCCCCTTTGCCCCCTTTGCCTATAGGGACCTTTTTCTCCGCCTGATCTGCATAAAAGAACGGCGGAACAATGGCTTTATCATTCTCAGCTTTCTCCCGTTCCTGGATTTGAACTCGCAAACGTCGTGGAGCCTTTTCGCCTTGTGCAAACATAAGCGAAGGGCGGCGTTGTTCATCGGAAAGCCATTCTTTAGCACTATGGAGAGGTGTAAAAGAGGCTGGTTGAATATTCAAGCCTTGTTGAAGTTTAAGGTCTTCTTTGAATTCTTCTCCATAAAATTCTAGTAAAGTCTCCCAGCGTTTTGTAAAAGTGTGATTAAGAAGACTCTTGCCTTTATAAATCCACGCATCCTCCAAACGTAGCATACAATCCGTCTTGTTCAAACTGGCAACCATAACCGAGTGTTTCTTATACACGTCACTGCTGACACGCATTTGGATTTTGAACGATTGTTTGAATTGGTCATCGATCCAAATGACAGGCTGATCGGGTAGAAAGATCAAATACCCTACTCTTCCACCCGCCAAAGGAGAAAGCCAATACCATATATCCGTTTCCATACGCTTCGCAGCATAGATTAAATCAGCATGTTGACTGATTCTTACATCTTGACAAATGCTCTCCACGAACCGTTTCATCGTTTCGTGGAGAGCCGGATCTGTGCGGCGAAGTTTACATTCGACACCCCGTGGGGTGCTTGAGCGGAGACTTGGTTCCATCTACAGTAAACTAGGTGCTGCGGCTTTAGACTTGTTAAACCGCCGAGTAACCAGTCTCTAAACTTACATCATGTGCGACGATGTTGTCCATAAACGTTCCGCCATTTTGTGCAAATTCGGGACCAAAGACCTGATTGGATTCTAAAGTTACATTGCTTGCTATCCCTGCCGTTACTGCAGTATCAACATCCTCATTATTCAATCCGGGACTGAACATGCGTTCAGGATGGCGCAGGCGTTCGGGTATAGAAGCTGATTCGTGTTCTTGTTCTTGAGGATCATACGGCCTCTCCTCTTGCACAATTACGGAAGGCATAGAACGGGAAGGAAGTTGATTTGGTGTAGAAGGGCCCCCAGAGCTTACTACACGATCGGTGGCGGCCTCAGGGGGGGCTGAATACACCTCTGCGGGCGCATACAGTTGCTTATTTATATCAAAACCTTCTGCATTTCCGTTTTGAATACGGGTTGTATACCATGAATAAATAGCAAAGAGTATAAAAGCAAAACTGACGGCAGTAAGAATACGCCCGTTCATCTGATGTAATAGGGAACAATTAAACGGTTTTCTAGCCCCGCAAGGCTAAAGATAAATTTGATTGTTTCCTATAGAAACAATGGACCCCTTAGCGCAGAAGAACCCTTTGACCCATAAGGAACCTTTGGCCCATAAGGGACCTTTGACCCATAAGGGACCTTTGACCCACAAGGGTCCTTTGACCCACAAGGGTCCTGACGATGTTTGCTGTACCTCTGAGGATGGAAAGTGCGTTTCGGAGACACGTGGATGTGAACCGTCTTGTCAGTCATGTCCAACACCGCCTGGTGATGTAGCGAAGGTTGATACAGTGCCGTCGGTGGAATCCACTGCGACAAAGAACTCCACAACTGATTTGGGTTCTCAGGAGTCGTCGACGAGCAACTCTCTGAAGAAGTCTCTTCTGTTTTCCTTGTTTTCTTGCTGCTCCTCTTCTGTGTTAAAGGGGGTTGTTCCTCCTGGTGCTTCGGCAACACATCTTCTGAATTTAAAGGATGTGATGATTGCGAATGCTGCGGATGCAGTTGAGGCTGCTGTAGCGGAAGCGGCTGCTGTTGCCGTGTCTGCTGTTGACCTTGCGAAGACTGCAATTGATTCCGCTGTTGCGAAAGTAGAAGCGGCTGCTGGCGTGCCTCCAACTCCTTTGAAGTCTGCGACGGCGCCTGTCGCTTCAAAGGTGGCGGATTCTTCTTCTCAAGCGGCGAAGGCAGTTGTTCAATATGTTCTTCCTCCTTCTCCGTAATTTGCCATTCTGATCCAATAATATGGCGAATGGCTTCTACGGGGATAGGACATTCCGGAAGAAGTGAAACAACTTCTTCCATACTTACCTGCCCTTGGTCGTAAATCTGTTTTCGTGAAATAACCTTAAAATGCCGAATTTCATTGGAGTCGGAGTCATTTTGTAATTCCCATACTTCATTTCCTAAATCCCATAGGGTTAGTGTATGAGGGCCCTTTGGCCCAGATGAGGAATCTGAAATAAACGTCCACACTCTATAAATTCTCTTCGCCGCCATTCCTATCCTATCCTAAAAGTTGATACGAGAGTTTAAGCAAACACTTGTCCCAACTTATTAATTATGGCTCCTTCAGAAACTCTCGTTGTAATTCTTGGTCAAAAGGGGGAGATTCGGCAAGGTAAGTTGAAAAATGCCACTTCTGTCGGTATTGCTACCGCCTTGAAAAAGAAGGAAGAACCCGGCCTTCTAGGAAAATTCGTATGGAAACAGAAAGTCCTATTCTTGTTTGGATACATAGACGGCAAACCCGCTCAGGAAAACCAGCACCATCTCCCACCTCCTTTGGAAGGAATTACATATTATGGTGATATTCTGGTTCTTGCTTCTTCAGATGCAAATTCATTTGGATCACCACTTCCTCTAAAAACGGCAGATTACGAAACTTTCTACACTTCCAAGCTCGAGGGAGACGGTGAAGAGGAAGGCCTGGACGAGGAGTTAGAGGAGGAAGAAGGTGCTCAGGAAATTATTGAGGAAGTTGAAGAGGAAGCTGAAGAGGAAGAAGCTGAATATGGTGACGGAGATGAAGATGAGGCCGATGCTGAGATAGTTGCAGGAGCAGATGATGACGACGATGAAGCGCCGATCCTAGTTGAAAAACCTATTCGTATCTCAAAAGCAAAGAAGATTGCCGCCGTTGCGATAGAAGAACCTGAGATTCTTTCTTCAGAAGAGGTTTCGGAACGACCAGTTCGCCAAAAGATCTTAGAAGCCATTTCATCCGTATTTACGACAGTTTTAGAGAAAGGAGAACAGGCGTCTTTGGAAAAGATAATATTTCAAACGGCTTTTGATACAGCTGTAAAACACGATATTCGTAAGTGCTGGGGACCTACACCATTTCAAGATTCTTACTTGGCCATTGCTCGTCGTATTCTTGGAAATCTGAATCCGAATTCTTACATCCAGAACAAGGGCCTCTGGGAACGTTATCGCACAAAGGAACTAAGCCTTGAACAAATTGCGCACCAAAATTATTACGAACTCTTTCCTGAACACTGGGAAAAGCTTGTAGATCATCAGGCAAAGCGGGAACGTATTCAGCTTGAGGGCGATTTCTCACGTGCTACGGAGAAGTGGCAGTGCAATGGTTGTAAGATGCGCAAGTGCACATATTATGAACTCCAGACTCGTTCTGCAGATGAGCCGATGACGATCTTCATTCATTGCTTGAACTGCGGAAAACGCTGGACTCAGTAAACGCCGAACCTTCGTAGAAAATGTCGTTAATGTCGCAACAACCACAACAACCGCAACAAGGAAAACAACTGCCCCCGACTGTCCTAAGAAAGGACGGTGATCTTGAATTTCCTTCCATTACAAGTGTCTATGACTTTTTTACACCTCGCACAAAGAAAATCGTAAACTGGTCGTTCGGATTTCGCAATGGCGGATTTGAAACAGAGATTGCGGAATCGAGTGGATCCAAACTACTTGTCTTTGATTCTCGCCCCGGTGCTAAAGAAAGATACGACATTTACGAAAGAATCATGAAAAATCACGAAACGCAAGCTGGAGATCCCGAATGGGCTGAAGCTCTAACCGAGCATTGGATTCTCCCCGACAGCACGAAGTTTTCACCTGTGCTACCCTACCATGTTTCTGGAACCGTTGATATCAGTGGAACTCCTACTACCCTCAGTGCGATAGATGTGAAGGCCGTGACGCAAGTGGATATCTGCAAAATAGATTATGATGACTTTACAACAAATCTTGTATATACAATCCTGAATGCGGGATACCGTCCTGGCTTATTCTACGTAAACTGGCCGGCACACCCTGATGAGTCGAATACCACCATGATTTGTGCGGGCCATTTACAAACCTGCGGTTATCGCCTTCTCAAAGCGGTTGGTAACTTTTTTCTGTATTTATTTATCGACGACTGTGTATACGATATTTGCAGTTGGGAAGTCACAGAATGCAATAATCCGATGTTTGCCGAGTTTCACAGAAGTGTGAGCGTGGGCTTTCATGCTCTTCTGAGAGCCAAAGAAGAGGCTGATAACAAAACTCCTTCTCTAGAAACGGAAAAGGAAGCAGAAAAAGAAACGAAGGAATAAATAACAATGTCCACCGTCCATGAAATTTTTCGCAAAAAACTTATTTCTGTCAAACATCAAGTTCGTCGTAAATGTTGGACAGAAATATGCCGAAAAGTAGATGGCGTCTCAAAAAAAGAAGGGGCACGTCACAAGAAAAAAGAAGAAGAATCCCCAAAGCATATGTGCCACCCCTATACAAGTTCCTGTTTTGAGCTCTTCATCATCTAAAAAAACGGGCGACGACTTTTATACATGGGTCAATCAATCTTGGCTCAAAGATACGAAAATTCCTCCGTTTGAAAACGATTTCGGCGTGAGTGAAGAAGCCGAGCGCTGCATCTTCGAAAAAAGTAAAAAGATCATTGAATCACCCGATGCCCCGCAGATCCTAAAAGATTTATCCCGCTCGTGTTTTGAAACAAATACAGAATCCAGTATGAATTTTCTAAAATCCATTTTACAAACAGTTGATTGTATACGTAACGAAGAAGACGTATTTGCCCATTTTGCACAACTTGCGAAATCCGGATTTGCCAGTATTTTTAAACTACAATATAATATTGAACCTGATAAAACCGTTCGTCTATGCATAGATGTAAATAGCCCAGGGCTTCATATTTCACATTATCAAGATCCTGGGATAATCAAACACTACAAAGAATTCTTGCACAAGATTGAAACCGTGTTTGAATATCCAGGAATTTCAAAAATTTACATGCTTGAAAAAAATATCGTTACACTGTTAAACAAATTATGGAATGATACGAATTATAAAATCAAAGGTTATGGCCTAGAAAGAAAGTTCCCGAAAATTCCTTGGAAACTCTGGTTTGAAACTCTGGGAATATCAGACTGGAGAAATAAAACACTCTATTACACAAGTCCTCGTTGGTTTCGGGCAATAGGAAAAGCCATTTACGAAGTTCCAATATCTTACTGGAAACTTTATTTAGCCAAGTGTTATATTGTGAATTCAATCCCCTTCTTACAATCTCCGTATGACGATCTGGATTTTGAATTCTTTGGAAAGAATTTACAAGGTCAGAAAGAAAAGACTCCACGTGATGCACTGTTAGTGAGTGTTGTGTATGATGGTATGAAAGACTCTTTTTCCAAGATTTTCTGGGAAGCAACAAATCCGAAAGGTCTTGTCGGCGAAATTCAAAAATTTGCTGAGACTTTGGTAGAATCGGCAAGTCACCGTCTTAAAACTACAGAATGGCTGAGGCCCGAAACAAGAGAAGCTGCCGTTAAAAAAGTATCGGCCATGCTTATTGAAACAGTTCGTCCAAAAGTCTGGGCTCCTGAAGTTCATGTTGTTCTAGATCCTAAGAATTTCTTGAAAAATATCTTTATTCTTGGTGAAATGAATGTAAATATTATGCTTTCTCGTATTGACAATCCCTACACATTCTGGGAAGAAGGGATTTATAGGGTTAATGCCTATTATTTCAACGAAAATAATGAAATGCTTATACCCTACGGAACATGTATTGAACCCTTTTACATAGATGGTGATAAGTCACATATAGCTTGGAATTATGGGGGCCTGGGTTCCATAATAGGGCACGAGATGTGTCACGGTTTTGATGAAGAAGGTAAGGATTATAATGAAAAAGGTGAGAAGAAACGTTGGTGGACTCGGTCTGATAATGCAGCCTATAATCATAAGACGAAAGATTTGATCCGCTTATATTCCAAACAAATTGTTGAAGGAAAGCATGTAGATGGCGAAAAAACGTTGTCAGAAAATATAGCCGACCTGGCCGGCCTGGGTATATCTTTGCAAGCCTTGAAAGATTCAATGAATTTACGTGGAGTCATTGATATACAAGATGTAAAAGAGGAATACAAGAAATTCTTTATTTCCTTTGCTACATCCTGGCGCACGAAATATCGTCATGCGAAATTAAAGACATCGCTTGGTGTAGATAATCATTCTCCAGCGTTTTTGCGAGTGAATTTGGTAGTCTCTCAGTTTGATGAATGGTATGAAGCCTTTGATATTCATAGTGATTCAAAACTTTATATATCGCCTATGAATCGTATACGAATCTTTTAGACTTTTTTATAGTATTTTTTGGTTAAAAAATATTTATATTCATTCAGCTTATCAACGGCTTCAAATGCGAGATACTCATATTTGAATCCTTTATCTGCCATCTTTCTCAACTTCGTATCGGTTGATTCGCCCTTTTTAGCAGCGACTACATATTCAGCCTGATATTTCAGCATTTCTTTACCAAGATTGTCTGATTTTTCTTGAAGTTTCGTTAATTTTTTGGCTTCACTGTCTAGTAATTTTCCCAGGATAGACTTCGCCAAGGGTTTCCCCATTATACTTTTCGCTTAGAGTATAAGCAAATCAGACAGGCGCCAATATTCATGCTTGCCATTTGGCATGGGGCGCCGAATAATGAAAGGGAGACGACGCTGAGCCAGCTCCATACGTGCAATTTCCCAGACATCTGTTACATATTCGGGCACATCAACGTAAGGACGAGCTGACTGGCTAAGCTGATTCGCACGAAGTCCAATGACCTTTGTCTTTTCATACTGGGTGAGAAAGGGAGGTGAGCGATGATTCGGATCCTTATTGAGTGGGGGAGAGGCTGTTAAAGGGATGTTTGGTGCAACTGTCTCAGCATAATCAATAACACACTCAGGGTGGTGGCGCAGAAGCACTGCAAGGGGGTCGTCCTTATTTACCTCTTCCGTGGTTCCTTCCACAGCATCTAGACCATCGATCGCATCCTCTACATCATCCATTGCAGGCGCTGCATATTCCTCACCATCATCGGCCATTCTGTTTAGGGACTTATCTTATGGGAGTATTGTTTTATCAATTTTTAGACTTGGCAACCATATGTCTAAAAATTGATAGTGAAACGCCGGCTTAAGTTCAGTCCCATACTACATTCAAGATGGCCTCAGTTCTTGAATCTACCCCCGATATTCACGTGGCGAAGACGTTTGACGAGATGGGTTTGCCGGATGCCCTTCTGCGTGGTATTTATGCTCATGGTTTTGAGCGCCCTAGCCATATTCAGAGCAGGGCAATCATGCCGATTGTGCAGGGTCGTGATGTTCTTGCCCAAGCCCAATCGGGCACGGGTAAGACCGGCACCTTTGTGATTGGTTCTCTGTCGCATGTAATTCCCACCGTCGCTAAGCCCCAAGTCCTGGTCCTTGTGCATGTGCGTGAACTCGCCCAGCAGATTGGAAAGGTTGCGGAAATGATCGGATCAAGCATGAATCTTAAGGTTCTTGTTGCAGTGGGCGGTAACTCTCTGCGTGAGGATATTCGTGCTCTTGAGGAGGGTGCCCAGTTTATTGTCGGCACTCCTGGTCGTATTTATGATTTAATGAATCGCAATGCTCTTGAACGCTCTGAAATGCGGGTGCTCATCATGGATGAGGCAGATCAGATGCTTGAGGACCTGTTTTATAAGCAGGTAATGTGTATTCTGGAGAAGGGGTTTCCTTCCAGCACCAAGGTGGCTCTCTTTTCCGCCACTATGCCTGAAAATGTAATTGAAGTGGCAAATAAGATTCTGAATGATCCTGTGCGTATTCTGATTCCTCCTACTGCCGTGCGCCTAGAGGGTATCCAGCAGTTCTTCATCAACCTGGATCGTGAGGATCACAAATTTGAGTGTATCTGTGATTTGTACAAGCATTTGAATATCACACAGGCGGTCATCTTCTGCAATAAGCGTCAGAAGGCGGAGGTCCTTGCTGAAAAGATGGCGGCACAGGGATATCCTATTACATGCCTCCATGGTGAGCTGGAGAAGACAGAACGTGCTCGTCGCATGGCGCAGTTTATCAAGGGTGCGACACGTGTGATGATCGCCACCGATATTATTGCCCGTGGCATTGACGTTCAGCAGATTAGTCTGGTGATTAACTATGAACTGCCTTCAAATACTGAGAATTACGTGCATCGTATTGGTCGTGCGGGTCGTTATGGCCGCAAGGGAACGACTATCAATCTTCTGCTCCCTGAGGAGTCTGCAAATATGAAGGAGATTAGTGACGTATATGGAATGACCATTCTGCCTTTCCCTGATGATACGAGCAAGCTGGCACTTTGAGAAATATAGCCCCCTTGTAAAAGTTTACGCTTCACGCACATCGTGGCGACATGTAGGACATAGCACACTTCTTTCAAACCATTGATCAATACATACTTGATGATACAAATGATTACATGCCCGTAACTTCCGAGCAGAATCCGTCGCCAATATACTATCTTGACAAATGGAACACAGTGTTCCTTCTGGCATTGTAGACCCAGAAACAATTTCCGTAGCTTGCGCAATGACTTGGGCGCTTGGACGAACGACTACCGGTTCAAGGCCAATTGGATTCGCTGCTCCAAATGTCCAGATATCCGTAGGAAGTTCTGTAAATATACTTGCCAATGTAAAAAGGTCTATGTTTCTACGTGGAGGCGCAGCTGCAGGTGCAGCCGCCCGCATATGAGGACTATACTGCATTGGCGAAGGAGGAACAACATGCCTTCCATAGGGCCTCTGCCCATGAGACTGGCCTCCAGCAAGAGAGGCTCCATAATTGTATAAATTAAAACGAGTATTCATTTGTTGCCGTATATAGTGAAAGACTTGTGGCAGATTGTGGAACCGCTCCATTTGATATAAAAGAGCTGGAAAGTAATTATGCAAATCATCTAAAAGGCCTACATTATATACACTTTGATATTGCGCATCTCCCATACTTACTATAACTATCACTCTTTTTCGTTTAGGTTTCTAAAATACAGCCGCATGCAAAAAAATTGACACGACGAAATTCAAACATAAGCAGTCCTCCTTCCAGATCCTCAATATGTCCCTTCTTTCCAACTCTGAGAAAAAGGGAATTATAGGTCTGACAAATATTGGAAATACTTGTTACGGAAATGCGGTTCTTCAAGCTCTACGAAGCCAGGTGGACTTTACACTCTTTATTCTACAAGGTCAACACCTGGAACTTCTCAAGCGCAAGCCCGCCTCAGAAAAATCCAAACTACTCGAATCCTATGGGGAACTTGTTCGTTCTCTTTGGTCTTCTGAAGTTGGCACAGTCCCCACGAAAGAATTCTGGGGCGCAATGATTCCTGCTGCCATTAAAGCCGGTTTTGAACAATTCCGTATTCCCATGGCCCACGATGCCCAAGAATTTCTAGGGTTTCTCCTGGATCAATTCCATGAAGCTCTGAGTGAAGAAGTTGTTATGACCATTCGCACAAACCCCTCTAACACCGATATTAAGGGCGCACTCGAATTCTGGAAATCTTCCTTTGAAAAATCATATAGTCCTCTTGTTGAACTTGTCTTCTCTATTCAAAGAAAGTGTGTAAAATGCGAAGATTGTAATACAGAAAGTGTTACATGGGAAACGTCAAATATGTCCAAGATCTGTGTTCCGAAATCAGATACTCCTGTGGATCTTCTGGATCTTCTTGTTTCAGAAAGCCAAGATGATTACATTGATGAATATGCTTGTGAAAAATGCAAGCCAAAAAGAACAAAGGCGACAGTGACTCGTAGTCTCTGGCGTCTTGGAAATTGGGTGATACTTATGTTAAAGAGAAATGAGAATAATGGTCGTCGTATTAATACAAAGGTAAATATTCCTCTCAAGTGTTCCTTTACCCCTGCCTTCCACCCTAAGTCACAGGAACCGAGTCGCAATGACCCTTATGAACTCTTCGCTGCAATTCATCATCATGGTTCAGCCGGTGGCGGGCATTATACTGCGCAAGCAAAGCATCCAGTGACAGCGAGATGGGTGCATTATGATGACGAAGTTGGAAAAGAAATTCCTGAAGAACATCCTACGCTAGATGCAAGCACATACATTGTAATGTATCGGCGTATCATTGGGTCCTAATGGACTAAAGAGTCTTAATAACAATTCCGTGTCTTTGAAGAATCATTTAAATTTTGGCAAAAATAAGTCATATCTGATTTTTTTGCTGCGACATAACCTGGTAAGCAATTACAATCGGAAGTCCGGGTAGGAGCTTGTCCTTGACGTTCATTTGTAAATAATTCTTTACTAGGACTCTTTATGAACTGCAAAGCCAAGAGGATTATTGAAATAAAGGCGAAGATAAGCAATCCGGCTACGATTTTTTTTGATACGGTACCTATCATCTATACAGTATTTAGAATGTCAAAATGCCGAATCAATAAATACAAGGCCGGTTTTGGATCCTGTGATTTTGCACAACAAAATACAAAGTCAACAAATGGATCTTTGGATTCTTCTTTAGAAGCTAAGTTAGCTGCAAGAGAAGCACAAGATTCTCAATTCCGATCTGTTTCTTTCATAAAAACTAATATTATTACAAAAAATAATCAAATTCGTAAAAATGATATTGAATATATTTTAAATGAAAAGTAGATGCTGTATTTACATGAAATAGCAAAATTATATCCACCTGATGATAATAATAACGATATAGAATATTTTAAACTAATAGAACAAACACTAAAATATATAAAAAACACAGCAAAGAATATCCTCGTAATTGGTTGCAATGAAAATAGTCTAAAAATGTGGCGTGGATTTTTTAATTCACATGCACTAATTATTGGAGTTGATAATAAAACAGAATCTATGGTTTATAATCAAGAAAACATAATAACATTTATTGAAAATAGAACTTCTTCTGATAGTATATTTGATATAGTAAAAGAGGTAGGTAATAGTCTCAGTTTTATCTGTGATAATGGAACTGATTTACAAGAACAACAATTATCTTTTCATAATTTAAATAATTTTTTAAAACCAGGTGGTGTTTATATTATAAAAAATGTATTAGATATTAATTTTTATTTAAAATCTTTAATTAATCCGGATATAAATATATTTAATAATTATAACATATCTAATTATAAAGATTTGCTAATTTTTATTAAAAACCCTCCTCAAATGATTCCTATTGTTATTATTGCTTGGAATAATCTTTTTTTTGTCCAAAATTTTATTAATCAAATAAAAAAATTTCCAAACCCTATTATTATTTTGGATAATAATAGCAGTTATAAACTTTTACTACAATATTATACTATTCTAAAAGAAGAACTTGGTGAAAAAATAACCATTCATTTATTAGATAAAAATTATGGTCATCTAGTTTACGAGGAAAAAAAACATCTCCTTCCAGAAATATTTATATTGAGTGATGCTGATTTAGAATTAAATCCAGAAATGCCTATAAATTTTGCTGAGCAATTCTTAAATATCTCCTATAAATATCAAGTAAAAAAAGTTGGCAGTTCAATAAAACTTCTAGAATATGAAGAATGTCATAATGAAGATATTTACAATAATAGTATTATTAACTCAGAGGTTAAATATTATTCAGAACCTATAGAAGATCCTGAGTATAAATTATACAAAGCCCCCATTGATACTACATTTTGCCTTGTAAATAATAATTTTAAACAACGCACTTTTTGTCATGCAATACGGGTAGGAGGTGTTTTTACTGTAAAACATTTACCTTGGTATAAAAATTATCTTAAAGATAATATTCCAAAAGACGAAATGAAAGTATGGTTACAAAATAATAAATCTTCAAGTATTTTGAGAACCTTTAAACCTGAAGAGTTACTAGGTCTAAACTAGTATTTCTTCAAAAATAAAGTAATCTATATGAAAATCACAATCATCACCTCTTGCACAAGGCCTGAAAATTTACCCAAACTTTACGAATCTATAGAATTTGAACACGTTCATAAATGGATTATTATATATGACATATCAAAAGGTCAGACATATACTTGGCGTTATAAAAAAGACAATCATATTATCGAAGCTGAGTGTCCTCACCAAGGAGTGCTCGGTTATGCGCAAAAGAATTTCGGATTGAAGTTTGTTAAAGGAGGTATGGTATATTTCTTGGATGATGATACTATTATGCACCCTAATTTTTGGAGAATGCTGCCTGCCTTGAATGAAGATACTATATATGTCTGGGATCAAGAATCTTATTTATATGTTCCTGAAAACAGCTCTGGAACATTTACAGAAATTGATGAAAACCTCCTTTTACAAAGGCGTGCCGAAACACCGAATCTTTTAAAAGCTGATGTGGTTCATTGCACAACTATACATATAGGCATGTTCCTAGTTCCCTATAAATATATAAATATACCATTTATTCCGCATATAACACTATCAGCAGGAATACTTTTTACTAGTATTTATGAAGAGGATCCTTCAAAATGTTCTTATATACCGTGTGTGCTATCTTACGGAAAACAACTTTGTTAGGCCCTTTGGCCCTTTGGCCTAATGGGCTAAATAGATACGCATGACAATTTCTAGCTTCTATGAAATTAACTATTATAACACCTTCTTGCCGCCCTGTAAATCTTCCAAAATTATATGAATCTATAAATTTTGATTCTATTGATAAATGGATTATTGTCTATGATACTTCAAAAGACAGGACATATACTCGTATTTTTACAGAACATCCTAAAATT